GTAGTTGATGTCCCTGTAAGGCTGTCTGAAATACAAGTACCACCAAGACTTGCAGCAGTCATTGATCCTGTTACGGTAACACTACCACTTACAGTGCCACCGTTTGTACTCAACCGATTATTAGCATTTTCATTTGCTAGTCGTACTGCATTGGTGGTTGCAGCAACAGTAGTTGATGTCCCTGTAAGGCTGTCTGAAATACAAGTACCACCAAGACTTGCAGCAGTCATTGATCCTGTTACGGTAACACTACCACTTACAGTACCCCCTGTTTGTGTACTCAACCGATTATTAGCATTTTCATTTGCTCGTCTTACTGCACTGGCAGTAGCTGCAACATTTGTTGCTGTATCTGTAAGGCTGTCTGAAATACAAGTACCACCAAGACTTGCAGCAGTCATAGACCCGGATGTTTTTATATTTCCCGATACGTCTAGCTTCACCGACGGATTTGTCAAACCAATGCCAACATTTCCATTTACTTGGGCGATTTGAGTAGTCGGGAACACAGTTGTACTTGGCGTGGCTGTTGAGGTAGTTGTGGAGGATGTTACAGTTACTTGATTTGCGCTATTTTGGAAAATAGTTAAAGTACATGTAAAGTTAGAAGTATTTGAGCCTGCAATTCGCATTAAGCGGAGCGTTGATGTGTTGTTGTTATGTTGAATTTCAACGCTCCAATCTTGTGTTCCATTATAAGCGCCCGAAGATGATATTGGATTGAGAACGTAGTAGGTTGAAATCGCCCCAAGGAAGTAAACACTTGTTATGTAACACCGCGATTCTGATGAACTATTCTCACTGTGTACGACATTCAAAAACATTGTGTAAGCTCCGTTTGTTGCTGTAATTGTGCATATGTCTGAAAAACTTCCCGTCGTTCCACCAAGAGATCTTGTGAACGAATAAACTAGATTATTCGTTGCTAGACGTGTATTACCAACTACATCCAATGCTAAAGTAGGGTTCGTCGTACCAATTCCAACATTTCCATTCACTTGGGCGATTTGAGTCATCGGAAACACGGTTGTACTTTGTGTCGCTGATCCGGTAGCTGTTGAGGATGTTACACTTACTTGATTTGCACTATTTTGATATATGTTTAAAGTACATGTAAAGTTAGAAGTATTTGTACCTACAATTCGCATCAGGCGAAGCGTTGATATATTATTGTTGTGTTGTATCTCGACACTCCAATCGTTTCCGTTGTAAGCGCCCGAAGACGATATTGGATTGAGAACGTAGAAGGTTGAAACTGCCCCCAACGAGTTTACACTTGTTATGTAACACCGCGATTCTGATGAGTTTGCCTCACTGTGCACGACATTCAAAAACATAGTATAAGCTCCATTTGTTGCTGTAATTGTGCATATATTCGCAAAACTACCTGTCGTTCCTCCAAGAGATCTTGTGAACGAATAAACTAGATTATTCGTCGCCAATCGTGCATTGCCGACTACATCCAATGCTAGTGTAGGGTTTGTCGTTCCGATGCCAATGTTTCCATTCACTTGAGCGATTTGAGTCATCGGAAACACGGTTGTACTTTGTGTCGCTGTTCCGGTAGTTGTTGAGGATGTTACACTTACTTGATTTGCGCTACTTTGGAATATACTTAAAGTACATGTGAAGTTCACAGTATTTGTACCTGCAATTCGCATCAAGCGGAGCGTTGATATATTATTGTTATGTTGTATCTCGACACTCCAATCGTTTCCATTGTAAGCGCCCGAAGATGATATTGGATTGAGAACGTAGTAGGTAGAAACTGCCCCCAACAAGTTTACACTTGTTATGTAACACCTAGATTCTGATGAACCATTCTCACTATGTACGACATTTAAAATCATAGTATAAGCTCCATTTGTTGCTGTAATTGTGCATATTTCTGAAAAACTTCCCGTCGTTCCACCAAGAGATCGTGTGAACGAATAAACTAGATTATTTGTTGCCAATCGTGCATTGCCGACTACATCCAATGCTAAAGTAGGGTTTGTCGTTCCTATGCCAATGTTTCCATTTTTATTATAGATACCGGTGGTTATTTCCGTAGAGGCGTTTGTGTCAAGCTGAGTGGAAAACGTTTGAGAAGAGAATACATATACGGTATAATTGACATTATTTCCATTTGAGGTCGCATTGTCATTGAAATATAACCATGTATCACCTGTAGTGTTAGTATATTTATAAAAGGTGTAATTTTGTTTTGCTTGAGTAACTAAGGCCGTCCCCGTTCCATCGTAGTGTATATTGTATAGAAATTCGACACAAGCTCCATGACCCCACCCAACATCTTGAATAAGAAGGCGAATCAAACCGCCGCCGCTAAATCTCCCAACGAAATATCTGGTAGTATTACCTGTAGGGTTGAAAGTGAATGTACGGGTTCCACGGAAGGTCAGAGATGAAAACGAACCTGCGGTTATGTCTCCTGTTATGCTTAGTGCCGATTGTGCATTGACACGCATTAAGTCAGTACCGTTAATCGTAGCGCGCCCGATCGTCGGAAGTGGTGTCGCAAATCCAGTAGTGAAACTTCCGTATTTATTAAAGAGGTATGTTTCCACCCTGGTATACTCGGCTACAGTCAGTTCTCTATTGTACACAATAACTTCAGCTACAGCCCAATCAGAAGGTTCATTTGTCCGTGTATTCACACCAATGGGCAAGCCATTTGTAGATGTGGTGGAGGAAGATCTTGTTACACCTTGAGATCTGTATAAGTTTGATAAGCTCTGATCCGTTGATATTACCCATTCAAGTCCATGAAAATCCGTTTGAGCGGTTACCCATACATTATTTTTTAATGATACACCTGCTTTGGAACCCTGGTGTCCGGACAACCAGCTGCCAGTCGAATTGGTGAATATTCGCCCGTAATTTGAGCCGTTATATTTTGATACATGAAAAAGAGTATATGTGGATGGCAATATCGTACTATGGAAAGATACGCTTGATGATGTGCCACCATATATGAAAGGTATGGTGGAATTTGGGAAATATCCAGTAGAAACGCCGGGGGAAATACTGGCATGCGCATTGTTCCCGGAAAGGTCATTCCATGTAGTTCCGCTGACGGATTCTCCTGTATGCCATGCTGCCAATCCGCTGATTTGAGGTAGCTGGTTAATATGATTAACATGGAGGCAGCCTTGAGGGTTTGTTGTGCCGATGCCCACGTTAGAGCTCATGTATGTAACTCCAGCACGCGCATCAATGACGACGTTACCAGACGCCCGTAACATTACGGTATCGGGACCGATGGAAGATGAACTATCGTTTTCGCACCCAACCACCAAAGCAGCGCTTTCCGTATTGGTAGTAGGGAGATTGAAGTAGTTTAGACCCTCAGTGGTCGCTACGTTATCATGAAACTGTATATAACCAAAGTCGGATGCGGAAACTGCGCTTGGAAACGCAATAGAGGATACACCACCGACATTACTATGTTGGAGTATCAATGTACCGGTGGAAGAAGAAGGTGCGCTTCCAGTGGTTTCATATACGTGAAGCTCTCCGGTCGGACGTGTAGTGCCTATTCCTACGTTACCTCTATCATCAAGGGTTATTGTCCCGGTTCTATTCACATTGAAAATGTTGACATTCGAGTTGTTTGTGATGAAACTTGCTACTCTCCCTCCCACAGTATTGTTCAAAGAAATATGAGTGTAGGCATTGCCCGTGGGCGCGAAGCTCGCCAATGATCCCCGAATGGCCGTGCCCGCTATTTGTACGACGGCATCTTGGTCAATTGGCGTCACCGTGTTTCCCAATAATACACCCGCGACATTTGAGGTGAATGATCGCAAGCTTCCTTGGATGTCCATCTTATATGAAGGCAACGTGCTACCAACTCCAACGTTTCCATCACTGTCTATGGTCAAGTTTCCGTTGCGGTTCCATCCAAATAAATTCATGTTACATGACCATGTTGTGATTTGTCCTACCCGACCCCATACGTTACTGAAACACATTTGCAAGCCTTCATTTTGGGAGTTGTTAAATAGAGCCAATGTATTACTGTTTGCATTGCCTATGATTTGTACCATGGCATGTGGGTCTACGGGAGTTTTTGAGTTACCCAACATGACTGATGCGGGTGTGCTTGAAAACACTCGTAGATTACCCTCAACGTCCAGTTTGTACGTAGGTAATGTGGATCCAATACCCACATTTGTGTTTTGGAGTAGAGTCAAAGAAGGAACTTTAGCGGCGTTGACAATTGAGAAATGATTGGATCCGCCGTGATCCAAGTCATTTACCAGACTCCATTGATATGCTGACGGGCTATTACTTCCATTGAGAAACTCAATGGCTGTAGATCTCGAAGCCATATTGGAACCTGCTCTCAACCTCAAAATGGACTGTCCGGTACCGAAGTTGTCAATGGTAACTGTAGTAGGCACAGTTGACCTTCCCACGACTTGCAAGTTCGATAATGGGACACTCGTTCCAATACCTACATTTCCCACAGTGGTCAAATCGGGTTCGTTATACGCCCACCCATGCTGGATTTGTTGGATTACGTAACCCGGTTGTTGCGTTACTTGGTCACTCAAATACGTTGGCCAAACACTAATATCCACAACATCCCCGCTTTCAACAGGCGACACCAGTGTTACAGTGTACTCCGTATATGTGTTGTTCACATATGTGTATGTTACGCTATAGTCCTTCACGGTAGGGGATTGCCATGCGAGCTTGGCGCCGTTGATATATACCTCAGTATGAAGTTCGTCGGCCATGTATCGCCCGATATCCGTAAGGACAAAGGTATCCTTTTCGGCAACCGTCACTCGTTCAGAGTATCGCAAGGGGGCAAGTGAAAGACGGTTGCGTAGCTCTATGTTATCACCCTCTACGAAGTATTGACCTGTAACGGTAAGGTTGCATGCATAGACGTTGTTGAGCGTAGCAGTTCCGTCAACTTTTAGATTTGAGTTCCTATCCAAGAGCAATGTGTTATTCCCTTGTAGCTGCCAAGAGTAAAGAGGTACCCTCTTTCCGTCATTGAAAAAGTCGCCTTTTATATTGACGTCCCCAACAATATCGAGCTTGTATCTCGGATTAGTCGTACCTATACCTACGTTTGAGTTCCTTATGGTCATCACCGTTATGTTGCTCCGTTCATTAAGCACTTCACTCAAGAGTCGTGATTGGGTCGCCGACGACCCCCAGTTTTGAAAGGAAATGCTATTAGCTAAGATTCTGATGTTAGAGTTTGCATTTTCCGTGAGTATCGTAGAGTATTTCTGCGATGCCATTACTATTCAATTTGAAGTTTTTTTGTACAAAAATAACATAACACATATCGCATCCTATCTTAAATGATAAGAGTCTTTTCATGACCGACCACTAAATCTGTGTCCACCATGACACTGAATCCGGCCTTTTGAATGTTCATGCAGAAGGCAACGTCTTCCGAGCACATGTCTCTCATCACCTTGCCGTCTGGGGTGACGATTTCTTGCAACTCGGCATAGAAATAGGGATATTGCATTGCATCCAAAACTTCCTTTCGGCAAGCAAAGAAGCCCATGCCATTGTAGGAAACGTCGAGGTACTTTTGTTTTGTTTCTTCCTTCCATGCCTTGATCTCCTCGGGAGTCATGAACTGGAATGATCCATGCTCAATGAAAAAGCTGGTGTCCCAATTCTTTACACAAGCGAAGTGTTGAAGATCTGCCATGCGGTAAAGCCCCGATACAACAGGATGAACGTCGGTTGCTTCGATGAGGGCGACGAGCTGCTCCGGGGAAAAGACGATGTCACTGTCAATGGTTACATAGACATCATAAGCCATACCATCAAACGGCTTTTGGTCAATGCCGCGAGTCACGTCAAGTCCCAGTGTCTTCATGCGGGAGAATGTCACGAAGCTCGAGTATGCGGGGCAAATCACTACCTCGTACTTATTTGAATCCCATAAGGCATAGAGTGAACGAACGAGGGAGATAAGGAAGTTACTGCTGAACTCGCGACCTGGAAGTCCAAGTACAACTCGCTTCTTGGCGGGTGCAGAAGATGAAGACTCCATTCTCACGGATAATTATAATCAATCGCGATCTTGTCTTTATATCGATTTTGATCAAAAAAATATACCCGACTAGTAGTAAGATTTAGCCGGAAGCAAATGGCAACAACAGGTACTAGTTTGCTCGGCAGTCATCTCCTTGATGTGTTGTCTAAAAACAGCAATGAGGTAGCTACTTTTGGAAACATCACATCTAATGCGTATGTTCGTTTCTACGACCTTGATGCACCAAAGACCTCGGGATACATCATGGGATTGTCCAATGCACTTTTCACCATCTTCAAAGAAAATTCCCCAAGTAAGACACAAGTGAGTGTTGGAACCGCGCTTCCCTCATCCAGTGCCCAACTCCATGTTCAAGGAACGATTGCTACTTCCAACATACAATCATACAATGCAAATAGCAACCTTCATTTCTCGGACAATACACTGAGCAGCATTAAAAATATCAATATATCTGGGTCAGTGTTTCAAAATGGCGTCCCCATGGTTTCCACCCAATGGATCACCAATGATAATGCAAATATATACAACATAAATTCAAATGTGGGTATCGGTACGACTGCCCCCCAAGCTTTGCTTGACGTAAGGGGTACTAACGCGATTTTCCTTGCGAATGTGGGTATTGGTACCACTGCACCAACGAGTAACCTAAGCATAGTCGGTAACGTTGGTATTGATGGTCGCTTGATTGCTTCGGAAATCATAGACCTTGCTGGACAAATGGGCTCCTTTAATTCATGGCCTCTCTATAATGGCGTGAATAACATTCAAACTGTTCTTACCAACGATCCGATACCATCCAGCCGCATATTATTTTCCTTCAAGCTCAAACCAGGTCGCTACTTGCTGAGCGGCAACTTTCCTTTCAAGAACTTGACGCCCTTGGTGTCTATAGACACTGTCAATTGGGCTTCGATCGGCCTTTATCAAGCTACACCGGGAACATTTTCGGACGGTATCCAGGCAAACTATTTGACCCCTCTTTTGGCAATTGGAGGTGACTCGTCCGACTACGACACCGTAGCATTTACTACATTTGTTGTTGTGAACGAACAGAACGGCACCGATTTTGTCATCGCCGTGAATGGTAAAGGGCATCAACTCCAATTCGGGGGCGATGGCATGGCTATTCCGATCGTCTATACAATTCCAGTACGTGGTATTGGTGTAGACGATAAGATTTCCGTTCGCCAAGCTCTACAAGCTTCCCCAATCCGTGGCACCTTCTTTCCTACCACCAACCAAACTACTTTCAATGTGTCCACATCCGGCAGCTTCCTCGCATCTCCGTCCAACGTTGAAGTGTTCATAAATGGTACAAAATACGTTTACAATGCCACCAATTCAGATTATACAGTGACCCGTAACTTTTCAAATGGAACAACAACATTTACTATAACCCTCTCTCAACCGGTTACGAATGGAGATGTGGTTGAGATAGTTGTTTGGCCATATGCAGAGGCGTCCGACTATTACTCTTCAGGCTATTTGTATCAAAGCGTCACCAACATATCGACACCATGGTTAAATGTCGTGGGTGGAGGTGTGCGCACTGGTGAGCGTTTGATAATAGACGGGGACTTGTTTGTTCAAGGGAATATATATGGTGGATGCAATACTACTTCTTTCGCCGCAGGTATTCAATGGGACGGAAGCTTAAACTCCATCACAAGCAATATTATCGGAACTGCCAACCTGATTGACGGCACTATTACCACAGCCAAGATCGTAGATAATGCTGTAACAAGTAGCAAGTTAGCCAACAATGCAGTCACTTCCTCTAAAATAGCCAATTTAGCCATCGGAAATGCACAAATCGCAGACTTGAGTATCACCCCGGCAAAACTGAACTTCATAAATTCCAATGTCGGTATCGGGACAACCACACCTCGTGCACGGCTGCAAGTGACCGATGGTGCCGTCCTTACAAACAACGGATACCTGCTGAACACGAGCAATCAATCCATATCGTTTGATTTCAACGAGGTTGCATCGGCTCCACTTGTCTCAATTCAAACAAGTAATATGCGATTGGGGAACCTGGGTCCCATTCTCCGCGCAGAGGCTCGCGACTTGTTATCTCAAGCCAATTCCTCTCCCGTGACGTCATGGGGAAGCTTCAGCGGAACCTCTCCAAACATACCCACGTACTTCTCGGCTGGTGGCTATGCCAATAACGGACATGTTCGCTTTCAACCGAACCAACGGATGTCAGCGCCTTCAACAACATTTAATTTGCAAACGAGTGGCTTCACAGCATCTGCTTTAGTGTGTTTTGTAACAGGTGCAACGGGAAGTGTAGGAGACCGCATATTCCATCTCAAAAACGACGGTACGGGTGCCGCGATCTACCTAGGAAGGTCATCAACTGGCTCAACAATAGAGTTTGTGGTCACCAATGGAAGCTCCACCATGACGCTGCAAGTACCCAACACCATCATGGATAAAGACTGGGCACTTTACACAGTGACATTCACATCTCTTTCCGGCGGTAATGTATCTCTTTACAAAAATGGTATGTTAATCGGTACGTCCCAAATGATCTTCAATATAGCAACGTCTTGGACATTTTCAACCATATTTATAAATCATGATCTTGTAAGTTCATATGGAAACTTAGCATATGCGGGTTTACTTATATTTGACAAGTCACTTACAACCGATCAGCTACAAATTTTGCAAAACTACATGATGCAGGGTTGGACAAATGCTCCTGTCAACATGACGCTTCCTGTTATGAGCACGAATTGCACTCCGTATGTTTCATCCGATCAATGTGTGCCCCCAGTGAGCACCATGGAAACGAGTGCATGTTTACGTGTTCACACTCTCCCAGCCGATGCAATGTGGGTGGTTGATGTGTATTCCCCACGGTCTCTCTTTCTAAACAATATCAACCTTCCCATTTTTAACACCACGGGAGAAAGCATAGACTTCAGTGCCGCTGCAAAACACTCCCTTGACCTTGGATCACGTACATATAATATTGGGAGCAAGGGCATTACTTTCATCACCAAATTCAAATTCACCGATTCCATCACATCAAATGACACACTCTTATTCCTTTCTACGCTAAATAGTGCTTCATCACCAAACCTCATCCACTTACGGCGGAGTGCCACGTCAACAACCGTAACACTCAATATCCGCCAAAGCAATACAAATTATGAGTTGGCGGCTTCTACTGTTTTTGAACAAGATCGTCATTACGTTTTGGCATTCCGGGTGGATCCGGCAAACAGAGGAACAGTTTCGATCTGGGTCAATGGCGTTCAAAATGTTGTTCAAACAGATGTAGGATCTTTGAGCATCGGACCGCTTTTTGATAGGTATTACAACTTGTCACAAATAGGAAGTGCCGTCACATCCTTCTTGAATGGATCCATCTATAGTGCTGCCATGTACAACCGACCATTGACAGACGTTGAAATGCTGCAAGCATATAATGCTCTCATGACGGATACACCATTTGCACCTTTGGAAATCGGCAACCGCATTGGACGAAATGCACTGACAGTGACAAAAGAGGGATTTATCACCCCATTTACCATGAGCCCGGACAACATTCCGAACTTGCAAGTTTACCTTCCATGTGATAATCATGTGTTTGATACTGCCGGCAACTCAATTCTTGGTACGCCATCCATCAACGGTATGATCCAGTTCAATTCAGCAGGGCGTGTAGCTCAAAGTATGATGTTTACAAACAACCAAGGTTCTACTCCATCCAGCTACATTGTATATCCATTCTTGACTCCTCTTACAGTCGGTACTAATGGCATAACAATTTCTTTGTGGATCAAACCATACAACGTAACTACAACAGGAAGTGTACTAAGTTTGCAAGGAGACTTTACAGACCCGAATACAACAAACATACAAGTGACTTCCACAGCATCAGCACGTATTACTGTACAATATCAGGGCGGAACAACATCGTCTCCGTTAGATATGCCAACATTGACAACCAATGTATGGCATCATGTGTGTGCTACTATAACCACATCTGGCATCACGCTTTACTTAAACGGCTCCCGCACATCTAGTGTTCTGACAATATCAAGCGGTCTTACTTATCGGGCACTTTTATTGGGTGCCCGTTATAGTCCATCGTCGTCTTCCTCTTTTACGGCCGCATTCAACGGAGAAGTGGATGACATTCGTATATATAATGCGGCACTTTCTCCGAACGATATTATCTCTCTTGCAAATGTACCAGTGGGGACGCCGTCGTTGCAGCTCCGAAATGCAGGTGGATCCAATAATATGATAAATGCCAACACCGGTGCGGTTCAAATAAATGCACCTCTTCAATTGTCCTCTACAACAACATTGGATTCGTATATTATCAATTCAAGCAACCTCACAAGCACAATCCAAGTGAACACCCAGGAATATCAAATACAAGATGTCACGAATACACAAGGCATAATTCCTTTATCGGGCGGTACCATAGCCTCATCTGTTGGTCCTTTCCCTTCTATTCCTTCCGAAGGCTCTATCTACCTTCCCGGTCGCAACGGTAGTTTTATAGCCATCCAGAATTCAGCGTATTCCTTCAATTGGTGGTCAGCACAATTTACACTGGAGTGTTGGGTGAACTATCCCACTTTTACTAAAGCTTCCCGCCTTGATTCATCCGCCCCGTCCCTCATCGGGCTCATGGATCCGGTGTCGTCTACATGTTCTTGGTCTTTCGGGGCAACTTCTGGCGGAAAGCTTGCATTTTATTACTCTTCGGCATCTCCACAACGCATTGATGGTACAAGTGTCCTCGCTCAAAACACATGGTATCACATATTAGTATCATGTGACACGTCTACAATACGCATATTCCTAAATGGTGTGCTCGATGCGTCGGCTCAAGTCGTCAGCCCCAGTGCAATCCAAAATAACACTCCGCTCACCATTGGCAATAATTTCATATCAGATGCAACAAATGGCTCCCAAACGCATGCATATGTTGCAAACATCCGCTTGGTTAACGGCTCAGCGGTTACCTCGGCATTCACTCCTTCTCAATTTCCCATTTCGTCGACTGCAACAACCGCAATACTCCTCCGATGTGCTCAAATAACGCGCACGCCTATGACTATCGGTAGTTCGGGAAATACTGTAATTGCAGGTTCCTTAAGTGCAAGTGGTGTGGGCTTATTCAAAAACCGCATCATAAACGGCGATTTCCGCATAGATCAACGCGGAAATACGAGCACGATCATCAATGCCGCCAATGCGACATGCACTATAGATCGTTGGTTGGTGGACACAGATATGATCACAGGACGTTTCACTACCTCACGGGTTTCACTGACTTCATCTGATGCTCCCTTTAATGCCGGCTTTCCTTTTTCATGGAAAATAAACATAGATGTGTCATTGACTTCAGTCACTACATTTGTTCCACAACAACGTATCGAAGCCGTCAATGTATCCGACTTTGGATGGACTGGGAACTGCAGAGGTTCACCGGTGACATTGTCGTTTTGGTTTCGAGCCAAAGTATCCGGACTTTACAATGTGACCTTAAAAAATAGCACGGTCGCCAATTTTAATCAAACACACATCCAATCATTCCAATATACTACAGCAGACACCTGGCAATACAACACCTTCACTATAACACCACCTCCGGGATCAGGTGCTGGGTGGGCTGCAAACAATACCACAACGGGGATGGCAGTGCAAATCGCTTCTGTTCGGACAGGACCTGGCTTCAGTGGAGTATATAATGGATGGTATATGCCTGCAACCACATCACCAGAAGTCATAACAGGATACACTAACTGGCTGACTACTGTAAATAATTATGTGGAAATCACAGGTGTCCAATTAGAGCGAGGCACTGCGGCAACCTCATATGAATTCAGACCGACAAGCATTGAAACAATGTTATGCCAACGTTATTGTACAAGGATAACTGGTACAGGTGCGACCACACGGTATTGTGGGGGTACTATAGTCACCGCAACACAAGCACAATTGTTATTCAATTTACCCGTGCCAATGAGGACGGCCATCACATCGGCCTCCCAATTCACTCAATCAGCACCAACCAACCAATTCTCTATTATCCCTGGAAGTGCGCTATCCGCTGCGGTTACTGCTGTCCCAGATGCCTCGACTAATTTGGTAACGGCATTAAATGCTACGGTACCAACATCTACGATCGGATCATCGTGCTTCTTACAAGCAAACGCCGCCAATACATGGATACAAATAGATGTTGAGTTATAAACAGAACCAATCTTATTATGAATATAGGATATGTCTGTGCTTCCGTACATCCAAGGTCAAGCAATGAACTTGACCGTCGCCACCAATGGGTATGTTGGCGTGGGAACAAGCCAGCCTATGAAACGCCTTCATGTGGAAGGAGACATATATTCAAACGGCACTTTGACCGCATCTAACCTCGTTGTTGTAGGTGACTATGTATTCCTCAACACGTTGACATCTAACATCGATCCTGTCGTGATTCGCAACGAACGCGCTGGTCCGGCGCTCAAAGTATCTCAAGCAGGTCAAGGAATTAGCTATGCGATTGCAGAGTTTTATGATAACGAGACGGGTATTGCCCTCAAAATAGCAGACGGTGGCAATATTGGCATAGGTACCAACACTCCACAATACAAAATGGATGTGATAGGGGACATAAGAGGTGCATGTATATTTGCAAATGCTTCTAATGTCACCGGGCTTGCGCCTTCTGCAAAAATAGACACAACAAATGCTACTAATATCACCTCGGGTACGTTGGCAAAAGATCGTGTAGCTAGTGTACTCAACCCCACATCTTTTCAAGGTGCCGTTGGAATTGGTTCGACAACGGCGGTCAACATGGTAGATGTCGTGGGAGGTACATTTATCTCCCCACCACAGTTTCCACCAAGGCCAATGACGAGTGTAAACAACAACATAACTAATGCAGCTATAACAAAATTTAATGGATCATACATCGCTTCGGCATCTTTTGACCAAAACAAAGCACATCTTGCTTTCGATAGGAATTCCACTACTTTTTGGGCGACAAACCTTTCATACAACCCCACCTTTGATCCAAGTCTTGGCGATCGTATTACGACCGATGCTGCTACCGATACCACATATTTCGGCCATTGGATTCAACTTGGTCTCCCTTCGCAGGTGTTCCTTTACAATTACGTAATCCAAAGACCGACAAACTTCGTTAATACACCTTCTAGTTGGACGGTGTTTGGTTCACGAAATACATCCGAATGGTACGCAATTCATAACGTTGATAATTATCCATGGACAATAAATGTCACATCCGCTACATTCACAGTAAATGCATATGCAAGTTACCAATACTTTCGCTTGGTTATTCAGAAAGCAGCCGCATTTTCGGGAACAAACAATCCCGTGCATATACCTGAATGGCAGTTATATGGAGATAATGTTCCTTATGTGGGATTGAAGACGATAGGTCCTCTTGAAGTCAACAAGAGTGCTAGCGAAACAGTCATGTATGTCAACGCAAATGGCGTTGGGATCGGTACGAAAGCCCCACAAGAAACGTTGCACCTTGCAAACGGTAACTTGCGGATAGATTATCTTGCAGGAGTCGGTACACGGACGGTAGTAGTAGACCAAAATGGCGTTTTGACATTCGCGGTGTCCGATGAAAGGATGAAAGAAGATATAACTCCTCTTCAATATGGCCTTTATCAAATAGAGCAGTTGAATCCTGTATCATTCTATTGGAAGAATAAACAACGGTACGGTGAACAAAAGGAAATAGGTATGATAGCACAAGATGTTGAAAAGGTGATCCCGCAAGCAGTATACCATGTTACCGATCAAAATTTATATGCCATGGACTATACCAAATTGATTCCTGTGTTGGTTCAATCTATAAAGGATCTCGCGTATGAGGTGCGAGAGTTGAAAAAATCATGTACACAGATATAGATAGCATACATGTCATATGCAATATTCGACAAGATTAGCTCAAATATCTCATTCTTGAATGCGAATGTTGGTATTGGTACAACCATCGCTACCACGTTGTGTCGTGTGCAAGGTAGCGAGTTCATTGCGGGCAATCTTGGTATAGGTACTACAAACCCGTCTTTAGCAAGGTTGCACATAGACAATTTGACAGGATCCACCCCAGTTGCTATCTACGTCGCACCACCAAGTAGTGGAGTATCCCGACGAGCAGCCATCCAAATAGGAGATTGGCAACTTTGTCAAGATGTTACAGCAAACGGGACACCCAATTTTGGTATTAACACTTCCCTTGGGTCAAATGCGTTTTGCATAAGCACTACTGGGAACATAGGTATTGGTACAACTTTGCCACGATCAAAGCTTGACGTGAACGGAACGATGATGTTAAGTGGGGGGTTAACATTGAGTTCAAATGCCGACCCAAATAACAACATATTCATTTCGAATAGCAATGCATATGCTTTGGTCACATCCGTGAGAGGTACTACATTTAACATGGTACCATCCATACCCGTAACCTTAAATTTGTTTGGATGGTACACAGGTGATTCGTGGACAGGGACACAATGGACAGACATATCTGGGAATAACAATCATGTTACAAATATTACTGGTACAATTACTGTAAATACGTTTCCTAATTCATCGCTTAAGTTCTTATCAGGGGATACCAATGACGCAATGTCATTCCCTGCCGCAATTCTGCCTTCAACGTACACCCTCTTCCATGTCACAAAGTACAACGGAGCAAATAGGGGAAGGATTGTCACTTCCGTAAGTACCTCTGCCAATTGGCTTTCTGGACACCATTCTTCAAAAGCAGGAGTTGCGTATCACAATACATGGTTAACGGCTCAAACTGATATCCATGGCACGAATTGGGTTATTTCTACAGACCAAAACAATATTTACAGATCTCAAGGACAAGCACGCAACAATGTTACAATTTCGAATGGAATAAGTGCGAATTTAGGCATCAACCGTTGGGTGGGAGAGACCTCTGATTGGGCTATTGCAGAGATCATTGTTTTCAATAGAACACTTACAGTTGCGGAGTACACAAGCATGGAAGCGTATCTTATCAACAAATATGGTTCCACCACCACGGGATTCTCATCGTCTTATAATTTTGCACTTCCTTTCCGTGCCGGAGTGTCTGGTACGGACTTGATGGTGGTAAACTCGTTAGGAAATGTTGGGATTGGAACAACTTTCCCAATAGCAAAACTTCATGTAGACGGTGTCATCCGTGACTTAACCCCATATATACGTGGATTCTTCGTAGGTGGTTCGACATTGGCCATAACTCTGATTGGGGTGGAAAGTCGGGATATCGTTGTATCAAGTTCAACCCGACTTTATGCACCCTACAACGGAGTTTATGTCGTTACTTTCAGTAGCCTTATAAGTGCAAATGGAAACGCCCAGGATACCGCGCGATATGATATATATATTCGAAAAAATGGAACATCTGTACTGCAAACCTTGAACGAAACAAATACTTCCGGATGGCACTATCGTTCTGGTACCGTGATTGTTTCCCTTCTCACAACCGATTATATAGACTTTTATGCGGCATCGGGAACAATCTACTCAAATGGAGCCACCACGACATTCGATGCTTGGCGTACTTTTTCCATGGTGATGATCGGATGAAAAAATCATGTTCGTAGAATTAGAAGCGTATGTCCTTTTTATACACGGAATTTAATCAAAATAATTCAAATATTGCATTCCGTGCAAACGTAGGTATAGGCACGACTCTACCAATTAGCACACTTCATGTACACGGTGATGCGATAGTTACATCTACGGTGGGTGTCGGAACAACATCGTCTCAAGTATACAAAGTCATCGTCCATGAGGGAAACATAGCCCTATCCTCTAACTCCGAATTTCAATTGGATACGTGGAGTAATTCAGCTACGTCATTGGGCAATTCTGTTATGGTAATGACTCCGAATGGAAATGTCGGTTTTGGAGAATCACCTGCAACAACTACAACATTTGTGGCTGGGAATGCGCTTGTATCTTCAACGCTAGACCTCAACTCCGAAGTGGACATTATCAATCAAAACACAGTTATAGCGTTTCAATCCGTGAACGGTACAAATGTAAGCGTGGGTATGCAGCTACCGTCGTCCATTAGTGATTGTATTGGATGGTATACAGGGGACTCCTGGACAGGGACACGATGGAATGACATTTCAGGAAGTGGGAATCATATTACATCCATTAATGGTAGTGTTGCAACCACAACATTCAGCAACTCTACCTTAAAGTACTTATACGGTAACTCATTGACAACTGGACTCACATTTCCGTCAACTATTCTTCCCCCATCCTACACCCTCTTTCACGTAGCTCGGAGCCCTACGTCTTTAACCGGCCGGATTTTTGACGGCGTGGATGAAAATTGGTTATCTGGGTTTGATATAGGATCCTCTGGAGTCGCATTCCACGGAAGTACCGCCGGGTATATTACTAATACTGTAAACAAGTATGGAAACGGATGGGTTGTGTCTACGGATCAAAGAAATGTATATAGAGGTCAAGGGACAAATTGGACTTCATCCTCTTTCACCAGTGGTGTAGCTGCGCAATTGTCCATAAATAACGGCCTAAATAAAGGTGCCGGTACACTATGGAATGTGGCGGAAGTAATTGTGTACCGACGAGAGTTGTCTATCGAAGAGATTGGAGCGGTCGAGTCATACCTTATCAACAAATATAGACCCTTCCTTTCTCTCATATCCAACACTATAACCCCGGTTGACGTATTCAATATTTCCATGGCAAACCTGCCTATATTGTCATCGGAATCTACAGGGAATGTTGGTATCGGAACAACGACCGCTGATGCTAAGATTGTTTGTATGGGCTATGTTTCATATGATGTCCCGTACTTAATGGGCGAGTTCGTTGCCTCATCCACAGGTACCATCGCATTAACAGCCATAGGTAGTGTTAATATGTCGGTCACAAACAGCACGAACGCTACTGCACAACATAGTGGTTTATATTTGGTCTCATTTTCAGCTATCTCCACTTCATCAACTGGTAATGTTAACATACATATCAGGAGAAACAACAACCATCCTCTGGCATTCACGAATAACGAAACAAATGCTACCGGTTTCCATTACCGTACGGCCTCGGTGGTGACGTACTTGGACGTGGGTGATTATGTTTGTTTCTTCACAGACGGTACAATATTTCAAAGCACAGCCGCTGGAAATAATGTATGGAGGTACTTCGGAGTATCATATGTAGGAGGAGGCACACGCACTTCTACATTCCCAATTGTTATATATGACTTCACTGATACAAGATCATACACTGGAACCTCGTCCACATCTGTGTACGATATTTCGGGGAACACGTTTACAGCAACCTTCAATACAGCACCAACGTACAATGCCAATCCAAAGTACATAACGATAACGAGTGGTACTGTATCCGCTATATCAAGTTCTACTCTTGTAGATATCACGAAAGGATTCACGCTAGAGATAATGTTCATGTTCACCCAAAATGCCGGCAATGCCCCGGTATTATGGAGTTATGCAGTAGGTACTGATAATAATGGGATTCAACTTCAACTAGACAGCTCCAACTTTCTGTATATATTCAATACCAATGGAAGTACTATTCTTAAAGCCTCAGTTGCTTGCCTGGCGACGACATGGAATCATTATGTCTTTACATCCGCTGGAGATATGTACTTGAACGGTACCAACATTTCTACAACAGGCACGCTTGGAACATTCACCAATGCGTCAAGAACATTTAGTGTCGGAGATATCAATCGTACTCGCTCAATGATCGGAAACTATGCTTTTGTGGAGTTACACGGATGTGTTCTTTCGCAAAGTGAAGTTGCAACCATATACACATCATTGCGATCAAGCAACCAATATAATTGGTCGCCGTTGTATATATCAGGATTACAAAACTATTACTCAGCTGATACCGGACTGTCTGTGTCTGGAGGCATGATATCTCAATGGAACGATTTATCGGGGAACAATAGACACGCTACCCAAGCAACAGCTGGAAACCAACCGGCATATCATCCGACGGCATTGAATGGCTTCCCCATGGTAAATTTCCAAGGGGTCAATGGGCGCCTTCTGAATGTGGCAAGTACCACGTTCACGAGCTTCACAATTGCATATGTTGTACAAGTTTCTCTCAAGTCTTCTGCGAACAGTGTAGTCCTTGCATATTCATCGTATGTAGCTGGTTACTCAAGAGTATACTATGGAACCAGTGATCGTACTTTGTATCAAATGGTTCATAATAACGTTGTAGTAGCAGGTGGGTTTAATTTTACAGACAATGTTCCTCATATTGTCGTAATTACTGGGTCTATATCTGCATCTGTCCTCACACGTAATTTTTACGTAAACGGAACATTGACTAGTACGGATTCACAAACCATATCTGGGTTGACGGCGCTGAACTTTACTTCCTTCTATATAGGCAACGATTACCTTGGGGTTTCTGAAACGCTCAACGGTGGTTTGGGTTCACTTGCATTGTATAACCAAAGCCTTACAAACAATAACCGTCAAATCCTTGAAGGTTTCTTGGCTTGGAAATGGTGGGGCAACGGCACTGTATTGCCTTCAAATCATCCATTTAAAAATGTAGCTCCATAAGTAATAGAATGAATACTAGGTTTGCCATAGTCAATCCAGAAGATCTCCAGATATATGGAACATATATGTCAGAGGTATCATTATTCGACGGACAAAAAGGGAGTTGGCCGCATATACAAATGCCCGGTAACATTGACGTTACAGTTGCAATGTGTATCAAGGACGATGAAGGAAACTTAATGTTTGTGGAAGATGAAGAGAAGAAAGCAGTAATAACAGCAACTAGATTCACCGAGCTACGCAAGGAACGAAATAGAAGGTTGGCAGAAACCGATTGGGTTGTTTTACCAGATGTCCAAATGGATGAGGTCACAAAGAATCAATGGTTGTCTTACAGACAAGCCCTTAGAGATCTTCCTAATACGATATCAAACATAGACAATGTTGTTTGGCCACAATCGCCATGAGCTACATGTGAAAAATAAATTCTTCTATGTAGGGATACGGACTTATGTCGTACGCAATTTTTGATAAAACTCTTTCAAACATCACATTCAACTTTAATGTCGGTATAGGTACTTCACATGCTCTTTCTTCCTTACATGTTCAAGGAGTCCAATTCGTTAATGGTAGCTTGGGAATTGGCACCACGAATCCATTGCAAACATTCCATGTTACTAACGGATCTTTCTTTGGAAGCAACGTTGGTATAGGGTCTACAAATCCTACTTCTTTACTTGACATTCGTGCTACAACAAACACCGCCGCGCTGTCTATATTTCAAAACACAAACACGTTACCGGCACTTCGCGTAGCCACCAGTCGTAGTGTAATTCCCGCACTATTTGTAGGCGGGGATGCGCAAGTAGGCATTGGTACTGGAAGTCCGTTACAAAAGCTACACGTACAAGGTGCGCAATACATCAACGGAAACTTGGGCATTGGTATAGTCGAACCGTTAGCCAACTTTCATCTCAACGGTACTGCAAAAGGCGTGCCATCAATTTACAGATCGGGATTCCTCTCTGGAACCACATTCATATTTGAGTTAGATACCAGTAACTATAACATTCATGAGATATACTTCACATACATCCCTACAAACTCAGTAGGAACCGGTCATAATGCGCTTGTGCGTACAGGCGCGGGAGATAAGACCCTCGCAAGCTCTTACCGTACAACGAATAACGTCAATAACATATTTGTAGCTCAATCTTCAGGCAATATAGCAGTTGCCGATAATACAATCGGTGATGGTCCGGTGGTCGCAAACTTTGCAGGAAACAATCCCGTTACAGCAAAAATAACGGTATTCAATAGCGATGTAAGTGGGACTGAAATCAACTTACAAACAAAGGTGGAAGTGAACTATACACGGACTTCAGGATTATCTTGCCATACATTTGGCAGTTTTGCTTCTAAGGGTACGACAGATACGACTCTTGTTCAATACAACTTGCTGAATTACACAAACAACACACTAAGTGGTTCATCTGGTGAATACGTTATCGTGGGGTATTCAATATAAATATGTTTATTCAAGGATAGATGTCTTTCTACGCTGAGGTTTGTCCCACTACATTGCAAATAACCAAGTACTATTTCTCAGACTTCCCCAAACAAAAAGATCATATTCCTTTCCCTGCCGGTTCCGATCCATGTCGAATGAAGGCAATACGAAATGATAGTGGTGAAATAGAGATCATAGAAGATTCTATAATGTCAGCAATGTTTACGCAAAAGATATGGAACATCGTTAAGAATGAACGAAATAGGCTTTTGTCCGAATCTGATTGGACGCAATTCAATGACAGTCCTTTAACTGAGGATAAAAAGATGGAATGGAGAGAATACAGAGCCAGGTTGCGTGACATCCCGGAAATGTACACTGACCCCAATGAAGTTGAGTGGCCACAAATGCCACAATGATTTATATAACCCTATATAGTAATGACCGTTTCTCTGTTCTTATTTCATCGTGATATCCGCTTGGAAGATAACACTGCATTGATCGCGGCTTGCAAAGAATCGGAACATGTTATATTAGCATTCATCTTCCCCCCTGAACAGATAGATTCTGTGCGGAACAAGTACTTCTCACATGCCGCAGTTCAGTTTATGTGTGAATCAATTAAGCACTTACCCAACATTCATTTGTTTAAAGGCGACAACATAGAATGTTTGGACACTATTTACAAACACAAGGCGTTCTCAAAGTTATTCCAAAATGAAGATTACAGTGTGTATGCCCGAAAAAGAGATGCGGAAATACAAAAGTGGTGCCGAGGACATGGAGTGGAATACAAAACACATGAGGATTATGGGCTTTTTCCAATGAACGAGGGGCTGCTACCTGACTCTCGTCCGTACACGATTTTAGCGCAATTTTACAAACGGTACCTCAAAGACCTGAAAGTAAGAGAGGTGGACAACTACCGTCATAACACCGCTAAGTTTGTTGGAGGTACATTTCCGGGTGAAATGCGGATGGCGGAGCTCGTGAATTTGTACAGACACAATGACAATTTGGCGGAAAGGGGTGGACGTCCTAATGGATTACTTGTCTTAAACAAACTTAGGCATTTTGCAAAATACAAGGAAACCCGAGATTATCCTTTTCAAGAGAAAGGAACTACTAAACTTTCTGCACATCTCAAGTTTGGTACAATTAGTATCAGGGAAGTATATTGGGAATGTGTGAAGCGGTTTGGCACACGGGATCATCCTTTGATTCGTGAACTCATATTTAGAGAGTTCTACTTGAAACTATATGGCTTAAACCCACGGATTCAACGAGGAGTGGCGCCACATGAGCAGCTCGACAAACACATTCCATGGAGATACGATAAAGACCTCACCAGAGCGTGGCAGGAAGGGGCAACCGGGTTTCCTTTGGTGGATGCTGGAATGCGACAACTAAAACAAGTGAACTGGTGTCATAATCGCGTTCGCATGTTGGTTGCGAGCGTTGCAACAAAATATCTTCTTTTGGATTGGAGGGATTGTGCCCGCTACTTTTATACGCAATTGGTGGATGCTGACACTTATAGTAACACTGCGGGGTGGGGTTGGGCTAGCAGCACCGGTTATGACGCGACATTGTACTTCCGGGCACCGTTCAATCCGTACATCCAATCTAAGAAATTTGATAAAGATGCAATCTACATAAAACGATTTGTACCCGAGCTTGAGAAAGTAGCACCCGCGGATATTCACAAATGGTTCGATCCCAAAGTCCGTGCAAAGTACCCTGATGTAAACTATCCACACCCCATTGTTGATCACAAGGAAGCGTCGGCTCGGGCGATAGCTGTTTTTAAGCAAGCAGCCGCGGAAGCACGCCAAAAATCGATATAAGTGTTCCTTATCATCAAATAACTAATGGCATCCAAGCTATATACAGTAGACATCCGTTCTCATGATCGTACCACCTTTCTTAAATACCTTGCGGATAACGACTTTGACCAGGATCATTATAGCATTCAAAGCCATTTTGTCAACTTAGAATGTACTGATAATGAGGGTAAGAACTATACTTTCTCACCGGGACTCGGCGAACACATATGGAGACACGAAGATGAAACCTTCTTGATCACGATTAAAGAGGAAGGAGATCCAACGTTCGCTGGAACGTGCATTGACTATTATTTAAGAATATGTGTGCAACATCCCAACCAAAAAGTACTCCATAACTTTGTTCGCTCGGCATTATTGTATACCCGTCCCGTTGACCAACATAAGATCAGGATATACTACTCGAGGTCACGTGGCTATTGGGAATCCTTCAACACAATCTACGCTCAACCTTTTGAAAAGATATATATTGACCCCGAGATGAAGGTCTCCATAATACGTCACATCGACGGCTTCATTGCATCAAAAGAACGATATATCGAGTTTGGGAGGCCGTACAAGTTGAACTTTCTATTAGCAGGAGTATGTGGATCTGGAAAGAGTAGTTTGATTAAGGCGATCGCCCTGAAATACAAACGTCCTCTTTACGTTTTGAACTTCAGTAAATGTTTGAATGACGAAAACCTAGTGCAACTCATGGCTGACATAAGTGATGATGCGATTATTTTAATGGAAGACATAGACGCGTTTTTTGTGAATAGGGATAGCAAGGACAATAATGTAAGCTTTAGTGCCCTCTTGAATATAATGGATGGAACGATGATGAAAGGGAATGGTGTAATGATGTTTCTGACCGCAAACAATCCAGACCATCTTGATCAAGCGCTTATTCGCCCCGGTCGGATCGATCGTATCTTGAAATTCGATTATCCACGTCATCAAGAGATCAGAACCGCGTTTTTTGATATCACTGACTCAAAAAACGAATCGGAGTTTGCTGAATTTTATAAGCACATTAAAGGAATCAAAATTAACATGTCCTCGATTGTCGATTATCTCTTCCGATATCCAACGGATTACTTAGACAACATTGAAGAGCTTCTAACACAAACTCAAATCCGGCAAGACATCGCAAATGACAAAAGTGAGAAGTTATACTTGTAAACCAACCACCAAAATCCAAGCTCTTTTTTGTTTTTTCTTTTCGTGTGTGTGTCTGTGTTTGCATTTACACCACATAAAAGTGGGTGGCGAGGATCGCTCTATAGTTAGAACGAGGCGCCATTAGGGCGGTCTCCATGTTGACTTCCGTGAACTCATATCTTGTCCATTCGGGCAAAGATTGGTCAGAAATAAGGAAGGCAACGTCCTCGGGAACCAAGGGGATGAGGGCGGAGGAAGCACGCCGACGTTGGTTGGTGTAGACAGCCACTTGTGTGCGGAAATGCGCTTGGGAGAAAGGCCGTACCACCGAAAACCCCGGGAAGATCTCGTGAAGCACGGAGAATGCGAAGTCATCCAACGCCCACGGATCATGGGCGTCCTCGATATCGTCAAAAGAATGGAAAGCGAACGCAAACAAATGCGTGATGTACACCAGGTCGATCTCGGGACACATCAACACCCGGAAGAAATAGAAGTAATCCCCATCCTCGTCCCAAATCCGGAGGCGCCATGTACCGGCCTCATCCTCAAAACACTCGTAACCCACGCTAAAAGAGCTGGTACGGGGCTGGTAAATGTGAAACACCATCGTGATCGGTAGTCAATATATAGGTTTTGATGAGAGTCCGGGTTGAATGATGTACATTTCTTCATTTTTTTCCTCAACTAAGCTCAACACTTACAGATTGTGAATCAATAAAGCGTATGGGGTATGAGACATATCACCCTCCTCTCTCAAACTCATATAAGTATACCCGGATTCATAAACCTCTGTCCCGATCATCGTACAGTCGTGGAATGAGTCTGTTAGATGGATATGGAACATCCTTTCTTCTTTGCCTTTATCCTTTGTGCTCTTGATGAATCTTATATCTACCAAAGACAATTCAATCCATTCATGTTGTCCATACTTACAAACATACACAGATAACGGGGTCATACGCTTTGCGTAAATGGAAGTGAAAGCCATTCTTATTATTTTTGATCCATATACAATATATACTTAAAATCAACTTTTATGGAACCTACTTAAACACACAATGGATCATCATTTTTACGTATGACTATCTTTGTACCGTTAATATGCTATAACCATCTATGTAATACAGAATACATGATGTCTATGATGAAACTAGTGACCTTTGCTCAAAACCACGGATTGAATATAACCATTTATCCGATTGTCTTTGACAGCTTGATAAATCGCGCACGAAACGCTGCTGTCGCCCACTTCCTTGCCGACCCATCCAATACGCATCTCCTCTTCATAGACGCTGATATAGAGTTCGACCCCCAAGATGTGATTGCCTTGCTTCAAGCTAATAAGCAAGTAGTAGGTGCCGGATACCCGCAGAAATGGCTTGATTTATCCAAATATAATCACCAGTCACCATCTCCTTTGGAAGTATGCACAAAGACATCCGTACATCTTAAAAAAATGGATGAAGTAGCTGAAATAATGGAAGCTTCCTACATCACAACAGGATTCCTTATGATCAAGAGGGAGGTTTTTGAGAAACTCATCCAAAGTTATCCAGAAAGGAAGTATGAGAATGATATAGATGGTTATCACAGCCAAATCGCCAAAGATTTCTTTTACGACTTTTTTACTATCTGCATACATCCCAAAACTAAACGCTTGGAGAGCGAGGATTACGGGTTTAGCCGCTTGTGGACAGAGATCGGCGGAAGTATTCACGTTGTAACAAACGTAACATTAAAACACCATGGGTGGTTTGGATACCAAGGTAACTTATATCGACAATTGAAAGCCCAGATATAAAGGAATGGGCGACACACTCTTATTATGGCATCGCCACATATATATAAAGCGGAGTTGGATGAAGCCGACCCTGCATCTGCTCAGCCTACTAAGATAAAAACAATACTGAAACCACACCAATTGTCGGCGGTTGAAAAAGCTATGCGTATGGAGAGAGATGGAGTGATTCACTATGATGCCATCCCGCGTCCATCCCGTGTGGCTCGTGTAAATTTAGGTTACAGCGGGCGCCTTCAAGTGAAGACCAATGTGGGAGTATTCGGGGATTTGGTAGGATACGGAAAAACACTTACCGCATTGGCCTTGGTAGCGTCCGTTCCCACTACAAATATACATAGAGACATGGACAATATATACAGCTTTCACGGAAGGCACGTAGCGAAGTTTACTGCTATATGTGAGAGACCCGAGACTACTCCTATGGACATGTTCATCAATACCACATTGATTGTAGTTCCACGCGGTCCGGTATACATGCAATGGCTGCGGACGATACAACAACAAACAGAGCTAAAAGTTTTGGCACTTGATTCGCTACATGTCATCCGTCGAGTATGCCCTCCTATAGGGTCATCTCAAGAAGTCTTGAAGGCTTTTTTCGAGAGCCATGATGTTGTATTGATTAAGAGCACGACCCTTGCAACATTGGTGGATTATTATGACGGACCTTATACACGAAATGCAGCAATTGCTTGGGATCGTATTATCATTGATGAAGCCCATGACATTGTAAGCAAACTACCATGTTTAGACTTCAAGTTTATATGGTTGATAACAGCTACATATGAGCAGCTACCTACATGCATAGCATCAAGTAGGAATTATGTGGTATATACTCTAAGACATGTTGTAACTGATAACAATCTACCATATCTTCTAATAAGAGGTACGGAGTCCTTTGTAAGGAACTCGTTCGTCGTTCCGCACATGGTTGAACAATACTATATATGCAATCTTCCGTCACATATCAGTGTCGTTCAACCTTTCCTAAACCCATCTGCACAAGAGCGCGTGAACGCAAATGACATTGCCGGAGCCATCCGCGAGATGGGTGGAACCAATGAGACCGAACAAGATATAGTAGCCATTGTCACAAGAGAACTTGAGAAAGACATCAGAAACAAACAACTTGAAACTACCTATGTGGAAAGTTTGGAGATTCCACAAGAACAAAAGCAAAGTAAATTAGCAAGCCTTCAGGTTGACATCACCCGCCTTCAAGATAGGTTACAAAGCTTACAAGAAAGGGTATCCCAACTATCAAACAAAACTTGTTCCATTTGCTATGAATCTTTTCACAGCCCCATCATACTCCCGTGCACTCATATATTTTGTGGATCGTGTCTCATCAAATGGATGCGAGGAAGCGCGACGTGCCCTGAATGTCGAGCAACCATAAAATCAGACAAACTTGTTGCAATTGTCCAACAGAAACAAGACAATCCTATTCATTCAAGCCATCCAATAATGGACAAAATTGATACATTACTTCATATATTGTCTCAAAAGCCACACGGGAAATTCTTGATCTTTTCGCGCGTAGATACAACATTCCATAGTATTATGCATGCATTGGATGTTAATGGAATCACATACGCTGAAATAAAAGGATCCACTGGAGCAATGATGAACATCTTGGAAAAGTTTAAGCAAGGTAATCTACGCGTTATCCTTTTGAATACACACCATGCAGGAAGTGGAATCGATATCAGTTGCGCAACGGATGTAGTCATCTTCCACAAAATGGCATCCGACAAGGTGCAAGCAATTGGACGAGCCCAAAGGGTCGGACGTCAATCAACTCTGTACGTTCACAACCTGTGTTATCCGCACGAAATGACATAGGGAAAATGTTTTCCCAAAAACATATAGTATGAACAAAAAAGCGGAGTGTATCCGGACGGTGGCTAATTGGAGTACAACGGATAAAGCGGTAGCATACGACCATACAACTTTCAATGGTCAAAAGATGTTGGAGATGATGCCACAAGCTAGTCCCAAAATGGTTGCTTTGTTTGATAAGATAAAGGAACTCGATGATGAGGATATGAAATCTCATGGTCATAAGTTTAAACACATGATATTTACCGACATCAAGTCGTCGGCGTATGGTGGAAAGTTGTTGGCCGCCGCTTTCAAGGCAAAAGGCTTCCACCCGGCCTTTGATGGCAACTTCTCTTTAGACCTTACCGCACCAAATACTTTTGCTCTTCTTTGTTCTACTACTTTGTACAAGAAACCTCTCGGGGTGCGGTTCCGCAAGCGCATCTTGGATATTTTCAATAGCCGACCAGACAATGTTCACGGTGAACTCATCAGGTTCATTATACTAGACCAAGGATTCAAGGAAGGGATTGACCTTTTTGATGTCAAATATGTGCACCTGTTTGAGCCTCTTATTAGTGTAGCTGACGAAAAGCAAGCGATTGGTCGCGGTACGCGATTATGTGGCCAAAAAGGATTGGAGTTTAATCCACAACTCGGGTGGCCACTCAATGTATATAGGTATGAGGTGGGAATACCCGATGATATTCAAGGTAAATACAAAAGCACTCGTATGTTTGAGATGTTCTTACATGAAAGCGGGATAGACGTCCGGAAACTGGTATTTGCCAATACATTAGAGCAAATATGTGTCATGGGTGCGGTAGATCATGACCTTACTAAGAACGTTCATGAATTTAGCATACATGAACATGATGATGTGTCATCGCGCGGCCTTCGTTCTCTATTGGGGCTTATAACGGGAGGCGTAAGGAAGAATAAAAGGAAGCGAAGGCACCAAGATCCTACGAAAAGGGTCAATGCACCACGAGGCAAAAAGACCTTCTGGCAAATGCGGGAATATATAGCAGAACGTTTCAGTAAGTACACATGGCCAAAGCCTACTTTAGAGAACAAATGCATCGACCACGGAGGAACAAACATTGTTGCCTTCAATGAGACCCAAAATTTTGTTCGTATGTATTTCCAGCCACACTCGTCATACAAAGGACTGCTTTTGTGGCATTCTGTTGGTACCGGCAAAACATGTTCAGCTGTAGCAACAACCAGTACATCATGGGAACGACATGGTTACAATATCTTATGGGTAACCCGTCATACTCTGAAACCCGATATATGGAAGAACATGTACAAAGATGTCTGCTCTCTCGTGGTACGTGATAAGATACGAAAGGGAGAACTACCAGAGGACGCAATTAAGGCACCAATGAAATACGCTTCGAAGCAATGGCTGCAACCTATCAGCTACAAGCAGTTCAGCAACATGTTGGCTGGTAAGAATGAGCTTTATTATGAAATGGTGAAGCGAAATGGAAGTGAGGACATCCTTCGCAAGACATTTATTATTATTGATGAAGCACATAAGTTGTTTGCCGCAGACGTGACGCCATCCGAACGGCCTAACGTTGATCTTATCTATAACACGATCCTTAATTCATATGATAAATCGGAGAAGGATTCTGCTCGGGTGCTGCTAATGACGGCGACGCCGTACACGTCGGATCCCATGCACATGATAAAGCTTCTTAACCTTATGCGTCCTCGTCGTGAGCACATTCCCGAGGAATTCGCTGTATTTGCTTCAAAATACCTTGACGAGACCGGAAAGTTTAGCAAAGATGGCACGCTTGAATTCCTTAATGATATAACCGGTTATATCAGTTACTTAAACCGAGAAAAGGATGCCCGCCAATTTTCATATCCCGTTTACGAAAACATTATTGTTCCAATGACCCGAAGCACAAAGCTGAGGCAAGAAGCGGAGGTTAAAACCCTGGCTCGAGAAGTTGATACTATAGATAAGCATATATTGGAGGGCAAAGACGCAATCAAGAAGGCCAAGGCACGAGTCAAGGAGGACACAAAGAAGCTGGTGGAAGAATGCCAACAGCTAGCAACGCCGAGGGAACGAAAAGCTTGCAAAGACGAGGTCAATGTGCGCATGTCACAATTTGAGCGCGAGCTGCTCGGTGGGTTGCAAACAAGAATGAATGAAGATAACACGAGGAAACAAGAGATGAAAGAACGTATGCGTACATTGAAGCGTGAGATAAAGGACGTAAAGTCCGACTTTAGTCAAGAAGCGGCTTTGATTTCAAGATGTAAAATGGTATAAGGTTAATGAAATACGGCTTGGCATGAAATACGTGTATACGGTGCTTACGCATGTGTGCAACCAATTTGTAGAGGATAACATCGCCAAGTTATCAAAAGAAATAGGAAGGGAAAACATATTCGTATGCTTTGATAACACAAACGGGGCATTTGATGCCGCGTGTTTTCCAGGATTTAATATTTTTGATTGTGACCATGAAGTTCCTACAATCCTTCAAGGACCCGCTGTAATCCTTACTAATACAAACATCTACAAAGGTCGCAATAACCTACACGTATGTAGCCGTGATACATACGAAAGCCATATCGCTTTAATGTATGACGCTTTGAAACTCTCGTATGATTTCATGTGGTTGATTGAATACGACGTAGCATGTAACGGATCATGGCAGATGACATTCCGGAAAATGGACAATGATATTTCTGATTTCGTGGCGAAAGATGTTGTTAGTTGGCACGAACATAACGATAAGAGGTGGGATGGATGGCATAAGTTGATAATGTATGATATACCGTATGAACGCCGGTGGAGTGCGTTCGTACCAGTGTCAAGGTATTCTCACAGGTTCATGCGATGCTTACGTGAGAATCTAGGAGTAAAATCGGGATACGTAGAATGCTTTATTCCAACGATATGCCACGATAACGGCTTCACGTCCTCCAGTTTACCAAACACAATGATTGGTCGTATATACACTTTCAGATGGCATACACTGGAAGATTTTGGTAGATGTTGTGAAGAAACACCAAACGAAAACAAGTTTTACCATCCAATCAAGCCGGAATTTAAGACATAGCAAACAAAAGAGTCTAACGGGTAATGATATGTGTGAAAAAAGAGATTTTCTTTTCCGGTTTGTGGATGCTACCATTCGGAATCACATCTTATTAGATGATGAAGCGCTTTATAGTACAACCGACCAATTGACGGCGGACAAGATCACAAAAGATGTACTCAAATTCGTTCCCCAAATGTCGGTTATCACCGACGCAACAGCGTGTATTGGTGGTAACACCTACTCGTTTGCCAAACACTTTGATTGTGTTCTCGCTTTCGAGAAAGATCCCCATCGTGTCAAGTTGTTGCGCCACAATATGGCAGTGTTGGGTATCGATAATGTCCGCGTGATGAAGGGCGACGCGTTGTTCCTTTGTCAACAACAACATCAACATTTGATATTTATAGACCCTCCATGGGGAGGACCCGATTACAAAAGGTTACCTCGCGTCAACCTTTTCATCTCGGGGATGCCACTCTCTGAATTTTGTGGCCAAGTATCCAAACACACACAGTACATCGCACTGAAGGCGCCTGTGAATTTCAACGAGACGGAGTTCATAAATGATACGTCCCCGTTTTTAACATTGATGCATCGTAACATGCAACTTCGGAAAATGCATCTATATATATTTAAAGTGAATGATACTTAGTTATCAACATGGCGATTCACTATGGCGATTGCATCGAAGGAATGAAGAGTTTAGAGCCGGAATGTGCACAAATTGTGATATGTGATCCCCCATATAACATTGGTAAGGACTTTGGAAACGGAAGTGATTGTCAGGAGTTTGAGCGCTATGTGTCGTGGTGTAAGCAATGGATCCATGAAGCATTGCGTATCCTCAAACCAGATGGAACATTATATATCTATGGCTTTTCGGAAATTCTTGCGCATATCCAAGTAAGGGCTTTACCGGATAATGTGAAGGTTCGCTGGTTGGTATGGCATTACACAAACAAAAACGTCCCATCTAACAAGTTTTGGCAAAGAAGCCATGAATCCATCTTATGTGTATGGAAAGGTTCACATATACCCAATTTCAATATCGATAAAGTACGTGAGCCCTATACAGATGCGTTCTTGAGAAACGCTGCGGGGAAACTCCGCAAAGGAACAAAAGGACGTTACAACAATAAGAATGAGACTACGGTTTATCATGCGCATGCGAATGGCGCGCTTCCACGGGATGTCATCAAAATCCCTGCCTTGGCTGGTGGTGCCGGTAAGAACGAACGCGTGGAGCACCCAACACAAAAACCATTGGATATATGTCGGAAACTCATCAAAGCTGCGGCCAAAGAGAACGGGCTTGTAGTAATTCCTTTCGTAGGCTCGGGGAGCGAGGCTGTAGTGTGTCAAGAGCTAGGATTGCCATTCATAGGATATGAACTAAACGAAACTTATGTGCAGCTTGCACGATCACGACTTGTATAGCGAAGTGTATAGATCACAAAGGTCAAGTGCTTTAATGCTATCATACACGTCAACTTCCTGAACTTGGTCTTCTTCAATGTAACATAGTGGAACTTTCATCCATAACTGCCATGCCATGCTCTTGTGGATAGTCATGGAGTAATCCGTTCCCATCCCCATCCAATTACCGTTCGACTGTTTGTACCATTCCAACCGCTTCGCTTTCAGCTTGGATGCTGGAACCGAGTATATTTTGTATTTACGGATATGTTCTGTCTGAGCCACTTTTGTTTTAACTGACTCCCGTGCAAGCAAGGCATAGCAGTCAAAGTTTGTCCTTATTTCATCTATTTCTTTGATGAGATCCGTTGGATCCTGATCTTTTGCATATTTGGTCAACCTATATGAGGATACCATCGTATGATCGGCACATAATCCCTTCTTTATCGAAACCTCAATCCGACTGGTCTTGCATGAGTACCTGATACCATCCAATGACATATCACAACCAGACTTATGACTACTTGGAGTCCAATCACAACGCATACCCGACTTCGTAGCGGCGTGGGACAACACAAACTCCCAAACTGCCTCTTTTATAGGAACATGGGGTCCTTGCAATATGCTTTGGTAAGCAAGCAAAGAACGACGGAGGTTTTTGGTTAGCAACTTGTTATTCATTTTGCATTGCATTGTGACCGAAATACAATGTGATCATTTTTTAACAATGTTTCCAATTACGATCTCGCAAGACCGCGTTTACTGATACGGCATCTAATATTCTCAACTCAAATTCACAGCTGTTACAGGCAACCGATTCATATACCGTAGAAAGATCGATAAACGTCCGGGTGACGATGACGATGTCTAACTTGATCAGATCTCTATTGGGATGCAGATAAAACAAATTATATTTTCCTTCGGACTCTTCATATGCCCGTTCATTTACCTCATGCCTCACTCGCCAATATAAACACGCTGGGTGACAGTTGTCCATCACGTATGCCTTGATTTTATCAATTTCATTATGGTTGTTAACATCGAATACCAATAAAAAATAATGCGGATGCATTTTTATTATTATAGAAAGATTTCAACGAAATTCTTACATACTTTCCCCGCAAAGCCTTTCCGCATACTTTTGCAGATCACTTTCATTCAATGTCTCTTTTTCCAAAAGTTCGCCAGCTAGCTCATGCAATACTTCTTCATTATGCTTCATCAATACAACGGCTTTACAATACAAATCTTGAACGATGTTGTTTATTTCCGTATCTATCTCACCTGCCAAACCTTCACTTTCTCCAAGGTACATTGGTGCCAAATTATTAGAAAACCCAAATTGGGTCACCATCATGGAAGCTAGCTCGGTGACCTTCATAAAGTCTCCGCTGGCACCATTGGTTACATATTTATCTCCAAACACAAGCTCTTCTGCAATTCGGCCGCCGAGCGCCACCATGATTTGATGCTCCAAGTATTCTCGTGTAACTAGGTCTGTGTCTTCTTTAGGCTCAAAATACGTGGCACCACCTGTAACGCCGCGTGGAACAATCGATATCTTGCGTACCTTGTCAAAACCATCCAGAACCATACCCAAAAGCGCATGCCCTGCCTCATGATAAGCGACGAGCTCTCGCTTTTCTTCTGTGATAAGAGAATTTCTTTTCTCTTCTCCAAGCGTGAGTTTCTCGAGTGCCATGTCGAAATCTTGTGAACAAACCGAAACACTGCTTCTTCGTGCGGCATAAATACTCGCTTCGTTACATAAGTTCTCCAAATCCGCACCGGAAAATCCAACAGTAACTTTGGCGAGTTTATCAATTTCCACGTCGTCGGCAATAGGCTTGTTTTTGACATGAATACTTAAGATGGCTTCGCGACCTCTCACATCAGGTAAATCCACTCTTACTTGCCGATCAAACCGTCCAGGACGCAGGAGTGCATCATCTAATATCTCTGGGCGGTTGGTAGCCCCAAGAACAATGACACCCTTGGATGGTGCGAAGCCGTCCATTGCAGTTAGCAATTGATTAATCGTTTGATCGTGTTCTTCGTGCCCACCACCCCCAAACATTCCGCCACCCCGTTTTTTGCCAATCGCATCAATTTCATCAATGAAGATGATACATGGAGACTTTTCTTCTGCCCGTTGAAAAAGACTGCGTACCCGAGCTGATCCGACACCCACGAACATCTCCACAAACTCAGAGCCGCTACAAGAAAAAAATGGAACACCTGCTTCTCCAGCAACAGCTTTGGCCAATTTTGTCTTTCCAGTGCCAGGCGGTCCGATGAGCAACACACCTTTGGGCATTTTCGCCCCGAGCGCGGTGTACTTTTGCGGGTTTTTAAGGAAGTCTACTGTTTCCCGAAGATCTTGTTTTGCGTTGTCACATCCAGCGACATCGTTGAACGTCACACCAGTTTTAGGTTCTTCATCAAGACGAGCTTGCGTCTCTCCAAATCCTTTGAGGGGATTCCCGCCACCGCCTCCTCCAAGTCCACTGAATATACGAAAAATAGCAAAAAACAACACGAATTCAAATATGTACATGATAAGAGTAGGGACATCGAGGAATGGCTCCTTAGGTCGTAAGACTTGAATGGCAACATGTTTTTTGAGAAGTTCAGTGATCACATTGGAATCCTTTGGTAACACGACACCCAGTGGAAATTCATCCGAGTATTTTGTGTAAGCGCGGAGCTCCAATTGCGATTGCGCAATCTCCACACGTGTGATGTCACCCGAGGACAGTTCGGTTAAAAAATCACTGTAGCTTATTTCTATGGGCGGAGCTGGCTGGACATCAGCCCATGGGGCGCGAACCTGTGATGCTTTATTACTTGGTTGCACGTAATCATAGTTCGGCACCGCCCGCAACAACTTGTGTCGGGTTTTAAGTGGAATGCAAGGGCGAAATGACACCAACATTATATGCAAACTACATACATAGTATGCCAATCCTTAAGTTCATTATCGTGTAAAAATATTAGGTGTTGGTAGTAAGGTAGCCTCCAGTATGGCTTCACAGTATGCTACGTTGTTGACGGAAAACAACAACTCCAATATAAGAGTGGTGGCCAACCAATTTTCTATACAAACATGGGGCACAAAGCCGGCCGCGGGCTCCTCTTTGGCTACTGTATTGGCTTCCTCGTCCAATGTCACCGTTTTGACAGTTTCGGGGTCTAATATTGGTATAGGCACAACATTGCCTCGGAGTACCCTTGATGTCCAAGGAGATCTTAGCATCACGGGCAACCTGACAAAGGGTGGACTCCCATTGGCCTACGACTGGATTAAAACCGGCTCCACGATAAACGTTGCAAAAGGAACACCTGTGGGTGTTGGCACCACAAATACACAAGGTTATGATGCATTCGTAAATGGCAATTTGGGAGTTTCATCTAACATAGTCACAAGCAATATCACAGTTCTAGGGCAGTACTTCATCGCAAATGACACTGGTGCGATCCGAAATGCGTTACAACTTAGCCCCGTTAAAGCTAACTTTGTCATTTCAACTTCCCAGCAATCAAGCTTCTTTATTACTCAAGAAGGAGTATATACTTCATCGGCAAGCAACACAGATGTTTATATAAATGGCTTGAAATTGGCTCATAATTCTTCAACATTGAAGGATTTCGACGTCAGCCTTTTTTGGACAACTTCATCGCAGACTGTGTATACAGTTACATTGACTAAACCCGCTATATATGGAGATGTTGTTGATATATCTATTTGGCCATCTTTTATTAACACCACTGCCACTAAACTACCTGGATATGTGTATCAACAATTCTTCGATCCGACAATATGGCAATACGTGGATGCAAGTAACGTTTACCGACCTAACGGAAACGTTGGCATCGGCACATCTCAACCCGTATTGAAATTGGATGTTCAAGGAAAAGTTGCATCATTCGGACACGTTCATGAAGCCCCGGGAAGCGAAACCGACGTCCTTCAAGGATCTCCCGCTCTTGGACGGTTTGTAGCTATGGAGTCATATGGTACAGTATATTATGCTTTGCCATATGCCGGAAGTATACTTTATGAATTAGACCCAAAAATTGGAACCGAAACAATAAAGGTTTCTAAGACTACAACTGCCACATCTGGTTCAATAGCGGTAACCGCTGGATACGAGTACTACACTAATGGAAAGCCAGTTGATTTCAATGCCGATGGCTTTAACCATACAATGGTGCCTTTAGCAACAGTTGGACGTTATTTTGGGGCTTGGAACAATAGAGCCTATCCACATACCTTTTATGTGTATTCCCCATTCTCTACGGTGATCATAAAGTACTATTGTTCCACAGGTGTACAAGGAACACCCGTTCAAACAATAACCGTTCCCATGCAAACTGTCACTACAATAACATCGCAATCGGTTACGGGTAGTGAGACCCATATTTTTGAAGTAGTTGGTGGTGTTGCAGTGATGAGTGTAAAAGGAAGCCAAGTAAATACAACGCATATTAATGGTAATCTAGGAGGGGATATGGGAATATTGTACCCAGCAACTTCAATACAATATGTTTATTCAGTTATCACAGCAGCTTACGACATCTATCAGAATACAGTTTCAACCGCGGGAAACAAATGTGTTTTCTCAAGTAATAACAACCCCACTTTTGCAACATATATAGGAGATGGGTACGGTGATAATTATACACCAAGTGTGCCATTAGAAGTACTTAGTGATACATATGCGATGGGACACAACATACGTGATTATGAGTTCGTTATACCCTATCCAAATACAAGTATTAATGTGTCGTATTCTTCAAATTCATCATGGTATCTTTATAAGACACATGAATATCCAAGCTCATGCAACATAACAATAACATCCCCTTTCGCCGATTTCCAAGGTACGCCAAGTGGAGCGAATACAGCTTCATACCTCGCCACAGGCGCATCGCAATGGTTGTTTTCAGGTAACAACCCTTTTCTCTTACGGACAAATGATTATAGTGGTGATGAATACTGTCCACGAGGCTGGCGAGCACAACATTATTCCGCTTTAACTAAAGATGGATATAGCTTCAGTAATATATACGAATCTGCTCTAAGCGGGAATATCGGTATTGGTACATCGGATCCTTCATATAAGTTGCATGTCATTGGAGACGTAAATTTCACAGGGAATCTTTATCAGAATGGTTCTATGTTCGTCAGTGGTGGTGGAGGTGGAGGCGGAGGTTCATCAAGTCAATGGACTACCACCCCAAATGCCAGCATCTTCATTAACTCCAATGTGGGTATAGGTACGGATGACCCCACCACGTCTTTACACGTATATGGAACATCAACATTTACAGACACAATGACCCTCCCAAAGAATGCCACAATTTCACCTTTTGAGGGTGATGGAGTTTGGATTGGTTTGCCAAAAACGGGTCCATCCGCATTGGGATCCGGCTCTCCTGGTTCCGATGCATGGATCGGATATGCATATGTTAATGGCAATTGGTTTGGTGACGCTCTTGCCGGAGATATTTGTTACAGAAATTTTGGAGGACGACTTTTATATGGTTTCGCGGCGGAAGCTCATAGTATATGTTTTTCTCTTTCATCATCATACTTTCTCAATAACGTTGGAATCGGCACAAACAACCCACAAAACAAGCTCGATGTGTATGGTTCGTGTGCTATCGGTACGTATGCTGGAATAGATATTAGTGGAACCAATGGTCTTATTGTCAGTGGTAATGTCGGTATAGGAACGACTTCTCCAACACAAGCTTTAGATGTAAGAGGTCCTATTCGTGCATTGGCAAATGGTCAATGGCTACAAGCCACAGATGCAGCAAACCAAGTGTTCACAGGCTTCACGAAGAACGGAAATAGGACGCAGATTGATTCTCCAATGGGTAACTTTCAGTTTACAAATAACATTAGTATTAAAACCACAAATGGGGTCAACACAAACTCATTGGATGTAAACGGGGCAGTTGCAGTAGGATCGTCGTATGCAGGTGTACGCAGCGCACCTTCAGATGGTGCGCTTGTCCAAGGAAGTGTCGGTATCGGAACTACGGCTTGCGTTAATAAACTTGATGTTAATGGTTCATTGGCAGTGGGTGCATCTTATGCAGGTATACGCACCGCCCCCACTGATGGTTTGCTCATTCAAGGAAGTGTCGGTATCGGAACTACGGCTTGCGTTAATAAATTTGATGTGAACGGATCTATGGCTATAGGTGCATCCTATGCAGGTACACGCACCGCCCCCACTGATGGTTTGCTTGTCCAAGGTAATGTCGGCATTGGAACAACAAGCCCATCGGTGCCATTGGTCGTATTGGGTACCACAAACAATACTGGTACGTTCAAGGTTTGTTCTAGTACATCAGGAACGGGAGATCAATGGTGGATGGGTTTCGGACATTCCAGTGCATCCACAGACGCAAATGACCGTGCGCGGATAGGCGTCAACATTTCATCAGCGAACGCAGGACGTTTGTATTTTACAACCGGAACAGCGGGAAATCAAACTGAACGTGTGCGCATTGACGAAAATGGTAACGTTGGCATTGGTACCGGACCATTAACTCCATCATTCAAGCTCGATGTTAACGGAAGTGCACGGGTGACATCTAATGTGACGCTGGCAACTACCATGCAAGTCCATTCATTCACCCGATTATTGGGAGCCACGGCAAACGATTTCACAAACATATGTGAGTTAACTGCCGCAAATGGTGCATACACAATATTTCTGAATGTCGTTCATAGCGAATCAGGTTCATCAGAATCGCGTACATATATTGCTGCTATAGATTTCATAAGCTCCGCCTTGTACTACGTCCTCAATCCGATATCTTCAACGGGTGCATTTCAAGGAACTCAAGATTGGATGGTGGAAATCAATACTAATGGCAATACGTCAACATTGCGATTGGTAAGGATATCCGGAACAAGTACTAACAATTTTACATGCACGCTTTCGGTATTTCAAAGCAGTGCTAATCAAGTTTCAGTGAATCCTTCGACGACAACTGGTTCTGGTGCAACGAACTCCGGGGTTTATGCAACTACTCAAATTGCCCAAATTGATGGTAATGTTGGAATAGGTGTGACAAACCCATCTTATAAATTAGATGTCAGTGGCTCAAGTAGAATCCAAAGTGCTTATGTCGGTAGATTATACGACAATGACATATATGCAGGTTTTATGCATTCCTCTTTATCTCCAACCAATAACGAGTATGCATTATTGGCATTTAATACAGGAGAAACGGCAATAAACTACAAGAGTGGGACAAAGTTTAGTGTTCGGAGAGATAATGCGGAAGTTATGGTTATTAACAATAGTGGGCAAACTAGATTCACTAATATATCCCATGCAACAATAACAAAGAATCTACCAGCCGGTAATACAGGAGCATATGTAGATGTTTGCGAAATAACGAATGGATACAATTCATTTGTTGAAGTGACTATGACATTTGCAAATGACATAAATTTACAAATAGGTACGAAACAGTACTTTATTCCAATCACGACCTATTGCATGCCAAATGCTCAGCCTGCTAACACTCCCTTGAGTTATAGAGTTTTGCCTCTTGTTTCAACCCCTGTGGTATATGGTCCTTTCGATTGTGACCTTGAGGTTAGATTAGATGAGGTTTCTAAAATAGCAAGCTTGAAACTAGTGAAAAAAATGTTTTCATACACAGAAACAACGAGAAATTTTAATGTTACCTGCTACATAAAGATATTTTCATTGGATGCCAATGTTGCCATTGTAGAATCAACGACATCGGGAACAGGTTATACAATTTCTACGAATATACACTCATCAACTACACTAACTCAAGTGAATTCAATGGTTGGCATTTTGACAGATTCTCCTTCTTCTACACTTGATGTCAAAGGGAGTTTGTCAGTAGGAACATATTCCGTTGCAGCTCCTTCTAATGGCTTACTAGTAAGTGGTAATGTAGGCATAGGAACAACAAATCCTACGAGACCCTTACATATTGTAACGCCAACTAATACTTTGATTCAAGTTACAACAGATACAAGTGCAGTTGGACAAATAAGCGGCATCGAATTTGGTATTCCCACAAGCGTAAGGAGTAAGATTTTCGCGACAACCAAAACAGGAGACAAATGTGATTTGACGTTTTCTGTTCAAAACGGAGCTGCCACACCAATTAATACAATGTACTTAAGTGAAGATGGAAACGTTGGTATTGGTACGCTCACCACCGGTAGAAAGTTACACTTATTTAACACGGGAACCAACAACTATGTCAGGATTCAAGGAGATACCGCTCAACAACAAGGTATCGAGTTTTTCGACACCGTACAAAGGTGGGCTATCTTCAAGCCCGGAAATAGCACCAACTTGGCATTTTATCCAGGGTCGGGGGCTAACAGAGTTGTATTCTCCTCCAATGGTGCGACCGTCATGGGAGACTCTGTGACTGGATACGGAATGCATACACGAACCTTAACTAGCACTGCAACGTATACGGTAAATACGGATATTACTGATACTAATCGCAACTTATCAATTGTTAACCCAAGTACATCTACGAGTGCAAATATATACACTTCATTATCATTCCATTTGGCACCCTCGGCTGGTTTAGGAGCGAGTGGAAGAACACTTGTCGACATGAAAGTGGTACGAAAGACAGCAGCAACGTCGGAAGGTGCATTGATATGGGGTGGGTACAATAGCGCTGGTACAGCTTACCAAGATTGCATGGAGTTGAATTTCAATACAGGGAACTTGTTGGTACGTGGAGATATAACCGGGTTTAATACATTCTCCGATCAAAGGCTCAAGACTGACATCCATACGCTTGATGGTGCTTTGCAAAAAATAAACATGTTACGGCCGGTTGAATATAAATGGAAGGACGACATTCCGGTGGCTCATAAGAGAGGTCAATCCGACGTTGGTTTAATTGCACAAGACGTTGAACCGTATTTCCCATTGGTTATAACTGAACACGATTTACCAGGTACGACACAACCAAAATACTTTGGCATAAAGTATGAAAAGCTTGTACCTTATTTGATTCGTGCCGTACAAGAGTTGTCTACAGAAAATCAATTGTTACGTGACGAGTTGAAACTAATAAAGCAACATATCGGCATGCTTTCTTAGGAGGCTGCAGCTTTAGCAAGCTCATCTGCTTTTGCGTTCCAGGTGCTTTCCCAATCCGTGCCGCCCGTGTGCGCTGCAACGTGTTTCCATATAACTCGCCGACGTTGCACGAGCTCATCCAAACGCATAACGAGATCTTTGTTCATGACCTCCTCACCGTCCGCCTTCTTCCACCCTTTCCGCTTCCAACCAGACATCCACTTGGTGACACTATTTATAAGAAGCATACTATCTGTATAGATATACAATGGCTTATCTAGTGTAGGATTAACGGTATCGGCGACTTCGATCGCCTGGATAGCCGCCGTGTATTCGGCGCGGTTATTGGTTTTGATGCCACCGACCAAAGGATGGCTTGCCGTGAGGTGCGGATGATTTGGCCAAACCATGGCGAACCCGGCTTTCACATGAGCTTTGCCATTCCCGATGGCACTTCCATCTGTAAAAACCACAAGATCATCCGGTTCGCAGGGGGTCGCGGAACCCACGTCAACACCCATCTGTGCCACAACCGACGGCACTCTCTTTTGTGATGAAACGGATGCGATAAAATCTTTCGCCTCTTCTTCCGTAGCGAACTTGCGATATTTGGGGTTCTTAAATCCATCGACTTGTTTCTTTGTGTCCGCCCACGAACGGTAAATTCCAGGCTGACGACCAATGGCCACTGCATAGTACATGTTGGCGACAACTTGAGGCATGGTGTCAATCATTAGACTTCCCTTACACATACCCATCAATTTTTACTTATATTACGTATATCGTTGTGCAAATTCTATGCTTTCAGTGAATCTTTGAAACGGTAAGGGAAGCTGTAAAATATCAAACCTTGAAAGGTTACTTAAGTCTGTATCAACACCTTCCCTTAAGTACCTTCTTAGAGTGTCATGAGACAAGCTCATCAATTCACATAACGCATTTTTCCAAAAACATAATCGACCATGCCATCCTGCATTGTTTATAGAACACACATTAATAGGATCATCTCTCATTTCTTGGAAAGGAGTGGTATATATTCCTAAGTCATTTATACATACAGCGGATGTGTGGTCTTCCTTTCGGATCCAATTGAAGTTATACACAAACGTTTTCATACGTAACCGGATTGGATACTTGAATTTAAAGTAGTTTTGTGGAAGAGCCTTCACAGTTTCAACACTCGGTATCTCATCCACATCACATACCATCACAATATAGTCCGTACCATGGTATACGGATTGGATATGATGTTGTATGAGGTTACGTGAAGAGGAATTTATTACATCAACGGCAATGAATGTAACTTTATCTTTGAAGGGCTCGAATACATCAATGTGCGCGTCGTAGACACATGTAGCTCCTGCAACAATAAACCGATCAACTACATCATATAGATATCGTAACCGAAGTTCCGCAATGGGCTCCCCATTATAAATAAAAGTATCTATGATGGAGATCATTCTCCCCCACACTTTTTATGATGTTAACTGATTTTTCCTTAAACTCATACCAATACAGTTTCCTTCCACGCATCCGTTGGCTGCTGGCACATCATACACTTATGTGTGTTTTGAACAGAATATGCGCTATTGTCACACATAGCTTTCTTTAAACAATCTAAGTGGTATCTTGCGTTACAACATTGTAACCTGTAGTGATCGTCGTTAGGAATGCTCCCATGACAAATTAGACATATCTCATTCGTCGCCTCTTCTTCTTTGATTATCATCTTCCTCTCTATCGTCCACCCTTTCCTTCGCATTTTACTAACTCGGTAGGCCGAAATATCATCTACGTCCGCATATCTCGCCTTCATTTGTTTGATGTCTTCCATAATTGTCGTTAGCTTGTTGTGGCGTTCCGTCAAAGATAAAGCGGGGTACAACATCGGCGACATGGTGATGCCGCTTCGTGTCATCAGAAGCGCATTACATTCAAAGTCGATGTTCCCAAAGGGCGGTGAGTACTTGAAGAAATCCAAGTTGTCGGCCACAAGTATGTCCAAGGTCAATGGTCGTTGGATGCATGATACATATCTTCGGATGCTTCCGAGGAAATCATCCACATGATCTTTTATGAAGTCTCTTGCCCCCCGATGCAAAGTCTTGTTGATAGCGGTTCGAATTTGCTTCAATTTATACGAGTCGAAACATTTAATACCGTATCGCACATGTCCCAGCACTCCTTTTGGTACGGACAACCTTGGAAGATACTCCTTTGCATCTTTGCGCTCGAAGACCTTTGAAATCACGAGATTTTTCTTAGCGAGCCTTGAAATAAAATGACAAACATTATCTGCCATCATGTAACAATCGATGTCCGATGAGATCACCATCCGTCCTTGCAGATTCGGGAAATGATCTAAATCGCTATAACGCTCTGTGTCACCCACACCGTAAAATTCTTGGGCATGCATGTCATGTAACAATACATCCCGAACATGCCCGCCAAAAATAACACCTCCAAAATCCAAAACATCTTTCTCTAAAGACCTGCGAAGTTTGTATTGAAATTTACAATGATTGCACATTATTATCTTGTTGAAATTAATGCACGCTCATGTAACGTATGTGCCTCTATAGGACATGCAATCCCTTGTGGTACATCGCTTTTTGTATTTTCCTTAAGTAACATATTCGCAATTTGTTCGAGGGTGTCTTCAACGTACTTCGTGAAGCCTTCACACTCGCATGATCCGCGGTGGTAAATTTCGTGAAGTATATCGCGCACGGTAGCAAGTATGTTTTTCGTAATAGGTTCGTAAAATCTTCGTTGCATCATATTGTTGATGAATGTGAGACGATAAGATAGATAGGTATTTGTTAAATGTGTCCCTTCTTGGTACACGGGGGGCTCGCTAAGCGCAGAAGGAAGTGCGCACATGAGGCTTTCCATCTGACTATATTCTTCGCTCTTATCTCTCGTGTATACTCATTTTTTACACAAAAATTGACCGCGTTACATTGATTGTCAAGTAACCACAAGTAGTGACCAAGAATAATGAACCCGTTGCAACAAGCTGTACTTGAAGTCGTGAAAAAGGGGAACAACGTCTTCGTGACGGGTCCGGCTGGATGTGGAAAATCGTATGTCATCGAGAATATAGTGCGATATGCATTATCAAATGAGCAACGCTTCGGCGTGACAGCTACAAGTGCAGCGGCAGCAATCCTTATTGGTGGACGAACAATCCACTCTTTCTTAGGTATCGGTTTGGCACGGAAAGATGCCAGTTCCTTAGCCGACGTTACCTTTCGGAAAGCCAAACATATTGTCAAGCGGCTTCGGAGCCTTCAGCTATTGATTATAGATGAAATATCGATGATGAGCGACGAACTTTTTGACAAGATAGATGCATATCTTCGTATAATCCGTCAACAAGACCATCCCTTTGGCGGAGTCCAACTTGTGCTAAGTGGGGATTTTGCCCAATTGCCTCCAGTAGAAGGTGATTTCTGTTTTCACTCTCGCGCTTGGGAGTCGGCATGTCTTGAAATACACTATTTGAGTATCAACATGCGTCAGATAAACGACCTCATTTTTCAATCCCTTCTCTCACGCGCACGCGAAGGGATGCTATCACCAGAAGATCATGATATGTTGCTTTCATTGAAGACCACGATATTTCCACCACATATTGTACCCACACGCCTCTACTCAAAACGTGTTGATGTCGAATCCATTAACAAAAAATGCATTGATTTATTGATTAAAAAAGGAGCCTCCGTGGTAACATTCCAGACACAATACGCTTGCGAAAAATCGAAGCAATGGGCAAACTCCCAACGTATCTTGGACAAGGTTGACATATGTGAAGGAGCTCAAGTAGTTATCACTTGGAACATAGACGTTGATAACAACATTGTAAATGGCACACGCGGCGTTGTCACACGGATTGGCGCAACCCACGTGGTTGTCAAAGTGGTTGATGGGTCTCACCATATAGTTGAGATGCGTAGACATGAGGATGAAGACAACAAATCCCTATGGGTTTATTACCTTCCCGTGGAACCTGCTTACGCTGTAACATGCCACCGAGCTCAAGGCATGACACTCGATGCCGTGGAAATCGACGTTGGTACATCCATCTTTGAATATGGCCAGGCGTATGTAGCGCTCTCCCGTGCACGATCATTGAATGCAGTGAAAATATTAGATGTGACAAAAAAGGCATTTCGCATGCATCCAGACGTCAAAAAGTTCTATAAAGACTATTTGAACCAGAATACATCAAACCACCGAGGATGACACCTGCTACAACTTGTAGTGGGGTGTGACATTTAATCGCAATACGGGATAAACATACCAAAAAGATTACAAGAAATGAAAGTACGTATATCCCGACGGATTGTACTTTATAGGTCATTAATAGTGAGCATACCAAGAAGACAATCAACGCGGCATGTCCAGAAGGGAAACCTGGTTGTCCGCTTACATCCCCACTTCGCCTGAAACAATCGCAATTTTGGGCTCCTTCGGGACGCCGGAGCCAGGGCATATTTGAAAGGAACGGCTGTGAAATGTATTTTACTATAGCCACCAATATAGATACGATCGTTCCGAGAAGAGCTACAACTATTAATTTATTATCCCAAATTCCAGCAAAGTAAAGTGTGATTATGAGTGTTAATGGTATATATGATATAATGTGCCAAAACATATTATATTTTTTAGCAGTAAAAAATAATGGGAGGAAGAAGTTCAAAACCACAACCCAAAGTATGTCAAGCCTACTTCGGGAACATGTTGTTTAAGGAGGGTTGCATGGGTATTACCGATGACGCGTATATTGATGAGGAAATGTTATTAAGTGCACCTTGCCTTGTCATTCCATTGCGTGCGATTTCCTTTGTTCATCTAATGGTAGTTGTCAGACGATGTATCGAAGCGATAGGAAACAATGATTTTGCAAAGTTTGCGAAAGAAAATGCATCCACGATCCGAATGGTGGAGCAGTTCGAAAAAAGCCAACAAAAAGCGTCGTCACAATCAAGCTCCACTTCAACGACGAACCAAGACACAAATACTACCTTACTAAAGATTGCAAACGAAAGCGGTGACACACCTTTTGACCCTGTGGAAAATTATAGAAAGAGGTTGTTCGATTTACTAGAAATACTGAACTTGATGCACTTAGCAAGTATATACGAAAAGGAGTACCAATATGTTCCTCCTAAACTTGATCCAGACATGGATCCATTGTTTGTTCCTCCAAAACTTAAAGGGTCTCTTGTCAATCCAGTTCCTCAGTTACCCGCATTAGCTCCACCCAAGAAACTCCCAAGTTTTGATAAAAAGAAAGCCGAAGACTTTAAGTTTTTGGGTCCAATATACCTTTTCGTAGCCAATCACAACAAACCAAAGGTATGTACAATTGAAGCTTACTTGTACTTTCCAACCATGACGAAAGACATTCGACCCGCACCAAATTACGACTTCATTGGAAAATCACACAGGTGGATGCATCGTGTGGTAAATGACGAGTATTATGATATGTCCACGCAAGGAGGATGCAAAAATATTTGTATGGGAGCGCCCCAACAGAAGCAAAAGCTAAAAGGAGAAGACTATTTTATAGCATGCGGGTGTGTAAGCGAGGATACCCAAAAGAAGTGTCCAGAAACAAATTATAAGCGTAAAAAACCCGGACCCCCTATCAAAAACTATTTTGTCATATACCGTGTCAATATGTCTCATGTAATGTTTAAAAGGTTCTTCTCACCAGATTCACCTGATACGTTGTTGTTGAACATCTTGCCATCAAATTGGGACTTGTTTCCGGGTTGCAAATACACGCTAAGGTCGAGGAATGAAATGGTATTCACCCGCTTGGAATCCTATGATATTCCTGTTCCCGGTACGACATCGGGAAGGACTCAACTTGTCGTGCCAGGAGGAAGATTCGGCGTATTTATAAATGGTGGGGAAGATCTAAATGATTTATGTAAGAAGAGAAAAAAGCCGGCAAAAGCCACATTGGCCATGAGTATAGACCACGTTGGGAAACCCCGACGCATGGTATTTGAAGGAGGCTATCTGACTATCTACGCATCAGAAGATCCCAAGTCCTCTAAGGAAGATGTAGCTTGGACAGTACAAGCAGCTCAAGAGAACGCTGCAGCGCCCCTCGCACTTGTACTCCTTGACGACGGTAGAATAGATGTATTTGACCGAGACAATAAGTCTGTTGTTGACACTAAGTTTGTAAGCTTTATCCAAGATAAGACGGGTAACCTAGCAAAAACTTTGCCTCCGGAACTTCAACCTTTAGAAGATGAGAGTGACGAGTATGATCCTGAAAAAGATTTCCAAGCCCGTTTAGAAAACCTCAAGGAGTATTTGCGAGCTCGTAAACTACTGATAGAGGAAGTTGCACAAGTTATAGCTTTGAATAGTCAAACTGCTGTTCAGGAGATCGGTCCGATAGGAGAGCTTCTAGAGTATGATGACAGCATTGACTATAAGCAGCGCCTTACCCAGCTGGTTGAGTTTCTTCGCAATAATGGACATCCTTATGTAGAAATTCCGGCTGATGAGCCGGCAGAAATACAACACTCTGTACCCAACTCGCAACCATCATTGGATAACGTGGACTTTGGAAAAATGTTGGACTTCAAAACAGAAGAAGATTTCAAGGAGCGTTTGGGAAAACTAGTTGCCTTCTTGAATATCAATGGATACCCTAATGTCACGGTTCCAACAGATACTGGGAGTACTAAAAAAGAGAAGGAGAGCGTTAGTAGCATAGATGTTGGGCAATTATTAGGTTTCAATGCAAGCGAGGATCTTAATACACGTCTTCAACAGCTTGCGGCGGTTATTGGTTCAAATTAAACAATAAACAGCTAGTGTGAGTACAACACGAGCATTATTGACAGGATACTTTTGACCGTCGTGAGTTAACAACTTTACATGAAACCTTCGCATCTTAGGTTCGGCTGGTCGCATAATGTAGATGTATGGATCCCGTGTAATGTCACCGGACACAGCAGGGTATATATCTGTACCAGGTCCTATTCTTCCAAAAAGAGCTACATTTGTGTCGTTAGCGACTGCGGTGCTGATATAACCATTCAAATAAAGATACGCATGCTCTACGTTGTACAACTGAAGTGGAACTTTGACTTCATTCAAAACAAAATAGCCTAACGAAGTACTTGGCTGGTAAAATTCGGTTCGCAGTACCCTGATGGCAACAACATCCCGTAAAGTTTCTTGAAGCTTCACTACAAAGTCACTTGATTCTGTATATATGTTTTTGTCTCTATGTTCTGAATCAATAATTATGTTATAAATTCTGAATTTAGTTGGCACATAACGATCCATTGATAAATTTGCGGTTTCATCAGCGTCTTCAGCGCTTAGAGGTATTTTGTTTTTCCGTTTCATCTTCCGTTTTTGTTTTTCCAACTGTTCTTCCTGAACGTGTTCAAGCACCCGGCGCTCATTTTCATTTTCTTTTTGTAAATACTTTAGGTATCGTGCTTGCATCTCCATTGCATATCGTCGTTGTGTGTCCATGTCTATTTTACTTAAGAAAAAGAACAACCGTCTACATATGTTGGAAATAAGATATTTTGGCTTTTGGCCGTCATTCTACACAAGCCATACTAACTCACTGAAAACATTGTTTCAATACCTTTTTGAAGGATTGAAAACCACGAAGGAAATACATGTACATTCAGTGTTCCCTCACAATATTTTAGAGCCGAAAGATACAAATGTAATAAATGTAAGCTTTTCAGGTGAAAGCTATTTCGACGATCCAAGCAAGTATGATGTAAACCTTATCATGCAATCAACCGATCTGCCCTCTAAAGTGGTCTACTGCCCCCTTTTTAGTATAGGATCTACTGAATACGGCTTTTGGGAGCAATACATGCAAACAAGGCAATACACTGAGAAGCAACGATTTTGTGCCTTCGTAGTGAGTAATCCTACAGCTATGTTGCGTAACACTTTCTTTGCGCTTTTGAATTCCTACAAACGTGTGGATAGTTGTGGTGCCGCTCTCAATAATTGTGGTGGGTGGTGCGCGCCCAAGGAACATGATATTTATTTTAAGTTCCTCAATCAATTCAAGTTCATGATTTGCTTCGAACACACATCAAATCCGTATTACATCACTGAGAAGCTTCACAATGCGTGGCTGGGAGGTACGATTCCTATATATTGGGGATGCAAGCAAGCTACAACATTCCTTAACCCCAATGCATTTTTATATCTTGAAGATGAATCTAATGAAGCAATCGAGCGATTGATCCACAAAATAATAGAGCTAGATAATGATAACGCCAAGTACATGGAAATGTATAATGAACCTTTGATAATTGGCAACCAGATTCCCCACGAACTGGACATTGAAAAGATCCGAAACAAAATACACCAGGTACTTGTAGAATGATTGAGTTGACGCCATTTTTCCAAGGATACACAACCAAACAATTGGGACAGAAATACTTCGGAGGTAGGATGTTATATGGCCAACTAATACAAGGAAGTTATTATTATGCACGGTATATTGATACTACCGATCTTGATGTATCAATTTGGGTAAGCAATATGGACATGTTTGACGGTAATTATAACTTTCGTTGTGACATTGAAATCCTAGGATCTCCCAACATGAATATCTGGAGCAAGTCATCCTCATTAATTGATAATACCATAGTAAATGGCTACAACTTCCCAAGAACGGTATTTGACCTTGGACAATATCAAAAAGTAAGACAAATAAGGTTTTCAGTAACACATCCTACCATTCGTAACAACTATGAATTCTTCTTGTGGAAGCCATCTCAAATCATCCGTTTATATTAATCAAAATCAGTCAATACTCATACGATCTGAGCGCGAAGATCTCATAGATAGATTGATAATGTCATCATGATATTCGGTAGTCTTGTCTAATTTTCCCGCAATAGGAAAGTCAAATGTGCTTCCATCAAATGGCATCTTATGCTTGCTATGTAGCTTCTTTTTGTGTAAACGGATATCTTCAAACATCCTCTTATAATCACTTATAATCTTATCATTGAACATCTTGTATATCGGATCCACCGCATTCAACTTTATCTTCGTACCATATAACTCTCCAGCACTGGAGCCTGATTTGTAGCTTGGATTGTGCATGTAGATGCGACGCAACTCGTTGAAACGAGCTACATCTTTATTACGCTTCCTTGCCCATATACGCATAGTGGTAAGTTTTTCGTCTTCATACGTATGAAGCAGATCCTTCAGTAAGAATTTCATGGAAGCAATGGGAAGTCCGTTAACATCAGTCACAATCTCAGACATGCTTGTACCATTTGCATTATCTTGAATCGCCACATCAACTATAGGCACATCGTACTGCAGGTTAAATTTGCGACCGCCATATATGCCCCTCAAGTATCCTCTGTAATCAATAGAAAACAATGTAACTGGTAAAGTATCAGAAGACCTTTTTATGTGACGAAGACGGAATTGAACATTCTTAATATTGTTGGTTAAGAACTTGATATTTGCATGCATACCATCCACGACACCCGTTCCTATGTTATCGGTTCCATTGACCTCAAGAAGCCGACGCTTATTTGTGATAAGATAAGTTACTAATTTACTCATTTGATCAATAACAATCTTTCGCACTGTATTCTCATCTTTCACGCTCGAGACATAGACTTTGGTATCAATATCCTTTGTCACAGAAATATTCCTCTTGTAACGCCTCATTGCATCACCGCCCACAATAAACATGAACGCCGACCCATTTGTCTTGTCCACTATTTCTTGGCTTGTTTCTTGAACAAATGCATTGATGGATGGACGTAATCGTTCAACTAACCATGATTCAAATGTATCACATAAAGCGTCAATATGAAGATCCCTTGTCTTCAGAGCTTCTAATTGTATTCTATTCACATACGTCTCACTAAATAAGGGGGAATGACCAAACACAGAAACATACTTGGATGCTACGTCGTCATATACTTGTGACATTGATTTACCCGTAGCCGCCATTGCTCGGAAGAACAATTCGCGCCGGATCGTATCAACATCAAGACCTTTCTCGCTGCTACGATTTTGAGAAATCATCATGGCAAATGTGATCAACGCATCTTCGTTCAAATAGTTCCAACCATTGAGTTCACGCAAGTATTGCTTTTGGAATATACCAATATTCACATTCGGCACGTGCCCCATTTCGACGTACAACATTAGCTTCTTTCCAAATGGAAGATCCTTCTTTTCTTCGGCAGCCTTTGAACGCAGTGTCACCTTGTTTTTGCCATCATCCAAAATAAACCTGAACGCAAAGGACGGAAACATAGTATAGGTGGCAAGTTTCTTGGGTTTGCAACTTTTCTTTACAGGACTGATTTCCAACCCGTCAACACGGAGATCTACCGTATAACCATACTTCTCTAGAACCGCATCACATTCTTGTTTGATTTTCAAAGCTACATTCCGATAAAATGCACAAGCAATTACTTCACACTCTTTTAAATCAGGTGTTATCATGAAAATATCGGTATTGCCTGCGGTCAAGGCACTTCTTTCGGCGGGGGTCAAAGATGCGGATGGTAATGCGGATTGAGACCACACCATCCATGCTCGGCTTCCGCCAATAAAAGTTCTTAATGTTTCACTTCTATGGTTGATTATATCCATCATGTTCCGCGAGATGATGTCATTTAGTCCCGATGAATGCATGAATGTCGCGAAAGCATCACGCTTTGCAATTGCAGGCATCTGAAGATCGGGTGTGGGAACTTTCATCCTCGGAGGAGTGCGTAAATCCATAATGTCCTATCTGATTAGTTATATAAAAACTTGAAGAATGCTGAGAAATATCCGTTGTAAAGCGTCATATTTTGATCGTGTTGACGTAGATAATAGCAACAAAGTATTCTATATCTATAATCTAGCGCGTTACCACAACCGTCCGCATTATTGCTTTGGAGAAACACACGACATTCATGCAACAGAATTGGTTCTTGCACGAACTTTGCCTCTTTATAAACGCATATATGTTGTTCCAGTAGATCATGTGTGTGACGGTATAAGCAAATTTCAAGATCAAGTCCAACCGTATATAACCAGCCTACCTTTTGATCTCCCGATGCAAGTGTTTGCACTTGAGGATAGCACATGTATGACTGACATTGTAGAGGCAGCTGACATTATCTTCAAACAGCACTCAAATGAAATATAGTAGTTTAATAGAAATGTCTGTTACGTCCGTAAAAGTATGTGGAACTGGAACAAAGGGTGTGATTGCTTACAACATCGACCTCTCCCAAAAGAAGCCCGAATGGCGCATTCCCAAAACATCCAAGAACCTTTTGTTTAAAGTCATGACAGATTTGTGTTCATATCGCAACGAGCTGAAGAACGCAAAATACCTTGGAAACCTCGATCCCCAACAACGCTTTTTCATCTTCCCTGTTGCAGCATACACCTTATCAAGTGATCCTGTGTTACTTAGATATCTTTATACAAAGAATCCAATAGAAAAAAAAGATTTCAACCCCTTAGCTAACAAAATGTACGTAATGTCAATCCCTTATGGAGGCGAGTCAATTTACGCATTCAAAAAAAATGGCAATACGTTGACTTCGCAACAAGCAAAAGATGCCATTTCAAACCTTCTGGAAGGACTTGCAATCTTGCATCGAAAGGACATCGTACACGGTGACCCTCATGCGCATAATGCCGTCATCCATATTGATGTGAACGGAAAAGCCTTCGCGAAATGGATTGATTTCGGAGAAATGAAAACAAAACAAAATAAGCAAAGTGATATGACATCTTTTATGGCGGTAATTACCACTATATTAAACATGGTACCGTATGACGACATTGATGAAACCATCGACGCCATGAAGACGAATATGCGCGGTGTGGCACCGATGTCGGCATTTGACCTCAAGACACGCGACGGTTTCCGTAGCCTCAATAACGTCCACCGAAAGCGAACACCGAAGACATCTTCCTCGCCGAGGCAAACAAAACGTGCGCACTTATCGCCAAGCTTAAAGAAGGTTATTAACTTTTGATGTGAAAAAATGATGCATGTTGAAGACGTGTACAATGGAAGTCAACAATTCACAAGCTATACGAGATGCAACATTACGTGGTTAAAACTAAAGCAAACCCTATGACATGCCGTGCATGGGAAAAATGGACAGTTGAAGAGGACAATAACCTTATCAAGGAGTTGTTCTCGTCCAAATCTTTGAAGGATATTGCTATTTCTCATCATCGCACTGTAAATGGTGTCCGTTCACGTGCTCTTATGTACGCAATTACAGCATTCAATAACACTTTTGAGGATATAAATAAAGTATCAAAGTTGTTTCAAATATCACCAAAATTTCTTACAAGATACATAGATTCAGACGATGTCAAGAAAGTACCCTTAATAAATGTACTGGCACCATGGGATGAAGCACAAGACAAATGGTTGATGTCACATATACATAAGCTTACTTTGACCGATATAGCAAACAAAATGCGACGATCAGAAATAGAGATATCATATCATTTAGGGGAATTGTTTGATGGGTACCCTTTAGTTGTCATTTCCACTATGTGCAAACATACGGTAACATGTGAAAAATTGGCAAACATGTTACGGATGGATCGTTCTCCGATTACTTGGGTTTGATACAGTGTGAAAATGCGTCAAGACAAGAAGCAGTTGTTCGTGCGGCTTTATTCAAATCGAACTTTCCTTTTGCCGCGTCCGATATTGTTGATACGATACTTCCGATTAAGTCTTCTTTCACCAACAAATGAAGAGCTTTTATGGTTCCAGGAGGGAGGAGATCATCATCAGTGCCACTTATACCATCAGCTCCTTTCGCAATGTCTTCAACGACAGCTACAATGTACTCCTTTTTTTGTTGACCAGAAAGCTCCTTGAAGCTTTCTAACAACTCCATTCCTTTGGCAATTATGGTCATTGCCGAAAATGCGTCTACTTGTTTTGTTTGTATGCTTTTTGTTAGTGAAACATATAAACTACGAAATATCAATGGATCGAGTGCCATTATATTATAAATATAACGCATAAAAATCCTTGACTTAAAAGATTATATTCTTATACACCTATGTTTACTCGGATATTCAAGGATCTCCATACCTTGTTTCACATTGTATTTCCGAAAGCGGATGTGCAAAGCTCCCATGAGCAAAGACTTGAATCGTTTTATAGCTCTCAGATAGAAGACTATGACAGATTTAGGGAAAGGATGTTGTGGGGGCGTCTTCCTTTACTTCGTGCACTTGCCGCCAATATACAGTTGAGTTATGAAAGGTCAAATCTTATTTGGATCGACATGGGTGGAGGGACTGGTTGGAATGTTGAGAAGATGAGTCAAGTATATCCCCTTGAAAAATTCAAAAAAATCTACATTGTTGACTTATGCCCAAGTATGTGCCACGAAGCTCGCAAACGGGTGTTAAAAAATGGATGGACAAATGTGGATGTTGTATGTACCGACGTATGTGACTTTCAATTGGCAGATGAATACGCAGACATGATTACGTTTAGTTATTCCATATCTATGATACCAACGTTCTATAAAGCCATTGATCATGCTTATGAATTGCTTGGGGACGACGGCTTTATTGGCGTTACAGACTTTTATACTCCCGAGAAATACGATACACGAAATCAGATGCACTGGGTTTCTAGAATGTTTTGGCTGTCTTTATTCGACCTCGACAACATCAAACTTGGTCCCGAAAGACGCCAATACCTTGAATACAAGTTCGAAACGTTGTATGACTACAATACATCAGCACGTCTTCCGTATCTCATGATGAAAGCACCATACTACATATGGATCGGGGTGAAACATGAGCGCTTTAAAAGGTGTTCCAACGTTATGATCAAAAGGACAAAGGCACCCGCTTTGTTCCCACCAACATTCCTTTACCATCAATCATGGGAGGATCCCGATGTCGACCATAAAGTTCTTGACATATCTTCATCCGATGTATGCTTAACCTTGACATCGGGTGGATGTAATGCACTCAATCTTTTGTTGAAAGGTGCTCAGGAAGTGGTTTCTGTAGACGTGAATCCCGCACAAACGGCTCTTTTGGAGCTAAAATGTGTTGCTATCAAGTACCTAAATTATGACGATTTTTGGAAGATGTTCGGGGAAGGAAAGCATGAAGACTTCAATGATATATTTGATAATAAATTAGCGCCATTTCTGAGCGAATCTTCTCGTCGTTTTTGGGAGCGAAAAAGACACTACTTCAAAGATGGTTTGTACTATCACGGAAGCATGGGCAAAATTAGTAAAGTCATTCAATTGACATCAAGTCTACTTGGAATATCGGACGAGATTAAAAATGTAGTGGAGGCTCAAACACTTGAACAACAAATAGCACAGTTCGAATCCCTTGTCAAGACAGTTACCTTCCAAAGTGATGTTCTTAATTCCTATATTGAGAAAATTATAAGCATGCTCGCACTTAACCGAACGGTTGCCTGGTTCGCGGGTGGTGTACCTAAGAAGCAGTTCCAATTAATTAAAGACGACGGTACCGATATATTGTCATACTTCAAACGGTGTATAATAAATATGCTTTATAGCAGCCATATCAATTCAGAAAATTACTTTTATTATAACTTGTTCATGGGGCGTTATACCAAGGAGTGTTGTCCCGCCTACTTGAAGCAGGAAAACTTCAATGCTCTCAAGGATGGTCTTATTGATAATATCCGTATTAGTAGTGATTTTTTCCTCAACGAACTGCGACAGCGTAAATACGATAAAGTCATACTTATGGATCATGCCGATTGGCAAAGCCAAAAACAAACCATCGAGCTTGCCAAAACATTATATGATCATGTAAATCATGGAGGAAAAATAATATTCAGGTCTGCTGGTCTCATTCCTCCATATGTAAGCCATTTACAAGATGTTGGATTTCGAGTGACTTGTTTAGATAGAATAGATAGGACGGGCTACATGGACAGGGTCAACATGTACGCAAGTTTCTATGTTTGTGATAAGGATTAATGTTCAATCTTTTCCAAAGTCACTTTGAAAAGCGACGGTTGGCGTGTTTGATCCAACAATCGTTCGGCATCGATGTGAAAATTGCGGATGCACTCTTGAGCTTCTTTTTTCGATTCATTGAGATTAGTCAGAAGTCTCTTAGAAACGATAACATGGTCATCACCCACTTGTTGAACAATTGCAAACACTGAATCATGTGGTGCTTCTGTTTCGCGAATATTGTACAACTTCTTATTTATATTCCAAGCCTCACATTTGTCATCTGGAAGAGAATGTAGAAAATCATGTACAACGTTGGTTTGATTTTTAAAAAACTCATCTTGCGTCAGTTTGTAAAGATGGTTGAGAGAAAGTGTTAACAACTTGATTTCATTATCAATATTTCTCCGTGTGGACGGAAATAGTTCGTTTAAATAAGAGAAAGACATCTTTGGATTTTATTCATTACGTATCCTTAAGTACTATATCTGTACTTGCCACGAAGGTTTTTAAGAAGTTGTTTCCTTCCATCGAGGTTGATGTATTTGTTGCCATCCTCGTCGTAATATATAATACGCAATACCATTTTGCATCCTTGACGGATATATACATGGGTGTACTCGCACTTATTCATTCTACTATAATAACAAATCTTTTATTTCGGTACATGTTGAAATATTATACGCTATAATATAGAATGCCCCCTTCGCGAGCTACTGTCGCCAGGCTTACCCGTATCACAAGGGAAGAATGTGAGTCATTTCGTCAAAATCCCTCACTGAATCCTTTGACTACCCGTACTATTGACCCCCATGGTGAAACAGCAGAGGCGATTCGTAACCGTTGCGATCAACTGTATCCAGTGCATCGAAACCCACCCAACGTTCCCCGAAATAGGGTTGTACGGCACCCTTCCTTAGCTCAACAACTACGAAATGCGACACGCGAGCAATGTGAAGCATACCGCAGGCACCCCAATATAAGTCCAGTTACAGGTCAACAATTGACAGCACGATCTGCACATCAGTGGTTCGAACGTTGTAATCAGTTATATCCCCTTCCTCGCCAACAACAACCACAACAACGGCGTGCACACGCTGATCTCCCCGGGAGGCCGCGACGTCCTGATCTGTCTCAAGAGGACTTAGATCAACTTCGACCATATCTTGATTCTGATGAGCAACGAAGGCTGCAAACACAAATTACGGAATGGCAACGGAGGTCACGGACTCCCAGCATCCAAAAGAAGGTACATTCTGCTCCAGAGCATCTTGATATGTCCAACTTTGACCAAAAGTGTTCCATATTTTTCACAAACGTGTCAAGTGAATTCAACACTTTTGTCAACAAACTCAGGAAAATATGCAATGCTACAAGGCAAAAATGCACCTCCGAAAACCTAGAACAATTACGGCAAGCCATAGCTCCATCTTACCATACCAAATCATTCACATTCTATGTAGATAACACAAATACCCTACGTGGCATTTTCAATAATTTAATAGTACGCCCGGGTCCCGAAAGACAACACATTGTAGATAACATATTCCGTAGTAATTTGGATCAATTTCAGCTAAGGTTCGCAAATGACCAAGCTGGTGTTGGTATCGGTGTTGCTCGCACTGCAATTCAAAACATAGTAGATGATATTCATGACCTGAAGTTTTTTGTGCCAGCCGAAGATGGTTCTAACAGGTTAATCATAAACCCTGATATGAGTGTTGCCTATGTGAGATCAAAGGGTTTTGAAGTCAACGGATCCAAAGATCTCAAGACGCTATATCATTTTATCGGCCAAGTATTGGCATTTTGCGTTAGAAATGATATTCCCACCAACCTCAACCTATCATACGGCATCTTGTCCCACATGTTGCTCAAGCATTCAGAGATAGATCTCGACGAATTCGTCATGTATTACTTCATGGAGATGCCTACAAACGCCCATCCTTACATCCAACTCCTAAGTGCAGCTGATGCAATCGAAGACACATATCTATCTTTCAACGCCGAGTTCCCTCTTAAGAGAAACAATAATGAAAATGATGATGTAACAAAACATAACTACAAAGAATACCTTCAACTACGTTCTTATTATTTGATTGGAAAGAGGAATGGTGAATTACTTCAAGACTTGGTGGACGGCTTCTATATCCGCAATAGGTTGAGGAGGCAAAACGCCACCGTCATGCAACTTGACCGCTTGATAGGTGGTCTTGCAATCACTGAGCAAAACATAAGGGATTGGGTTGCAGCTGACCGTATTTCCAACCCTGCTGGAACCCCATATTCAACACATATAGTATCTTGGATCAAGGAAATCATGCTCGATTTTGGAGAGGAGTTCCCTTACGATGAAGTTCCTAACATTGGGGAACATAACACGGCAAAGCAACGTAAGGAGATATTTATTGATTTCATAGGACGATTCATGCACTTTTGGACAGCTTTGCGTAAGCTTGATCAAAATAGGGTGCATCAAGTATCCATAATCGAAACACAAGGTTTACCCAAGTCAAGTACATGCTTCTATCAATTAAAGATCCCGCAAGGAATCCGTAGCAAGGATGTTCTTTATAGGCGTATCGTTTCCGCCGTATACAATGTCGAGGCTGGATTAGGTTTGTACGGCGGTCGGAAGACCAAGAAGACACGTAAACATAAGTAAATGTAATCAATGTATAGATGCCCTATATAATAGTTCCCGCTACAGAAAAGGGAAAGAAAGGTTACAAAGTATGCAAGAAAGACCAACCCAAACGATGCTTTAGCAACCATCCCTTACCAAAAGAACGCGCATCACGGCAACGTACTGCCATCATTTTGAATGAGTTGGGTAAATCGCGTTCTCGCAAATAAGAATTGCATTTAGTGCCAAAAATGGCAGTGAGGCGTGGGTGGCTGTGGAGGGCGTGTAATCACTTACTCGTCTTCATCAGAAGACTCTTCTACCCAAGCCGTGAACATCTCTGGAATAACATTTACTGACAACAAGGGATCGCCGCGAAACTTAACGTATTTATAGTGGATATAATCCTCATTCACGAGAATTCCGACGACGGGAGCGACGAGCTTGGGCAGCAAGACACGGAGTTGGGTCACCCACTTGTCAGGCATGCCACGGAGATCCCCATCGGCAGGAGTGTGCGATACAATGACAATGTTAATCTCGCATTTGGTCAGCACTTTCTGCATGATGGTATGCTCCAACTCACTCGCCATGAGTTTGGTGCGACTTATCAAATCCTTCGCTCGACACAACACTGACTCCCATTTCTTCAATCGGCGCAGTCGGGAAGCCAACGGATATTGCTCAGTCAAGTCAATCACGGCACCCAACTCCCACAAGTTCTGCAATGTATTTTGTGCCTCAACATCAGCATCCAACATCCGGGCGACCAAGCTACGCAAGGCCACCACCGCAGCGTCCTCCGTCGTGGTCGCCGCAAGACCGAGAGCATCCCTCACATCAGCCGAAGTATCCTTCACGATATTCCAAATACACCGGTAATAGCAATTACCATCGCCACGAACGTTGCAAATCTTGAGAGCCATTGTGAAACCACAGTATGCACATCATACACAATTAATCATTTTTTCTCGTATTTGCATTATTTATATTCAAATTACTTAAAGCTATACTCATATACCTTAGTCAAACAAAGCACCATGCCCCATTGGAGTTACCAGGTGACCCCAGAAAAAGGTGTCGTTATTTTGGCAGATAACGCACCATATTCCTCGTTTTCACCCAAGGACGGAAATTGCAACATGAATGCAATCAATTCCATTACCTTCCTTTACGACCTTGGGAATGGTCTCATTCAAGACAGTAACATTGACATCTACGAACGATGGCAAATCGCACATATCATTTCATCCGCCGTTCGTGACCTCATACCACCCTAAGCACAAACCGCATTCCAAAATTCCATGTTTCCCGTTTTCCATGCATCGCAAGCGCACTTTGACCGCATGTTGGACAAAAAGCCGTACATATACGGAAGTCTACGGTCTGTCTTGCATTTGATATCATGTGGTTGTATCATATGACGCAAAGCACATTTGTTGGCATGTGCCAACTCCCATTTTACCGAAGCAACGTCTCCCAATTCATCAAACTCGAAAATATGCAACAAATGTGGGTAGAAACATGCAATGTATCCACAGTCGGTCGATGGCATGCTGGTGAAGTCAACCCGGTGAATACTCGTGCCATCTGAATGGATGTCCCGGACATGGATCATAGTACCATCACGCATCTCGACATACTCATGAACAGGAAGACATACATCCTCCATTTTTTGTACTTCATTCAATGCCTTTTGTTTACAAACGTATATATGGAGTTCTTTTTCTACATCCCGTACTACGAATACGGCTTTTCGACCATATGGAAATGGACCGTCTTCCAATACCATTGAGAAATAAATTCAAGTTAACTAGATAAGTAGTATGACAATACCTTATATTGCATTCTTTTTAATATGTTGTATCATTGCAATTGCTGTAATCGCAACTTCTATCAAAAAGAAACCGACGCAAACACACATTGTTCGCAACACGACCAACTCCTATCCGCGTGGCTACACAAAATGCTTCTCGTGTGAGAGGGAAAGCAGCGTCGAATACCCCACGAAGTGCTTTGATTGTATTCACGAAAATACACGCATATATCCGTCTCATGGAAACCCCAAAGTATTTAACGGAATGTAGATTACTATCCTCACTATGACAAAAACCGTTGATACACGTATAGCAGAGTGTGTTAACATACGCCGCCAGCTACAAAGCTTGGGTATACTAACAATTCCGGATATCTCCGCAAAACTGACCAAAAGAATGAACGAATTCGTTTCATCTGGTATATCCCAATCCTTCAAATTAATTATCCCCGACGACCCTGGTACATATGTGCATGTAATCCTTTCGTCCAATCCCGCTAAACAAAGCGGTGTAAGCCTTGTAAAATAAGTTTGCAATGATTTAAACGTCATATCTTTATGAAGTTTATGAACAAGATTCTGGATGTCTTGACAGATAATCTCAATTATATCTCCACAAGCTTAGAAAGAGACGACTTGACGAACGACGAGATTCTAGACTTACTCAATACAACTAAGACCATGAGCAAAAATTGCACAAAGGATATATGCCAATACATAGACAATGCAGCTGCATGCTTAAGTGAAAAAGTGGAGTACCTCTTACACTTTTATGATGCGGTTGGTAAAGGATTCCAATGGAATGCCGTTAAAGATACGATTATCGACGTCGTAAGTGCAAAGCCCGTCTATACTGAAATATTATGGAAACTCGTGGTTCAAGGTGCCATCACATTAAACCTTCCAGACATGCCAAAAGTTCACAAGCTTGTTGAGTATGTAACATCACAAGAAAGCTCTCTTGACACATGCACGTATCATGCCGAACGGTTTATAGTCAATGCTCTAATGTTTTATGAACAAAACACACATTCTTACTTATGCATCGATTTGTTAAGAGCATATGCTTTGTTTTCACACCCGGCTTATCTTCATTTTCCAGTGGCTATCACCAAACTAGAAGGCGAGCTGATATCAAGAATCACCCATCACTATAAACAACGGCCAATGTCGCCATTAATCAGAGAAAAAAGACAACTTGATGTGGATATACGTAATGGGCAAATAGACATAACGCTACCGTACATGTGCTATGGGTACGTGTCAAATATTTGTCTCGACTTCGATAAGTTTATATGCGTGGATTTCAATTCCGAAATTGAGATAATATGTGGATCAATTTCACACGTTGAAGTTATAAATGCGTGTAAACGGGTTTTTATTAACATACCATTAGCAGACCATGAGCCCATTGCCAAACTTACAATCAAAGGGCAACGTATTTGTGGAACTTGTAATCTACATTTATGGGGTAAAGCAATAAGCTTTCTTTGATAAATGTAGACTATGGTAGAAACACGTCGCAGGAAAGCCGAGAAAGAGCCGGACAGATGTGGTGATATTAGCGAGTATTATGCTGTTTGCGAGAAACAATACCCTTCAATTCCAACTGTGAAGCACAATCGTTCATATTCCATATTCCTTAAACAACTGTTGAAAAACTGCGAGCCTTACACTGGAAAAAGGGTTTTTGTCATATGGAAAAGTGGATCCGTAGAGTATGTATGTCCTGAGTACAAACTAAAGATAGGTCAAAAGTATGTATCGCTTTCAGTTGCTGCCAATGGCTACATATATCTTCATCTTCTAAAAGATTACTTACCATTCACAGAAGATTGCGTCTTCAAAGGCGACCACATCACCATCGCGCCAACCAAAGAATCCCATTTACATTTTCACGTCACAAGGATTCACCTCAATATCGAAGGTGGGCAAATTGTCGGTCACAGAAGCCAAAATACATCGTTTTGTACTATACCTATATCCGACTTGGAAGGCATATTTGGTAATACCAGCGCATCTTCAACTGTCAAAAAGGAGGAGTTCATGGATCTGGTATGCTTAAACGAACATATGACTTCATTCAATAGAAATGTCATGGAAATGCTAAATAGCAACAAAGAGTTATTTGATATCGTTGTGCACGTTATGGTAAAAGGCTTCGAGGGAAAAAAGAAAAAGACGGTTTCAAGAAAAACAAAAGCATCCCCGCAAAAGTCGTAAGATGCGCAACCGCGGCAGGCATTTACCCTTTAGTATACACAATAGTATCGTGTCGATGTCAAATAGCCGTGCTCTTAACATAGCTCGCGGTAAGAACCGTTTGCTCCATATTACAACATAAATATCATTGTCTTTAATATTGATTACATCGTTGGTAAGGCAAATGTAATGGGTATTCTCTCCGCCTTTCCGAGTCACCCATACCACACCATCTCGTCCACCAAACATACTGAGATCCCATAATGTGTTACTCTGGGTTAGATAAAGCAAGTCATACCGCAGTAGGATTTCCTTTATTTTTGCGAAATTGTCTTTAGACATTGTACAACACATATACGATCGTTTGTGTACAAGTGTATGTGGATCATATGAGTTCCTTTGCATCTCAACAACCGATACACCGAGAGTTTGCAATTCTTTCATGTTATTCAGTCTAACTTATACGCTCTCTTATTAATGACTTGGGCGGAAGAGGGTATTGTGGTTTTGATGTGTTTCCAAGGAAGATTCAATATAAACTCGACGGCACCGGCGTCCGTTCTCCTGGAGAAGTTGGTCGCCAGAAAATCACACGCCGGATGAAGAACATCTGAAACCAAGTACGCTGGGGGACGCACAAGTCCGTTGTAATCCTTATACGCATCCATGTGAGATATCAAGTATAATGGGCGATGAATGTCATCTATTACATTCCTCGTTGCCGTTTGATACCTCAGTGTCTTAGACTTGCCGAAATCCCAAAGAACCAAGAAGTATCCGGTATTAGGAACATATATGTTGTGGTTCCCGAGCTTGTACGCCCAATAGCCCCCTGGGGTGACCTTATGGATGAGTGCGTTACCAAGATGCGTATCCGCATGAAAATATCCTTCTTTATGAAAGTATTTGAGGGCGATTATGTATTGCATTATAACGCTCTCGTAGTCCGCTTCTGTATGGGAATCCTTCAACCATTGTTGTACATCCATATTCGCCAGCTCGTTAAGCACTACAAAGTATGCCCCCCGCTTGGTTACTTCCGGGCAATGGACGCCTTTGCACCTATCAAGACACCTCACACATTCATACATTATGGGAAAATGGGGAAACTTATCACGAATCACGATTTGTCTCAATGATGATAGGATTTTTACTTCCTTGTGATTGCTTTGGTTGACAGGCATAAGTTTGGTGGAAAACTTTAGCAACCGCCCAAATCCCTTTCCCACATTTGCATAGGCCATACCATATACGGATTTGCTACCTATCCTCTTATCGAAGGATATTATAGGAGAACCAGTTCGGTCGTTCAAATAAAGCTTGTTGTTGGCATCGATATGGATACAATTGTCCATTTCGGAAATATACTTCTCTAATATTTGATACATGTGGACACGGTACTTATGTTGATCCATTCGGTTTGTGAAAGGCTTGATATACTTATGTAGCGCCTTTATCAGATTCTGTCGTTTCTCATCTGTTGGCATACTCGTCGGATCCGGAGACATTTGACACACACCTTCGAGGATCTGGAATAGACCACGCCGGGCAGTTGGAATAATTCGTCGTTTTGTAACAGGATTTACGGTGGGAGTATTGTGAAAGTCATCGCATGTTTTCTTTGACAAATTGCAATAGGTACTATACATTTTGTAAGTGGGACCATGTATTTTAATACGTCTGTGTGTTAGGGGATTTTCATCCTTTTTCACAGCCCATGAAGCACATGCGGCTTTATTCATCCTACATTATATGCATATAATCATGCACTTTAAAAAACTTGAAGCATAATATGATACTGCCTATTGTTGTTAACATCAGCGAAAACTACAAGGAGATATATATAAAGTATTTCTTGCAATCATTAGCCCCAATTCGTGATAGGTTGGAACTCCATACAAACTTCATAGATACATCTCGGTTCACCGAGTTTGGATATGAAACGTGTTCTTGGCATCATTGTTTGAAAGAAAAAATAAAGTACTTGTTACATGTACTTAATCACACATCCCACGAATACATTATATTTAGCGATGCAGATGTCCAATTTCTTCAACCTCACAAACTGGATATATTTATCAAGTATGCAAAGCAAAAGCAACTTGACTTCATGGGCATGAAAGAGGACTATTCTGATGATTATAATACAGGGTTCTTTGTGGTGAGGGTTAACGAAAATATGAAGAACTTCTTTAGTACTATTGTGTACATCATGACACATGACGATAGTGCAAACGATCAAACGGTTTTTAACAAATTAATAGCAGCATTTCCCAATTTGATTAAACATGAACCAATACCGGGATATTACTATTTTTGGGCAACTGTATGCCACGGATTGTGTCCGATATTCCATCATGCTGTAGCTACAAGAAATGTGAATGAAAAGATGCAACAAATGGACGATGTAATGCGCTGCTTTCTAAGCATCCGTTATTGGGATACCTAAATGATGTTTCAAAATGATATTTATCACCATATCTTTGTCTGTGTGCCCAAAGGTGTCCTCCAACCATTCGTTCATGTCATCTTCCATAGTCGGTTCTTGTTGTACCCATTCCACAAATTTATCCCTTAATATACTATATTTACCCAACCTTTCTAAAAGCGTTATTAAATAAAGTATAACTACAGATTTACTTCGTGTACTCTTTGGAATGAATTGAGTAAGTTTGTCGAAGGAAATGGCAATCACATGTACGCATATCATCAGTCCTTGGATAGAACATAGTGTATGCATGTTTATTTTCACGCCCATACAAAGGGTTTTTTTCAAAAAGTCCACAAACCTGTCAGAACTTTTGGGATACTTGGTGCGCATAAGCTTGTCCGCATACTCGAGAAGTTGTTCCCCATTTCTTTCTTCTTCCAAATTGGTTACGAGTGCCTTGGCAATGCCTATATAATCCCCGGCAAAGCTTGCGAGCACCACTGATTTGTTCGTCTTGGCATCATTGGTTTGTCCAACAATGCCGCAATCATATATGATAATTTTGTAGCTGCCATTGGGTTCCATTGCAATTTTCCAATTTCCATAGTGCAAATCACTATGAACGAAATCAAAGTTAATAAGTGACGAGATGAGAAACAAATACACATCACATGACACAAGGGCACACATTCGCAAGTCTTTAAGTTCATGAAAAGATATTCCCTCATGATAACTCATCATTATAGTGTCTTTCGTGTATGTATATACTTCCGGAAACACCAGATGCTTCTCGTTCGCGAAAAACTCTCTCAACTTAATTGTGTTCTTTGCCTCATTAGCATAATCCAATTGCAATTGAATGTTAGTCAAGAACTCCTCCAACAACACGGCAAAAGGAAACGTATAAACACTCTTGAGAATACGGATGACAAATGTTACGTTGCGGATGAAACGGATGGCATCTCTGTCAACATTGGGATGTTTAACTTTGAAAGCAACATACGTATTTAGTTCTTTATTGTATAAACGATACACTTGTCCAATGCTCCCCGATCCAATTGGCACTATTGATTCCTTTGTAACCTCAAAATCCGTTTCTATCAATCGTCCAGTGTTGGCCATGTAAATTTGTCGTGTCGCTTCCCAATCATGTACCACACAATCCTCGAACACATTACCAAATCGTTCTTTCGACGTAGATGAAAGGATACCATCGTGCATCATCAAGAACTGAAGAAACTTGTTTCCTATAGCACCACATTCATGAGCTGTGAGTTTTACTTTTTGAATATTGTTGTCGGTTTCATTGTAAAACAACTGATAAAGTCTATATAAAAACTGCGTGCATTTCCATAAGTCCGCAAACATACCACCCTCACCAATATTACTTTAATCGCTTACTTATCTTTACCACTTTTAAACGAGCGTAATAATACTATTTAAAGACATGAGGTTCAACATACAACATACATGTCCGTATATCGTGAGACTTTCAATAAGGAGCTCAAGGCCTTCCTGAAAGATCTTATTAAGGTGTTTCCCGATGATCGTGATATCAAGATGATATCGTCGACCCTAAACATCGCTCTGATGGACAACGACGTCGATGTTATGCGCAAGCTTTATGACGCCCTCGTTCCCCATGAGGCTTTGATCTCAGCAAAGGATCCCGAGTTCTTCGTGAAGGCGCAAACGTACGATACAGATGTACCGCTTTTCTCTAAGCTGAACTTCTATTGGCAGAATTTAGCGGATGACAACCGTAAGTGTGTTTGGGACTACATCCATGTGCTATTCCATCTTGCAAAGAAGGCATTCGTTTAAATCCACAAAGTAAACTCATTCCAATAGTATATACGCGTAAGCCGCCGCAAACATATGTTATACAGCCTATGGAACTGTTCCCGGCTTATATATAGTCTTTATAGGTTATTCAAGGACGAAACCCCAAATAACATTACCTACGCGGAAGATGCCGCTCGTCGGTGCGGTACAATTGGTACAAAGATGCTTCAGTTTGTCCTTATGTATGATGGGTTTTTGTCTGCACAATCCAAAAAGCAGCTACATCACGTGTTTGAAAACTGCGAGATACATGATTGGAGTTATACGGAAAACGTTTACAAAGACACATTCAATAGGTCTATTTATGAAGACTTTACAATCACTGGCGAGTCCAAAACACCGATTGGTTCCGGGAGCATCGGCCAAGTATATAAATTGTGGTCTCCGAAACATAACAAATATGTTGCTATCAAAGTGAAGCATCCTAACGTTGACCATGTTGCTACCGTATTTGTTAAGAATATTACATGTCTGTTAACATTTTGTCAGTATTTCTACAAGATTCCGTTTGCCCTCGTGATTAAAGAGTTCCTATCCAATGTAATATTGCAACTTGACTACAAACATGAAGCGGATAACCTTTGTCGGATGCGATCAAATTTTGCGAGTGAGAAACACATCGTGATCCCGGAGGTGCTAGAATCGTCACCACGAATCATCATTATGACGTATCATAACGGAGTATCTTTCTTAGATATAACAGATTCCGCTTTGCGATCACGAGTTGCATGTGATGTATATATGTTTAGCACAACTTCATTGGTATGTCATGATTTTGTTCACTGTGACATGCATTTTGGAAATTGGAAAGTTGATTTGGATACTCAACAAATCATTATTTATGATTGTGGAATCGTGGGAAGCACAGGTCGCTTAGAAACTAACAAAAATGTGTTTCTTGCATCATTTGAAAATGATTACAAGAAAATAGCAGAAGCTGTTGTACCAAATTTCGAAAAACTTAAAGAAGGCAGAATGATTGCACAATACATAGATAAACTTTCTAGTACCCCGTATGACAATCCGGTTGATCGTTTTGCTGATTTCATAAAAAAGGTATTCGAATCTGGCATTTCGGTCGATTCTAATGCCCTTCGCTGTGTTCAAGGCCTGATGTTATGTATGACGACTATGTTAATAAGCACGCGTCACTTGATAATGATTTTGGAGGGACGATACGGTGTTGCAATGGAAGTGTTCTTGTGCTATACCCATGGACTTCTAGAGAAGATTGGCAAGTATTCAGAGTTGAAACTGAAAATAGAAGAATGGATAAGGAACGATCCCAATATAGAATCTAAATTTACATCTTGGCTTGACGATACTTTTGGACACGCGGATAAGGACGTTTTTATTGAAGTTTTAGAGAAACACCATTACCCTCCATTGAATTAAGGAAGTCTACATTGTATGTAAATAACACCATCCGCCATGATTTATGCAGTTGTTTTTGGAAGCGATTGGGAAGACATCGAGTATTTCTCAAGCTTTGAACTTGCAAAAAGACATTTAGCAACATATTCTCTTAGGATGGACAATTTCCATCCAGTACTTGTTGTTTATATTGATGACAAAAGTGGCAGTTTTGAGTCTAAGAGCGTATACGCCATAAAAGACCTTGGCGCATTAAAGTGTAGCGATATTGAAGAGGCAATCGGCCTTATTGAGGAGATTGTTTGAGGGAAAAAGATTGTCCTTTTGCGGATTCTTTTTTAATTTTAGGGGGGTACCCCCCCCCTGCTCCGATTCTCCTCATTTTCCGGAGCGCCAGTGTGGATTCTCATTAGTTTTTCTTAAAAAATAAAACCATATAAGTATAGCGCTCCAAAATTTATCATAAAATGATAATTCATGGCTGTCAGCGATGTAATTACACAACAAACAAAAAAAGTAACTTAGAACGGCATGTAAAACGCCACCATTCCAATATGGAAGACAAACACGTCGTTGAGACTGTATGTATGTTTTGTTGCAAAAAATTCAGTAACAAGTACAATTGTACACGACATATGGTGCAAAATTGTAAAGAAAACCCGAAATCGCAAAATGTTAGCATTTCTTTGCAAAATGTTAGCATCCCTTCGCAAAATGTTAGCATCCCTTCGCAAAATATTAGCATTTCTTCGCAAAATGTTAGCATTTGCTCCGACCCGACTGACTCGGTAATAAAATGTGAGAGATGTTACAAAAAATTTACGTTATTGTCATCGCTAAGACGTCATGAACCAATTTGTAAAGAGACATCTGACCCACTTCAGTGTCCGTTATGTAAAAAATATTTTGCTTTTCCATCAACGAAAAGCCGTCATATGGCACGATGTGAAGGTGCAAGGACATTGGCTACCGATAATGTCACCAACATCCAAACAACGACAAACAATATAGGAGTTCAACAAAACGCACAAACAATTAACAATAATACTAATAACAACTACACTATCAACGTTGCTCTCAACAATTTTGGCCAGGAATCACTTGACCATATTTCACAGAGTATGTTGGACAAGTTTGTAAAAGAGATCCGAACAGGCGTTGCCAAACTGATTGATGAAATTCATTTCAATCCAAATGTTCCACAAAACCATAATGTTCGCATTCAGAATGTAAAAGGCCGGACACTTGCTGTTTATAAAAACAATGAATGGTGTGTTCAAGATATGAGTGAAGTTATTAACCATCTTATTAACAATGGATGCCGGATTTTATATGATCATTATGAATCATCGGAAACTCTACAAAAAGAAGATACCGAACTCCACCATGGTGTTATGTTGAAGAATATCTATAGTCTAAACATCAAAAATCCACTTACTTTCTTTCCAACAAAACGTCAAATAATCGCATCTCTTGAGAATCAACGGTTGAAAGATCGTATCAATGATTAAGTATATATGTCTTCATAATGTTTAGAAACAATAATATATTGTCAAAACAGGCAATGAATGATAGAAAGTACAAGTGTATTGTTGTCACACCTGCTGGGCGCCGGGAGTACTTAGAAATATTAGCCAAACATCTAGAATCTCAGAAAACCGATTTTGATGAGTGGCATTTGTGGAAAAACACCAAAAATTCAGATGATATCAAATGGATGGAAACCTATTGTGACAACCATGATTGGGCTAAAATAATTGACCCAGATGGTTCCAATCCTTCTAAAGGAAGTTTTAATATCCACGTATTCTTTTCGACCACAACAGATCCCAACACTATTTACATCCGTTTAGATGATGATGTTGTTTGGTTAGACAAACAGTTCATCCGTAATTTATACCAAGCACGAATAGACAATCCCGACTACTTCTTGGTTTACCCAAATATCATAAATAACGCAGTTATCACCCACATCCATCAACGAACAGGTGCATTTGATTTCACCAACGAGTTTGTTGACTATGCGTGCACAGGAAACGCATGGCATAATCCATACATAGCAAAGGAACTACATACTCAATTTATTGCAAGCTTATCCAGAGGCGACATAACCAAGTGGCGGAAGAGTTTCTCTAGATGGATAACTTTTTGTCACGAAAGGATTTCCATAAACTCGTTTGCCTATTTTGGAAGTGTAATGGCGCAAGTCACTGTGGGTCATGATGAAGAACAATATTTGTCATGTGATTATCCAAGAGAGCATAAAATATACAATCTCGTGGTAGGAAGTCCTATTTGTGTTCATTATGCGTTTTATACTCAAAGATCGTATCTCAATGAAAGCCCTTCTATATTAGATGCATATAGAACCTTAGCTGGGTTTGTTGTTGATGATCATGTTAAGTGATAGAAACAAAAATAACGCCTATCTATATGAAACACCAAAGTTCTCATATCACGGCACTTGGTATCATTTTCTTGCTATATGGAATCTTAAAACTTGCTCTAGTTTTTTCAGTAACATTTTTCATACCGAAACATATACAAAAGGACTTAGCTAAAATAGAAGGAATGGATTTGATCATTAGTGGTGATCATACTGTAGCTGGCAAGGTAGTGGAGTGGTTGCTGGCAGCATTCGGTGTATTTTCCATAATCCACGGGTTGGCTTTGATGGATGTTTTTAGCGCAAGAGTAAACACGTTGGTAGAATCAAAGATGTTTCAATATAGTGTATATACAATACTTGGTGTATTTTTGATTGTATTTTATACACTTGTTCTTTACACATCTTTACCTATACCAAAAGTAAAGGAGAACTATGACAAATATTGGATTTATGGATACATAGGCGGTGGGTCATTCTTGTTGGTTCCTATCATATGGGAGCTGGTATCGCAATCATGGCCGATACTATCTAGAATGTCAAAAAAGCTACAATTAGCCTTGATAACACTCACATTCTTTATTATAGCCTTCATCGTATACGAAGCTTACAAAAAACAAATAACCACCAAAACCAAGCACAATTCTAGCATCAAATGAACTTAGGCAAATTCGGCCTCCTTGCCAGTGTGAATACAGTATGTGGAGGTACGAATGCGCCACATGTTATGGCCGTCAAAGTGAACCGTCTTCCAGACCATGTTCAGCTCGCCGTCGTAATCTTCAATCGTAAGTTCAACGGTGGTGTGGTCAGTAGCATGCTTGACGAAGGAGTCCAAATTGATACACGAAACCCACTTGAAGTCGTCTTGAATACTTTTGTATTTGTGGTAGAAAGCCGCACGGCGCTGCAAGATCGCAGAAACACTGGATTGGAATCCCTCGTCAACCACCAACTTCTTGGGAACGGCGCCGAGTTTGCGGAAGGCCAGCATCGTATCAATGGCAACGTCTGCCTGGTTGATGATCGTCCCGATGATATCGTAAGGAAGGCTCATTTTTACATGCAATGTAGACGTTGTACATCCCATCTTTAATCATTTTTTGAACAATGGTAGCCTCATGTCAGACATATGTCATAACACAATCATTCTGTTTTTGTTGCTTTATACTCGGAGTCACTGACACGTTTCACTTCCCACCATGGCTTGTTTTTCATATCAGGCCGCTTGGATATTTCATCTTTGTTCTTATGGTAGTACGCCCACCTTTCCAAAGCATCTTGTGAAACCACCCGTGTCTTCTTATGGATTACGTCATCTATGAGAAGTTTTTGGATGGTGTTTTTCAAATCACGGTTTTCTTCTCTCACTTTGTTCATTTCGTTTTCCAACACCAACATGGATAGTCTATATTCTGCTATGATCGCCAGCGCCTCTTGAAGATCTTCGTCGGTCGCCATCTTATAAGATACAAAACATATACACTATTTATTTCTTATATCTTGGAGCATACACGATATGGTCGCAGATAGGATCTTTCACTTGGCATATCGGGCACGTCTTGTAAGTAAGGTTCGTTGCAAGGAGGATATTGTGAACGGTACCGCGTGTATGAAGGCGCCACATCTTAATTATACATCCAATGCAAAAATAGTGTCCGCACCTCATGATGACCCAAGTTTTTATGTCCTCACAAAGACAGATCGGACATTCTTGAGGGAATTGTGCTACAACAAGTTCGAGGTATGTTCGTTGGCTTGATCTTACGAACTTATACTTTTGGGTGTGAATCGCATGGGTGTACCATTCCATCGCAGGTACTTGGAGTTTTTTGTCGAGCTTCTTACAAACTTTGTACAAAGTCCGCGTGTTGAATTCGCACATCTTTAGTTTTGCCTCGGGTGTTATCATGTTGCCACAACATAAGAACGGAATACGAAACTTCTTCTCGAAAATGTACTTATCAACCATCATACACTCTTCTTCAAGTATTTGACTCCAGTTACTTCGCTCACAATTAGCAATCCGTTCTTTCCAACACTTGTAATGGATACAAACTTGACGAGCGTTTGTTGGAAGCTCCGATATATCTTGCCTCCATTTCTTGCCGTACTTCATAATCTATGTTTTAAGGTGTTATATTTATATGTATATAGTGATTAGTGAATGAGTCGCCCACCACACAATTGCATTTTACGAACTTTTCTGGTAGCTACAAGTAAAAGAGACAAGGTCAAATATCCACACCCATCTGAATTCACGTATGATCTTCCGTTGGTGTTAAACAACGTCGTTGGCGTGGCAATAAGGGACTTCAAGTTTGGTAATGAGCTACTAATTAACGAAAATAATAAGAATTTTCGTTTGGACTTTGAGGGGCAACAAGTCGTGGCCGCTCTGACCCCAGGTTCTTACAACAACGAAGTATCATATCTCATATCCCATATTAACTCGGTTATTAATACGCACAAGCTTACATTATCTATAGACACCGCAACCGGTCGCGTAAAGATTCAATATACAGGGAATTCGTATGTCATCATTTACCCAACCTCCTTACTTCGTGTACTGGGCTTTCCAGACGGCACAATGATCGGTATATGTTTGTATGGCACCGGAAGTCAACCCGCGTCTCTTCCTAGTAATGTGGTACCGTATGGTGCCAACGTTGTAGCTCCGTCCGCTTATGATTGCTATAATTTATCGGAAATGGTGTTACGTATCAAAGACGTTGAAGCCATTCTTTCTAACGACGCCGTGACTGATAGATGCACAGCCATTCTTTTCAATAGCAACTCGAGTTCGTACACGGTGAAGCAATGCCTTGACCACTACATCCCTCTTTTACAAAGGCAATCAAGGCTACAAAGCTTGAAAATCAAGCTTTTGAATATGGAAGGAGACCTTTATGACACAGTTAATAATGAAGCCGTATTTTTGATGGAGTTTTATTGCCTCCCCAAAGATGACGGAATCTGTGCCTGATGTGAATCAGATCTTAAAAATACCTTCTATGAATGTTACAGTGAAGAAAATCAGCAGGAGTGCACGGCCAATGAGTTGAAGGAGCTCCGCGCCACGAAGGTCGATCTTTTGGTAAGTTGCGAAAGCGAAATATACGGCTAGAAGACCGACGCCGACAAGTTGCGACTTTGCAGTGGTAACGGTGTACAATAGAATAGTGTGAGCAGCTAACCCGAAGGTGTCATATAACCTGAAATTGGCCTTCGATGCAGGGGTCAATGTGATCACGAAGAAAGTGACAATAGACGCGTGTGCAAGTTGACGAACTTGTTTTTGCGAGAGATCATTGGTTTCATCTTTGTCGCTCGTTATCTTCTTGAAATGATATGTTATAAGAGCGCCCAAGCCGACAAGAAGGATTACGTTAGCGACCAAGTCAACTGGACGCTTGATGGTATCTGATAGCTTGTATGCGCCAAATAGAAAGATCACGGAATAGCCGATAGCAGCAATATGATCGAGTGGAAGAATTGAAGTCATCTGTTATCGCCTATGATATTTTAATATATTTATGGTCTCACTCTTTCTTGCCATGGTGGGTTGATATGGGCATCATTGTTGGCTACATACTTAACTAGCTTGATTGGTTCAATAATGACGGGATGACGGACGATGTCGGAATTTTGGTACTTGATGCCAGGTCCGTATGAAACAGGAACGCCGATTGCGCGCACACGGGTTGGGTCAGCGAACGATATAAACGAGCCTTGGTGTCCATGTTCGTATTTCCATCCGAGATCTTTACCAGCGGTAAAACCATAATGGCTTCCATACGTTTTGATGAACTCATAAGAAAGAATAACTTGATTTAATTGTTTCGAAGGGGTGAGGTATAATAATTGCAGATTATCGCGTTCAACCATTTCTTTTTGTAGCTTGTATGCGTTGTAAAAATCCGAAAGCGCAACACTTGTATCATGCACCAAAAGGTAGCATGTATCTTTGACGCGAGGACGATCCATAAACATATGGACTCCATAAACAGCAGTATACTCGTAAAAGTTATACGGAACGGTAATGTATATTTCGTGGTCGGGAACGTTGTCTTGACACTCCAGCCTCTCGGCTCCAGCTATCACAACAATGACTTCCGACAAAGGTACGCCAGCATCAAGGAACGAGCTCCTTAATGTTTCCCATGCTTGTTTATAGTTAATATGGGATGCAACAATAATCATTAATCACTCGTAATCGGGATCTTTTAAATCAAGCTTCATTAGCTCGACTTGGAGCTTCTTCATATCACATTCGTGCTTGGCTTGCCTTAATCTGTTTTCGAGGTCAAACTTTATCTGTAAATGATCCATTTGAATCCGTAGCTTCTCAGCTTTTGCTTCGTTCTTATCCATGTTGCAGTTCACTTAAGAGTTCGGAGGTATCAGACATGTATGATACCTATGGTTATATATGACATTGTGACGCAAACCCCGCTTGAGGAAGGTCGCGATAAACTCCTGAATATCGTAGGCACCAACCGCATATTATGGGAATATGGATGTAAGGTTCAGTCCCAAAACGAGGAAGACGGTGTTCTCTACTATATTTTTGCGAACATTGGCGCTAAATACCGCACCGCGTTAGAGCTCTGTGCCGGTGATGGCATCGAATGCAACAGCGCCAACCTTATATTGCACCATGGCTTCCGAGGATATCTCGTAGATGGAAATCCCGAACCTATGAAAGAGGGTGTGAAGTTTTATAGGCAAAGAAAATGCTTAGACAGAGTCAAGTATTTGTGTGGGTGGATTGATAAAGAAAGCATCCATACCATCATTGAATATGCTGGGATCAAGCACCAACCTATTGACCTCTTGGTGATGGACATAGATGGCAATGATTTCTGGATTCTCAAAGAAATCATAGACAATGATCTCGTGAAGCCACGGGTGATATGTGTGGAATACCAAGACATCATTGGACCCGACAAGGCATTGACGATTCCATATGATCCCGAGTTCAGATGTACCATGTATGATTTATGGAACGGACCGAATTATTGCGGAGCAAGTTTACAAGCCTTTATTCACTTGCTGAAAAATAAGTATGCTTTCGTGGGATGCGAAGGACTTGGGTTCAACGGTTTCTTTGTACTGAGGGAGGAGCTCGGCGAGCATCTCAAGGAAATGACGGATGTAACACCGTGCTTTGCCATTGATAAAGTTGAATTCGGAATGAAGTATAGGTGGCCACGAACGGCTGGTATGGATTGGGTGGATGTTACCAATTTACCATAGGGTATCTAGCTTGAACGTCATGCGATGATACTTACACGGTCCGTATGTCTGAATGGCTTGCATATGAGCACGGGTACCATACCCCAAATTCTTTTTCCACTGGTAAACTGGGTATTCGCATTCAATAGTCTGCATATATCTGTCCCTTGCGGTTTTGGCGAGGATGCTCGCTGCAGCAATTGACATGTATTTATCGTCTCCTTTTATGACGCATGTATGGGGGATGGCTTTGAAGGGTTTGAACCGATTCCCATCGACAAGTATGTGATCAAATGGAACAGAATCATTGACCAGTTCCAAAGCGCCATGCATTGCTTTATAGGTCGCATTTAGAATGTTGTACGCATCTATATCTTTATTATCAACAAAACAAACAGAGCAATATAATGCATTTGCTTTGATGAACTTTTCCATTTCTTCCCGCTTCCTTGGCGTCAACTTCTTACTATCTCTAATACCTTCATGGTTGACGTTCGGATCCCATATGACTGCCGCTGCCACGACCGGACCCGCTAACGCACCGCGTCCTGCTTCGTCTACACCACACTCTATCCGCCCTTCAGTTGCGAAGGGTAGCAACATGCCTATCTAAGGTGACACTTTTTTCATTGCATAATACGACACGGCTACCGTCCTGATTACATCGTCCCAAGACGTAGTTGACGGAACAATGTCGAACCAGACGTCGCCATATCGGGCTACAAAGTCCCCTGTTCCATCATCTTTGTAAATACAAAAAAGGATGCCGTATTGGTTGAACCCCTGCAACGGGGTCAATGCACGACCATTCAAGATTGCTTTTGGTGCGTTGCTGGCATCTGCGAGAGAAGTATGTATCCATTGTATCACGCTGTCGAGCTCGGCCATTATTTTTATAAGAGTAAGAGAATACTTTCTTTATATGGATTTGATGCGCTCTTCAAGTGCAACGATGTCTCCGTCATCTTTGATGTCCGGACAACATGTGGCTTTCAGAATTTCAACCACCCTTTCGCGAATCAACATCGCCTTCCTTGACTCTGACACTTTGCGTTGACCCACGCATACATAGAATGAGATCATGAACTGTTGACACACTTCGCGTATGATTGCCTTGCTGAGGTATTGGTTCATGTGATTGATTTCATGCCCATGACGCTTATGCATCTCGATGCATTGAGACGCAACCCACATACACGAACATCCATATATACAAGATGTTTTGCAGCAACAATTAAATAACGTACAAGTTGTATCCCAAACAAGGCAAGGTGAGCAGCAAACTCCGGTACAAACGGTGACAGTGAATCCATAGTAGATACGTTTGGCAAGCGACACCTTGAAATCGTTGTCTCGTACATCTTTGCCGGTATCAAGGATCCGTTGCAAAGCCGCTAGCTGGTGCTTTTTCCAAGCCTCATCGTATATAGAAACGTCATTGGGGTGAACACTCATTTTCGTAGCAATACGTTCCCATAAATATAGCAGGTTCAATTTTTATCTTCAGAATCCTCTCGTTCGCGCTTGTAGAACCACCAATTCATAGTGCAATAGAACATAGTGAAAAGCGTTATGCCTTTTCCTACAAAGTAGGACGATTGGATGAGGACTTCCGATGCATTATGTGCACTATAGCGGCATATGTGGCGTTGTGGGGTCGGTGCCATCCGTATGCAGCCGGGACGCATAAATCGACATGCATGCATTGTATGATATATTGATAAGTTGATAATTAAATTTCCAACAAACCATCGCCTGGTTCTTCTTCCGCGAAGACGTAGTGAATGTTCAATGGACACTTCCATTCCATGTCTTTCTTATACCTGTATATCCCCTTTTTGTTGGCGTTGGAAAAGGATTTCACGATGAACCGCCTAAACTCATCATGAACACCCCATTCGTTAATGAGATCTAAAACCATCTCGGTGACATCGTCTTCCGACTTAGTATTTCCAATATGGATTACAATCTTGTTTTTCATCATTCCCACTTCCAGGTTCACGTCTTGAAACAATGGCGTCAAAATCATGTTCATTTCAGCAGACGAGATCGGCCTTTGAATGCTATAAAAGCCATGGCGCAATGCCGCCCTCTTCTTCTCAATGTTGATATCCGGCGGCATGCATTTGGCCACGACCCTACACCGTGCCCCACTGTGAAATACCTTCATGTTACAATTACTGGGCTATGGAAACTTTAAGTAATTTTGTAGGAAAAAGGGGGCTCCCGGGAAAAAAATGACATATTGAAATGTCCTCATATGGTATCCATATGATCTGCTTGCCACCATGTCTGTGTCCAAGGTTCCCGTGCTTCTCATGGACTCCGCATCCAATGAGGATGCCCTCTTTTTCTTTGATGCCCCTCCTGGTACAGAGAAACGCTTTACCGTGAACTTTGATGGAATTGACCACCGGATCGTCCTCCGTTTGACCGCTCCCGGCTACATCATCCTCATCCAGTCATCTGGCGCCAATATCATCCCCATTCCATCTGTGTCCCAAGTTTCCGCCGTACTCGATTGCAAGTTCCAAAAAGACTTCCTTGATCGTCAGATTCACAAGCAACCACTCAAACGACGCTCCCCTCACCGCCCACCTACCCCATCCCGCCTCGGTCTCGTGCGTTGAAGTCAGCCACCCGATTGCGCATACACATCAAAAAAGAAAAACAAAAAACTAGGCCATTTTGGCTTAAGAAAATGCCATGCTATTTACTTATTAACCGAGCTTCGAAAATGAATAAGGAAGACTTCCGTAATTTTGGCTACGATACACCGGAGTTTAGTCTTCAGGGTAAAAAGTGTTGGGCACGGTGCGTGTCGATCTACGATGGTGACACATGCACTCTCGTGATCCCTTTTCAAGGCCAAATGTATCGTTTCAGCACAAGGCTTCACGGCATTGACACGAGTGAAATGAAAAGCAAAGATGCAGCGTGCAAAGAGCGTGCGCTCAAGGCGCGTAACAGGTTGTTGGAGCTCGTTACCCAAAAGCCGGTAGAAAATCAAAATATGACTAAGAAGGAGATTCAAAAGCTGCTGGCTGAAGACGTCTATTTAGTATGGATTGAGTGCTTTGAGCTGGAAAAGTACGGTCGGGTGCTACTTAAAATGTACGTTGATTCTGAGGAGGCAAAGTCGTTTGGGGAGATATTGGTTGAGGAGAAGTTGGCGTATTCATACTTTGGTCAAACGAAGATGACGGAGACGGAACAAGCGGCTCTTTCATAGGTGACGGTGACGGTGACGGTGATTGTGGCGTGTTTTTAAACGAGGAAACCGAAGACGAGCGCATGTTATCCAAATCCTCAAGATCCATAGAGCTCGTCAGCTTACTTTGGACGATGCCATCCGCAAATTCCGTTGGGGTAGGCGGTGGAGTTGGACGGGTGAAATAATACCACAAACCACAACAAGCGAGGAATATGAATCCCGCGGTGGAAATAATGCCACCTACCATCTTGATTGGGGGATTACCGGGATAGAAATTGTTGGGGTTGCTCGAATCATACCTGATATTGATCTTTGCGCCTTTGGTAGGTTTTACGGAGACTATAGCATTCTGCACGTATGTTTTTCCTTTTTTGTCTTTGTACTCTATTTCTATGCTACACTTGCCGCCATCTTGGCACTTTACATTGTTAACAGTGGCAACCGCTACTGTGTCGAGCTTGGATTTCTTGAATACCATAAACAACCCAAATGCCAATACAGCAGTACCCAAGGTGCATCCGAACATCAACCATATCAACCGAAAGCGAGGCGAGCCTTCGCCTCCACGTGCTAATTTACGTCCTTTCCTCGGCATTACTATATGCTGCTACTAGAAAAAATGAAACTTTTTGTAGAGTAAATACAAAAACAAAAATGTGTTTTGGATGGTGTTTGCAACAAAAAAAGGCACCACCAGTGAAATTCCGAACATTTGTGAAGCTCTCAAAATGGAGGTCGTTTCAGGAAACAAGAAATATTATCAAAGAGTTGAAGACCACAAGATGCAACTATCTAAGACAGCTACAACTACATAGCACCCGAATACCATATGTGCAAAGTGATCTTTCATCCATCCGATTTGCTTTGATTGTTGATATTAAAAACATTGACACTCAAATCGATATATATAACCAGTACTTGGAAAGCTTATTGCCGCCTATTCCCGAATAAGATTCAATTAGAGCATACACTTGTGATCGGGTGGTGTACTGGCAATGTTGCGTAAGACCTCAACTCAAGGTCGTAATAATGGTATATCTGGTAAGCTACATTTTCCACCGAAAGTGGGGATAAAGACACGACTCCATTGAACACTTGAGGATTTGAGTAAACGGACAGCCCCAGACCTTGTTTTGCCATATTAGATAACCATATTTGATATGTAGTATTGGGATCTTGACTATTTACTAAAGATGAATTCAGGGTATTTTTTGTAGCTTGGAATATTTGGAAGGATCGTTCCTCCAGGCTGGGCAAGCGGTTTCCGAACTTTTCCGTCTTTAACATCTTAAATGTGAAGGTAAAAGTGAAGAAGATCGCGAGAATCGCTAAACTCAAGAACAAACACGTGGCTTGCGTTTGTTGTCGCATTTCCAGTCTATTCTGATTCTGAGGAAATTAATTGAGTCGCAGCGGGAACTTTACGTTGTTTTGGAATACAAGCAATGTCACAACTATGGCGACGAGGACGTCGATTGTATAGTGATACCTGAGGCATATGATGACGATACCGTAAACTACGATACCGAGTGCAAGCAGGAATGCAGAGTATCCTTTGTGTTTGTGAAGCAAGAGTGCGAGAAGGACGACAGATGCAGTATGGCCACTGAATATTTTGTCGTAACAATGGCCGAAAATAACTTCGTTGAGACCGAACTTGGTGTCGTCGCAATCGGTTTGTTTAGGTAATATGGTAACCAAGTTGAATATGTACCGGAGTCCGTATATCACAATGATGTACTCCGCTTGTTCGAGCGCTATCTCGGCGCCAAGAAGCACCGGCATTATGTATGCAATGAAATCTGCCACGTATTTCAGTAGCTGATTATTTTGCCAATCGGGAAGGTGACGTGCTCCGATATCAAACACTTTTGGTTTGATTTTTCTTTTGGTAATTCTACCGTTGTAATATGTTGTCCCTAATGTATGTACAGTATATACCATTACAGTGTGGATGACCGCTAAAGCAATATATATAAACAGTGTGATATCTTGCTTATAATATTAGGGCAAGAAATAATATATGAAAATAAATAGAACACATGTTCATGATGTTCTCATTGGACGAAGACATCGTTCATCTTCCAGACAAGCTCCCCACCATTGAAAAGTGTCCAATTGAGAAACTCAAAAAACTCTACAACCATCGCATAAAAAAGGGTGCTGACTGGGTTCAGATCATTGGTCGTTCAGTTTATGACGCCAGTAAAGTACACCCAAAAGAAAATGCCAACCAAGCACTTTGCAACAAGATCTAGGAAATTGTACACTATATTTTTAAGCTTATCGTTCGAAAGATAGACGACGCCATACATCGCCCAAACAACTAAGAAAGTATAGTAGCTGAACAAAGCACCGAATGTGGGATTCCCTGCCATAAAGGCGAGCCATATGTAAACATATAGAGCTACGAAGAAAGCAAAACCCACAACCAAAGCAGTAGGCTTACTTATTTTCCGTGTTTCCCCAAGATATCCAGATACAAGCATCCCGAAATCCAGAGCCAATACAAGCATGAACATTGGTAAAGTGAAGTGAATCTTGTGTTCATGTGCAAGGAACATGCAAAGCACAAGCAACATGAAGGGTGTTGATATAAACCAATCAGCATACCTTGTGAGTGTGATGTCATTGTATTGTATGCTTATATCACTCATTTTTAGTTTTTCCACAAATTGAGAGTAGAAAAACGCGGCGATGATCGAGATGCATGTCTCAAGATTCATCACATGGCGGACGATGGGGCTCGACGTTCGCATGGCCTCAATGAAGGTAATCGTTCCGGTCGTAATCATCATGACATAGGTGATATAGAATGTTGACTTCACCAATTGTATGTCCATTCTATATTTATACAGATACATATTCGTCCAAGCGAACGTGATATCTTTTTTTCACAAATGATACTAAAGCTCTATACATGTCCGCCTATTGCAGAGGCGCTTGGCTTCATCAGTATCATGGATCAGACCAATGATCTCCTGTTTGTAGCTTGTCCAAACCCCAAAATAAACACGGCTTGCTACTTGAGGTGCATACCTTAGTTTCCATGCGGACGCATAAAATTGGGATTGTGCGTAGACATACTTGGAGTTTCTCCGTTTAACCTCCATTATCAAAAAATCATTAGTACAACAATTACTTTGAAACACGAGATCACCTTGTCCTAGGTGAGTGTGTTCAGGACTAACTGGCCATTCGTGAGCTACAAGTTGCCAGTTCAGTTCCCGCATGACAGCGATGCAGTCCCTATGCATGATTATTTCCGTGCGCGGTTTGATTATCTTACCATAACCAAAACGGTTATTGATATCGGGCACAGTGTAATAAGATGGGGTGAAAAGGGGAAGGTGTTTCTCTTGGTACATATGTATCTTCACATGCGTGGTAATCTTCCATGGCAACGTCAAAAGGGGTGGCATCGTTGGAATTCAATAGTACATATGTCCTAAAATAAAGTAGACGAGTTCGGAATCGGGCATAATAGTTGTTGTAGTTTGTAAAAAGAACCGGGCAGCTCCTGTGTGGGCATCTAGCACCGTCTTAATTGTGCAATTGGCTGCATGGAATGTCGCATTTTCTTCGCGAATGAACGTGACGATGGAACGCGGATGCGGCACCGCGGATACATCCAGTACATACTCCTTATCGACAATCATATAATCGTCGTGGGTGATGTCCCAGATGTAAGATGGTACTCCGTGGATCTCGCCCAAGATGACGTCGGGGGGAAATTCGACGGATGTATAAACACCCCCGTCAATAAGACGAAGATCATACGGTGTGTCATTGTAAGGCGACAGGACGGTTGCCTTGTTGAATTGGGATATTAGCGAATCCATTGTACATCGTACTTGGGACGTCATGTTTTACATCATTTTTTATGAATGAATGAATACATATAAAGACTATGTTCGAATTAATATCATGGATCATATTCGAGAAATTGCAAACATTCATTTACACAATGGGAATCAGAGATTGGTTCAAGAACATGGTTTGTCCATCAACACCATTTCATGGGAAGATACCGCACGGTTCAAGGGGTCTTGCTGGGGTCTAAATATATCGGACATGACACTTAATGTCAAGAATGTAAACATGCCAATGATTAGAAAGCCCAATTTTTCCGATGTGACAGTGGATATGGACATCAGCAAAATAAATGTTACTGTAGGAAACGAAAAAGGTGGTGCGCTGACGCGGGTTCCTTTCAAAGAATATGTGGAAAACATTGGTCGGTATAATCCGACGTACAACTCTCTTAGTTCTCAATTAATATTGCCAAGGGACGATAAACTGCTTGCTTCTGCACAAGCATGTATATTGCCTTTGGCTGGTAATGCACAAGAGGTAGAGTTCGTTCCTCAGCTTCATAACTACCAGTCCTCATATGATAACTCTGCTGTCTTGGCGATTGTAGCTTCTGCACAAGGCACGTCTGTACATGTTGTGACGGAACGAGCCCAAAAGCTCTTTTTTAACAGCAATGGCAAAGCGGTAGAGTTCTGCGCAAAGCGTCTCTCTCAAGATCGAAAAGACCGAGAAATAGTAAATTCTACAGACATCAAAATGTCAAACCATGAACTTGATAGGAATGTGTTATTGATTTTCCAGATCCCTTTAATGCAGAGACGTGCATGTGAATCTAGTGATGAAGAAGAGGATATGGCGTTTAGCATGTTCGACACAATGGGGATGGAGGATGCAATGATTCATGTTTCTACGGTATCCAGAGGACAGTTCAAGGGAATTGCTGATCATATGTTGGTGAGGGATGAAAGATACCCCATCAGGATGACATACCAATTCTATAAAGTGACGGATGATCCGAGTTTGACAGTCGACGACATAAAAGACATTTCTCAACGCATTCACGCTGTATATGGCGCTGGGACAAGCCAAAGTAGTCTTGTTACTGAAAAAACAAAACGGCCAACGGAACCACTAAGCAAGGATGAGTACAATCACCTTGGAATGATGGCAGAATCACGCCCGTTGTTTGCTATATACCGATAAAACTTTAAAATGATCCTATCTTAAATAGATATGTCATAACACAATTAATTTTTCCAACATATCATTGCATGTATCCGTAGGAACCAAAATGACTATTACACGATTTGCATAATAATCTATATTTCGCGTCTTTATCATGATATGCCAACCATTTTGAAGCCAATACTGTGTCAGTTAATCTGAGCTCATTATCATCATTCTCAAAAATATCAACATCTGATAAGACTATGTTGTGTTCTTTTATAAATGAATCAAATATCTGTTTAAAAGGTACAATATGATGATCAGTCGTTATACTATTTGTTGAATGATTACAATGGCAGCAAGTTCCGATGAATACCCCATTTGAATTTGTTGTATTTTTCAAGAAATATTGTTTTTTTGTTCCTATATGACTTTCATTCCTGAATGCAGTTAGAACATCAGCAACATACTGGCTGTCACGATTATACTTGCCAAATATATTTTGAATACATAACACGTACGATACATCATCTACTTTTTCACTGGTTTTGTACTTATAAAATAATGCTAAAGTATTGTAAGGTTTTCTTTTTCTTAATACCACAAACTCAATATTGTTCTTATTTATATGCTTAGTTGGATGGTATTGTAGTAAATCGAGTATTTCTTCGTTCTGTATTGTGTCGTTTTCTTTATATTGTTGCAATAGAGAGGCAACATATTTTTTCCCATTCGTCAGGTTTTTTAGTTTTGCTTTAGTTACTCATCGTGCTTATTTCATAACAATACTCTGTATGGTGTATATCGTACTCTTTTAAATCCATTTCGCCACTCAATTCTTACAATCTGAAAGTGCCACTACATCGGTGGTACATACCCAAATCTTACACGAGGATGAAAAACCTCAACGGTGAGATGATAAGATGCGTTCTCTTTAGGATCATTTTAAAGTTTCATCGGTGTATAACGTGTTATTTGTAATATAGACTACCAACAATGAATGGCAACTTGGGAATTGTGATAAGCTATTGTTCTAATGAGCGCGCTTTTATACGACCTTTGTTGATACAATGTGCTAAATGTACGTCAAACATAATCGTAAGCATGGGAACGCATAAGCACAATATGGAAAAAGAAGATAGCAATCATATATTTGACCTCGCATCTGAATTCCCCCATGTCAAATTTGTCATATATGAGGTCGTACCCGATCCCCCGAACACTTTGCAGTTTCGCCAGAACGCATACTGGCACAACATAGCGCGCATCGCCGGATGGAGATCATTGCCATGTGGTACAGATTGGGTGCTTTTTATTGACTCGGATGAAATACCAGATGCCGCGTTGTTTACGGAGTGGTTTGCTTCTACAAAACTGGATCCTAATGTAGCTTATAACATGGCGAATTATTGGTACTTTCGTGAACCGACATATCAAGCAAAGACGTTTGAGGACTCTGTGTTGTTGGTGCACACGTCGTCGCTATCATTTGATCGCTTGATGCGGGATATGGAAAGGATAGGGATCGTCGCCGATCATCCAACAATTGGTATGGTGGGATCTTTGCGTGGTAAACCGATGTTTCATCATTACAGCTGGGTTCGCTCCAAAGACGATATGAAAAAGAAGGCGGCAACATGGGGGCACAAAGGGGAACAAGACTGGGACGCACTGATTGAAGCCGAGTTTTCACGGGGGTTCAATGGCACCGACTTCGTGCATGGCTACATCTACACCAGAGTGCCTAATTTTTTTGGCATAACTCTAGAAACTCATGAAGTATAAAGTGGGTAGATTTTAAGTATTCCGGATGGAACAGAGTCCCGTATATTGGACGGGATGCATGCTTAAATGAAACTACCGTTTTCACACCGTTTTTAGACAATGTTGCTTGTGGGACAAGTGTCTTCGGTAGCGGAGGAGCCGGAAGGAAGTGCGCACAGAATCGGGCGCGAAACGCCGATGTGTTCGTATCAACGGTAACGCTCTTACAAAAGAATTCCGGGAGTTCACGAAGATGGCCACGGAAATGCGTGAGTATGAATTGCGCCCCAAAGCAAATGCCTAAAACTGGGAGCCCTGAGGTGATGGCATACTTATTGTTTTGTCGATGATTTTGAGTCATATTTGGTATATCATATGTTGATCCAGTTAAGATGAAGCCCGATATGTTCCCTATTTTTTCTATGTCTTTCAACTTGTTCACCACTATGTACGGTACGTGGTGTTCGGAAAGGAAGGCCGTTAATCTGAGAAGATATTCTCTTTGTTTTCCATCAGTATTATCAATTACCACTATCATCGTTTTTACTAGTATGCCGCATTTTTACTCCGAGGTATATGTTTGCCCATCCGCATGCCAGTATCAATGTAGCTAGCACAACATGAATGGTTAGCCAGACATTCCATGGCACAATGCGTCGTCCAATAAAAGCCCATATGAGCTCGATAACAATCAAGGACACAACCACCTTTCCCAATAACCTATGGGTGTATGTATGGTTATGATGCTTCTTCGAAGCCATTGATATCACCATCACGGCAGCTACTACGCACACGCTTCCTAACAATTGAAAGCATACGTGCCAAAATAACCATGATTGCCCGATGACGGAACGAAACGCAGCTATAATAACACCTAATGGGAAAAGCACAAAGAATGCAAGGGTCTGAAGCATGATGTGAATGTATATATGCGTTGTGGCAGTCATATCGTAATTAGAGAGTTTATTTTTTTGTTATAAGGTGTTAGTGTGGAAATGGCGCTTAAATTACCAATAGAAGATTTTATCGAGTCATTGGAGGGGTATTATGATGAATTAAACACATTTGAAGTTTTTTTGCGAAAATTGTCTTTGGATAACCGATCTCAACTTCCTAATTTTTTGGAAAAGTTAACAAGTGCTTATACAAATGTAAGAAATGCATACGATATGTATGGTTCAACAGAGGACATGAGTGAAACATCGGTTGGACTTGCTGGCTTGATGTCATCCTTGGTTAACGAGATTAACACCAAGTATCCAAGCAATGAAGCAACTAAAAAGGCTACAGCCATTGCAGCTAAGTTGAAAGAAATTGTGGAAGAAGCGCGTCAAGCTGTAGAGAAAGCACAACAAGAAGCGATTGAGGCTTCACAAAGATTAGGCGCTATGAAAGAAGTACTAAATAAAGCAAAAACCTCTAATGGTTTGTTAATTGATGTACCAGAACAAATGTCTGAACCAATTGCAGAAATAATAAAACCAGGTGATGGTATCGTCGAGCAAGCCGAACAAAGTGCAAAAAAAGCGAAAGAAAAGGCAAAAGAAGCCTTTGACCTATTCCAAGAAATTCAAGCAGTCATTAGACAAGGCAAATATCATGGTGGTACAACTCCGCCAGATCCTGATACAACAACTCCGCCAGATCCTGATACAACTCCGCAAGATCCTGATACAACAACTCCCGATTCATCACATATAATGACTGAAATAGATGTAAATAATGAGAAAATTGTTCAAGAAGTGAATAGTATTAAGAACAAATTGAACAAAGCCGTCGTTGATGTTAAATCTGCAAATACAGTTGTATTTAAGTACCTTTCTGATGTTGAACAAATTGCAAAAGACACCATATCTGCTGTGGAACAAGTATTGAAAACTTTAAAGGATATCGATAGGCTCCACAAGGAAATCCCATTACTTGTCATGGAAACAGAAATCCAGATACTGACAGATAAGCGTTTATCTGAGGAATTGAATGCAATAATTACAGACATAATTAATTTGCATGTTGAAAATGTAACTGTTGATTACACCCCCCCTGTTCTGACTTTCCATAATACGGGTCTTGATGAGAATGATAACAAAATGTTACAAAGTTTGGAAAAAATTAAAGATAATACCGAGCTTGAAGATATAAAGAAAAGAATTTCTAATAAGTGCAACAGTACAACTCAACACATGGATAATATCATACAAATGCAAATTACCACCTTAAAGAAACTGTCTAATTTAATTGTTGAATCGTTCACAAGAGAAGCAACAGATGTATTTGGACTTGACACAGCAACAGCAAATATAGAACAAATAAACAATATTACTACTGCTTTAGATAATGTTAATACCAAGTCTATCGTCTCAATACATAATCTTGATAATGCTATATACAAAGCAAACGATTTTATGAACAAGCGAAGAATAGAATTCAGAAAGGATAACATAGAAACTATTGATCCCATTTTGAATACTATATCAAAATTGAAGGACACGGCAATTGGCATGAAACACATGTTGCAAAATTTAGATGATAAATTCTCTGATCGAGTAGAGTTGACAAATGAAGTAATCACTGAAATTGATAAACTTACAGATACTACTATTGAACCAAATATACCCAATAATCTTGAGGAAATAACGGACTTGAAGGAGGTTAAAGACTTAATACCAAAGCTTAAGGATCTTGAATCTACAGTAACGATTGCAATGCAAAAAATAGAAGAAGATAAAAATAAGATACTAACAATAAAGTCTGAATATGAAACAAAAAGCAAAGAAGTCGAAAGTATAATTACAGATGTAAACGCGTTTAGGACGGCAGTAGAAAGTTTTCAACATATCCTTCAAGACGATTACCCCACGGAAGACGATAAAAAAGACAACAATCAAAAAGACGTTGAAGAAAGAATAAAACATATTCTATCTAAAATTGACATATTCGACACAAACATTAGTACATTAGAGGTTATCAATATGAAGTTAAGCGATCTAACCGAAAAAACTAGCGAATTACAGACAATCAAGAATGATATCAATGCTCTAGTAAGAATGGCATCAGATATCTTTTACAAGCTTCCAACTCTGGTATTAAAAATTCCTGAACCTATTGGTGATAAGACAATATTCCGAGGCGGAAATATAGTATATGATAAAAGTTACACAGTTGAATTTGTGTTCAAACAGCTGCGGGAGTTCATTAAACTGAACTTTGGAGTTAGTATTTATCCCAATCCTCGGATATACAAATACTTTGATTCTATACTTACAGATACCAACGGTAAAGTAACTACTTCTAAAGAATCTTTGGGGAAATACTTCACACAGTTTGGATCTGACCTTATATTCCAACCACATGACAAGGAGGCTGACAAAGTTTCTAAAACAGGTCTCCTTACAAAGATCAAACAAATATTACCACCTATTGAAAACCCAAAAAGTGATTTCAAGACGTTTGACATTTTATACCTGCCTTTCCCAGAAGATGTGTTCTATGAATGTCTAAGTAAGAAACAAGCAAACATATATCCGAGCTACGAAAACAAAATGCATGTTAATCTATACAGTGCCACATTTAAAAATCTTGCCGGTTACCATACAGACGGTGAAAACAGAGAACGTATTGAAAGTAATGGAGGATCTATCATCAATATATTCACTCCAAGCAAAGATGATGCTGGTAATGTTTTACCAGATCTTTGCGATATTCATTACATTCCAAACAACGAAAGACAAACGGTATTGGATCTATTCACAGATGGACTTGGTATATCTACCCATCAAAATGGAAAAATAAGACATTCGTCTAAAAAAATAAATATCAGTAAGGAGAGTAATTTACAAGCCCTCTTGATGTATGTGGACTATGTACTCTTTGGAATTGGACGCAATAACTTTGGAGACTTTTCAATAATTACGAACGGACAAATTCCCCGACGAAGTTACCAAAAGTATGAAACTTTATATGGTAATCTGAGGAATATTAACAAACAAGGTGGAGGGTATTCATCGGATGATGATGAAGACGCCTTCATTTAGAAGGACGGCCGCGTACTTTTGTGTTAATTAAATTGAACAACGGGTATTCTTTTCCATATCGGATATTGCTAAATGTGTCATCGGCAAGGATGTCAACATACACACTGGCACATTCACGGATTCCATCCAGATGGGACATAAGGAGGATGGAGTCGAAATCTTTGTTTTTCAGTAAACACTCAAGGAAGTGTGGCATCCTTGCAAGGTTGTCGGCATCGCAGCTTGTGAAGCCTTCGTCGATGATAAATTGTCTGATGTTATGTGACATTGCACCTATCCGTGCAAGAGTAATGCGCATACAAAGGGAAATGATGAAATTTTGATACCCACTTGCTTTGTCAAGGGTCGGCTTCCTAGCTCCATCTTCCACCATGTACACAAACCCTCCATTTTCATATGATACAATGAGGCGGAGAGACTCTATAGACCGTATGCATTTGTTCACCTCTCGTGTCAAAACAGGAGTTATTTGCGTTTTGTAAAGCCATTTCTTATAGCCATCTTCTTCATTTGTACCATTGAACCATGTCTCTAACTGTTGCAACCGACCTTCCTTTTCTTTCAAATCTTTAAGATACTGCGACTGAATGTTGAAAAGCTCCTCAATACGAACATACTCATGGTAAACGGCTTGGGCATGGCCAAGTTCCATTTTCAAGGATGTCAACTTTTCTTCGTAATCAACAATGGCAGCCGTGACTAGTTCTAAATCGATGAGAGCTTTTTGTGCCCGCCAATACAAACACTTGTCACTAACTTCCTTCCATTCCAAGTAACACTCAATACGTTTCTCATCAATCTCATTCGTATGCTCCATATCATAAAGTTGTTCCTCGATTTCGAACCTTCTTTGCCCTTTCTTACATAATTCTATGTTCTTTTTCAAAGTTTTCATAGTGTCTTCCCATGAGCAATGGTTCCTTATGAGCTCTTCTTCCCGTGTTATATTCGCAATAACTTTCTCCCATTGCCTGTATTGAACTATTACTTCCCTTATTCCTTGACAGTCATTTGCTTTCTTGTAGTTGTCATAGTATAGCCAAAGTTGGGTTTGCAAGGCTGCCGTTTGTTTCGCCAAGTCGTCATATTCTTTCATGTTATTTTGGTATACCTCCCACTTCTCATACTCCTTACACCATCGGTTGTACTCTTCCTCATACTCAAGGCGCAGACGGATCAAGTTGTCAACATCATTGATCTCATCTCGTAAGCTACTTGCAGTTACCGTGGCGTTGTCATCACAATTTACCTTTTTTCGTATCTCGTCTATCCGTGCCTTCTTCTCTTCCATAATCGGAACCCATGGTTGTTTATTGCATGCCCAGCACGTCGGATTGAATGGCGTATTCTCATACATACGAAGTTCTTCTTCCAATTTACAAATGGTTTCACGTAATACAACATTCTCATATTCAAGGGCGAGTTTTTCCCGCTTTCTTCGAAGTTTTTTAAGGGTTATGCCGCTTACTTCTTGATTCTTCTTCATCCATGACTTATACTTTTTGATCCATGACTTATGTTGACCCTCATCATAAGTTCTTGTTACCACCTTCAACCCTGCCATCTTAGACAGATTTTCCTCATACACACTCTTTTTCAGTCTAAACTCGGGCAACGTCCCTATAACTTCGTTCACTTCACAAACTGTGTTTGGAGCACATATGGACATGTCACTCAACTCTCGTTCCACGTTCTCAAGCTGTGAAACAAGTTCGTCTGTATCAACGCCCGCATGAGAAGCGCACCATTCTTTATACTCCTCTTTAACTTCATGGATGCTATCCATTGTGTACCTTGGTTTAGTCGGTTTTTCCAATTTGTCATACTCCTCGTAGATGTTGAGATACTCAGTATATTTCTTCTCTAACGACTGACGATCGTCGTTTTCAAACATATCGCCGATTTCTTCCACAAGCGCATCGAGCTCTTTCTGTAAAGTCGCAACTATTTGTGACCTGGCTCCTTTTTGTTCATACTTTGCAATAGTATCCTCTTCGGAGAAGTCAGTGAGCGGGAGGGCAGCAAGTCGGGTTTCGTAAAGCTCAATCTGCCTCAAGCATTCTTGCATCGAATGGCCGTCTTTCGCAAACCCCACTGCGTCTTTCAAATGATTCTCCTTGTTTTTGTGCAATCCGACCAATACATCACTGGTTTCTCTTACTTTAATTTGAAGCTCTAATGGATTCTCTACCTTGTTTGCGCCTCTCACTTGCTTAGTGGATTCAACAACAGCGGACACTTGCCCTATAACGTAACTATGGCCTAAGCGGGCTTCATGAATTACGTTACATATAGTAGATATAGACTCTAGATGAAGAGCCTTTTCCAATAACGCTTTCTGATCTTCTTGTTTCAAAAGAAAGAAGTTGTTATTATCAACTTGAGTGATGAAATTGCTCATCAATACTGTTTCGATTGTACCGACATTTTCGGTTATCCAAGCATTCACAGCGGTGACGCCTTCTTTAATTTTTTCCTTGGTTTGCGTGTCTTGCTTTATTTGGTAAAGCTCCACACCGAATTGGCTGATGTTGCTCTTGTCAGCTTGGAGACCGAATTCCCGAATGATTTCATAAACAATGCCATTAACACTAAATACTACTTTGATGTTCATAGCCCTTTTGTTCGGAGGCTTCTTATTGTGAATCAGTTTACCAGTCATCTTCTTTCCTCCGACAAACCGTGTGCGTGATTGCTCACCGAAGAGTCCCAAACACAATGTCTCCAAAAAAGAGCTCTTACCAGACGCGTTTCGGCCGTTCAACAAGGCAATTTTCCCTTCAATCGACTCAAAATCAAAATAGTTATCTTGTCCAAAACACAAGGTGTAATCCCAAGACATATTTTTCAAAACAACCGCGTTCCGCGATTTGCGGTTCAGCGAGCCTACCGACTCTTCATGTTGACAAACGAGCTTACTAATTCTGTTTATACGTTCGTTTATCTTGGTTGTTATAGCTTTTGGGATGTTGACACATTCCGCAGGCGCCTGAATATTCATACAATTGGGGGAGTCCAGCCAGTCACCAACATCAAGGGAGGGTGCGACACATGCGATGTACTCTTTCCACTTGTTAGGACTGCACAAAGTCGTTAAAAGCTCCGATTCTTTTTCTTGTTTTGATGTTTCCGCGTCCTCATCATAAGACACCATAAACGATGTTTTCACCGGCTGTAATCCGTACGTTGTAGATACACTATCTACATCATCTTTTGTCATGTTTTGAGCTCGTACAAAAGGTCTTTTGGGGAAGTCTACGTTTTGCACCGCTTCATTCAAAGCAATCCAGGTGCGATTCCCGCAATAGAATTGCACAGTACCGTGCTCCAGTTGTCGAAGCGTGATCATTCCAAAGTCGTTAGGTACATGATGAGAAGATACCGAATTTGATTGCAAGTCCCACAATAAGTAGCCGTGACCAAACACAAACTCTCCGTGATCTTGTTGGATCAAGGATCCCGGGTAACCCCATGAAATTGTATCATCATAATGACCGATTTGTTGTTTGTGTGTATCACCAAGTAGGACATGATGGTAACCATTGACCCGTTCTTTGGAAGGAAGGTCGCCGTGGAATAATGCGACCTTGTGTTCTACCGCGGTGGTAAATGACAATGCATCAGGAAACGGGGGCAAAACATCTACCTTGCCGCTTGTGTTTCCTTGACGCAAAACGTCTTTGATGGATACCACTCCAAACCCTACATTCTCATACTCGTATATTCCGGTATCTTTGAGATATTGGACGCGACCAGAGCGAATCCATGGACCCATCATACTTTCTATCATGTCGGGGATCGTCATGTCCTCCTGACGAAAATCGTGGTTGCCACATATTATGAATACGGGAGTGTAGTGGCATAGCTGATGCATGAACTCAGAAAACAGCTTAAAACCAGGGCTTTCGATCCGACCCTTGTTGTGAAATATATCTCCTGCTATCACTGTAATGTAACTGTTACATGGATTCGTTATTGTTAAACGCATTATTTCATTCACGAACCTCTCAAACACATAACTATACTCTTGGATCCTCGCTCTTCCAGGATCACCGGTTCTAACATGAATGTCAGCGATATGGATTATATGAGAAACCATGTTCAAAAAAGTATACGCATCAAGATTGTATATTCACACACATCATACCCTTATATAGTCATCAGTGTCCACCAAAGAGATACCAGCCACACAAAGAGAAGGAAGTTGGAGAAATTGTTCACCTGGTTGCTGAATATCCATGGGAAATACATGATACCCATCAACATGTAAAGCGATGACACATGATATGTGAGTTGCTTGTCAGATATCCCATTCGCAAGAGCGATCACACTCAGTAATATAGTATAGATAAGACCGAACACGACAACGACTATGAACGTATTGTAAGGAACGAGGCCGCGCGTCACGAGCTTTTCGGTTGATATAAGTGAGACTGCAAATATCATGACGGAGAAGAACACAAACGTGTAAGATTCCGGATCAAGGTTGATATTCGCACCACCGTTGTACATTTGGAGACTCGACCCACCCCCTTGTGTTGCTCCGGGACATGTGTAGTATACACCGTTCAGTCCTTGACCTTTAAACTCTTGACCACCTTTTGGTCTATAGGGATTTATACAATGTCCGAATTGAAGAGATATCGTTAATGCTTGGAAATATCCATGTCGCTTTTTAAAGTCTGTTATATTATTATTATCGTTTGGCAAATTATTGTCCTGATAAAACTTTTTTCCAAATTTGTTGTATTGCTCGACATAGTCGAGGTCTGTACCCAGTTCTTTATATAGACTGATGTTGAAATCCATACGTACTGCAATAAACAACATTAGTTTCGTAGAGAACGATATATTTGGATTGATGAAGTTATATAAAAGTATATTACTTACAAAAACATCTTTTTTGAACTCTTTCTTGATCATATCCTCAGCGTTAACCTCTTCAGGTTTGCTGGCTGCAAGCCTAGTAGCAAACTTTTTCAATACAATTAGTGTTTTGTTGATGAAATTACCTTGGTTTCGTATCGGACAATGATACTTCTTGATTGCATTCTCAAACATAGTAGATATATTGTTGAATAATGTGCTATCATCAATTTTTCTGTATTCTCCATCATTCAAAGTATGGTTGTTAATTATTAATTTGTCACTACCGTTATTAATCCGGTTTTGGTCATATTTGAATTTTTCATGATTATCAAAATATTTTCTAATTATCAGTTCTATATCGGCGCGATATTTATTTGCCTTCAAATAATAAAATTCTATATCGTATAGTTTTGTGTAACTAAACAAGGCGGGATTGACTCCAGTATTCTTAATAAAATCTTTTTCGTACATGATAAAAATATCAAACCCTGTATAGTACTCACCCCGATCGTTTACCGGGGGGTCGAAACTTTCATCTCCAACGAAGGAGAAATGGTAATTGTGCAGGTATGTAAAAGTCTCGTAATCAAGTTTGTATTTTATTTTATTAGGATGATTAAAAAGGTAATGGCAATCTCCAAAATGTCCGTTTATTCTTATATCTTCTTGTTTATCTACAAAGAACATTTGAGCATACCCATAATAGTAAAGATTACCAATTGTGTTTTTATTCCTCAACTTTTCAATCTCAATTATCATATTTTCGACCAAAGTCTTATTTGTTTGTAGAAACGTGGATATAGAGTCTTTAAGAGATGTAAACATTACTTCTATTTTTTTAAGAAAGTCTACACCATTATTGGACTTACTTGCAATAGTTTCTAATAATGGGAAAAGTAGAGTTGTGTATTTGCTTAGATATATTTGATTCTTCACAAGCTCTTTCAGTGTATCTTTATCTACAGTGCTGTCGAAGATTTTAGTTGTAGTGCCAGGTATTGTATAATTTGTGAGAAGTAATTGCAAGTCACATTTCAACTTTGCTAAATGTCCAATAGTTGAAGATATACCAATTAGTAATTTATACATATTAATCGGATTATTAAGGTACATGAAATCGGTAATTTCTTGCTTTTCTTTAACGGTAAATATAGGTATGTTGAAGTCCGGATTTCTTTGGCTCTCATTTTCGTCTAAATACTCTTTCTTAGAGAATGTCATATCTCTAAGGGATTTCCATGTTTCGATATCATTGATAAAGTTGACGTTTATAGTGTCTTGTTGTACTGTTAAGTTACTAAACACACTTTCTATGTTATCATTCGTTGGGTTGCTTACAACATTTCTTAATGCGTCTTGGATGTCACTCTCTAACTTAGCAAAATTAATAGCAGATATTGGAATAGTTTCGAAGTATGTTTGTTGAATCTGGTTCACATTTTCACTTCCCGCCATATCCATCAATGTTACTCGTCCAATACAAGTGTCATTGGCATGCATAACGTAGACATCAATGAATGTATGTGCGCGACTACTTTCATCATTATTAGGTGTTAACCTGATATGGAATTCCGTGGAACCGGACGGATCGGCATTTACTTTCATACGTCTTTGGACTCCAGCAAGATCCTTGACCACAACATCAACGGTTTCATCGTCAAATGCCTCAATTTTTCTAAAATAGCTCGTATCTAGTGTTGACATAAAGGCACTAAGACTGGTATCTTTTTTATAATCAAACACACTGGAATTGTCTCCATCCTTACTATATACAGTAATTCTGTGTTTCGAGAGTGTTGCGTAATCGGTTGATTCAAGTTTATCGTCGCTTAAAGGAGGGTCAATGCTAACAATACAATTGCCATCGTCCAGCTCTCCATAGTAGTCGTATATTAAGTATTTAATAGAAAACGATTTGTCTGATTTATATCTTTCTGCAAACGATGTAAACAACAAGTTAATAACAGATCGCTCGTTTTCTTTTTCTGTCAAAGTGTATGTCTTTCCTGAGCCAGAGTAGCCATAAGCTGAATATATAAAATGCATCGGCTTTGCCCCCACCTTATTTGCATTCATGAACATGTTAGTAATATCAGCAGCAACAGATATTCCATCACCGCCTCTGTAGACGTTGAAGAATGGTCCATATACATAATTTTTACTTGAGGTGTCTTGTGTTGAATCGATCATATTCTTTTCATGAATAAGTGTTCTCAAGTTTTCATTGACCGAAGCTTGCATATATCTGGCAGGTGTAAAATGGGACGCATTGACCATCACTCGAACTTTAAATAATGCATCTGCCCGTGAATCCAACAAATCCATATACTCATGCAACCGTTTTACTACCGTTGATGACTCACCTTCTTTTAATTTTTCCAAATCATTGAGAAGTTCGTCAAATCCTTGACACGTTAACTTTTGTTGTTGTGTTAGGTTTGCTAAGTCACACTTCAACTCAGTTTTTTTGCTTTTGACATAAACACTTGTAAGTTGACTTACAAACGTAAACAACGCATCCAAAGAATCAAAGGTCTTTACATCGACATCTTTTACGATATCTTCATATTCCTTAACGGTGTTATCAGCCACAAATTTTTCTATACGTTTGAGAAGCCTTATGTATGTTTCCACTTCCTTATGTATGATTACCCATGCTTCGTAATACTTAGAAGCATCTTCTATTATCATACTTGCATCGTATTTTGACACATTAAATTTGTTATAAAGAGCATTCACATCCGTGATATTTGATACCTTTAGACTAACTTGCTTATCAATGTCATTCACGGTAGTTAGATAATGTTTTCCATTCACATTCAAAACCAATTTTTTTAGCAAATCATAATCCTTGTAGTTTACAATGTCTTTAATATCAAAATAACTGAGGATTAGATTTTTACTTGTGATAAACACATCGTTCTTTGAGCCCAATTCTTTCTTTTTACTGGTAAAACTTGTACTCAAACTGTTTATAAACCCTCGTTGTTTATCGATAGCAGATTTCAGATTTGACAGATTTTTTTTACTTAGAGCTTGAAATTCAGATATCATCATGAGACTAGTTGTTTTCTTTTGGTAATTTTCTAGATCTATGAAGATCTCAGAGTATGGTTTAGTTACTTTGTGAATTGTTGTGTCATCAGTCGTATATGTGGTTTCTAGTGGACTTCCAGAAATGTTTTCATAGCTTATTAAGTCATTTTGGGACACCGGAACTAAAAACACACAATCCTCCCCAATTGCTACTTTAAATTCATCTAAGAACACTTGAAGCTCTTTCATGTCTTTGTATGCAAGCTCGCGCGCTGGATTTTTACTCATGTAACCTTTTATCGTGACATAATCTTTTGCAACGTTATTAACAATATCTACAAGGTTCATAGCCATAATAGCCATATGAATTCTGGTGACAATATTGTACATCATTGATACATGTTCCTTGTTTGAAAGCAAACTTGGGTTATCTGACGATTCAACACTTGGTGCAAAAATTCCAACGTCATATTGAAGATCTTCAATCCTAAGAAAATCTTCATTCGGTTGTTCATCATCAAATAGAGATGGACGTTCAGATTTCCCTTGTTCCATTGCTTGACGTACACTTTCTGAAATTGGATCATCCTCGTCACCATCACCACCCCCAATTCTGGGCCAATCGGGCTTCCCGGTAGCATCGAATTTATAATCTGATACTGCTGCAGAAAGTGGTGATGGCGTATCGGTAGTTTCTTCAGTATATGCAAAATTTGTAACGATATTTGCTTCTAAAATTTTGCGCGCAGCTTCAACAATGTTAGACATAGCTTTTCCAGCACGTTCTTGATGTGATGCCATTATTGAGCTTTGTTTGCCACTCATCATACTTAAAAACTCCGTTTTATGACTACCAATCAACCTTAACATCTCTTCTAATGCATCACGGTGCTTCTCCGCATAGATGATGTTTTTCCGCATGTCCATGCTCAATGCACTCAAAGCTCCCATACCTACTACAGGATCCAATGCACGTATCCGTTCTTCAATCCCCTTCACTTTCCCAAAATCACTATTCATGTCAGCGATTGTTTTATTACATTCATCACGCTTGCCTACAAGTTTCGCGATGATGACATTGATAGTACTGATGTCAGTTGTGACATCCTCAGTAGGTGATCCCAAATCAGCTAGCTTACGCTTTCTCAACATTTTAATGTAAACTTTCCAATAGTCCTTGTCATAAAGTTGCTTAGCTTCTTTGTCTATCGCAATAATCGTGTTCAACTTTACCTTAAAGCCCTCATTAACTTTTAGGGCACTTTCCACAAATCTAGTAAGTTCAGCCTCACTTTTATCCGATATTGCTTTTTCTCTTTGCATGATGATATTGTTGAGCTCGCGGTTGATAATGTGATCGCTTTTTAGGCGGTTGTATTTCTCCATGACACTTACTTCACCCAGCTTGATATCACCTAAGGTGTGAGCTTCTAACATACTATGTATGTTATCGGCATCATACATGTTCAACATAGTCACCATTTTATTGAGCCTGTCTTGGAGCTTTTGGTTGCGGCGGTAAAGTTTTAGGAATTCATCTTGCCGATCTTGTGCTTCTGAGCTATAGTTCTCTTCCAACCTATCAAGAGCATCCTTGAAATATTGTAAACGTTCAAACCTACCCCTATTATCATTTACCAGCTTGCTTTCGAAAAACCGCTTCAATTGGGCAATACCAGAGTTCAATCCACTCATGCTTTTAAAAGCAGTTTGCTCCTCAAAAAGGAAGCCAAGGATGCGTTTTAGGTATTCGACTTGGCTTCGAGCGATGACCTCGTTATATTGAAGCTTCTCAAGATAATCCAAACGAGCTCTGATACGGTCTAATGTCGTTGTTGCTCGCTTGACAAGCTTTGCGATTGCGTTCACCTCTTGGTTGCGCTCAGAGGTTCCGGCAGATACATCAGAAACTAAATTATAATAGTCATCGTACAACTTTGCCATTAATTTATTTTGTTCGCTGAGAGTGTCGCGTAATTTCGTGATTTTTTGGACATCACCTTCATCTATTCCTATCGTCAACAAAGCTACCGTTTCTTTTATTTCTAAGCTTAGTTTGTTAATTTGTTCGTAAAGTTCGTTCAATATTTTCACGACTTGCCGAAGATCTTCCATTATGCTCTTTATTTTTTCAGTTGACTCATCATCTACATCGAATTCATCTTGCAAAACAACTATGTCACCCACTTCGCTATTAAAAGCTGATTTCATCACTTCAAATAAAGCGCTTATTTTATCAGCATTTTCTTGGCCATTCGATATACTTGTAATAATAGATTGAAGGTTGTCAACATTATGTAACAGAGTTTGCAACATAGCAATCGATGTATTCAAAATGTTCATCTTCATGTTTTTAGAGACACTATCAAGTGAAGGAATTTCGTCCATATTTTGAAAGTCAAATGTGAACTGAGTTACATTACCATCAACATTGAAGCTCTTATAGCATGCTTGCATAAGCGATAGTACTTTGTAAAATACGTTTTGGGTAAATTTGTTATCATCCTCCCTGGAGTCTATACACTGGGTCAGTTGTTGTTTTACACTTTCCGGAGACGCCGTATTAAAATCGATCAAAAGTTGTGAGCATTTTTCCGGATAACTCATACCAAAAACCCTCTATAAGAGGAAAACGATAATTTATTAATAAAATAAGCACGTAAAATATCTTACTAATGTAAATTAGAGTCATCTCCTTTATGGTTGTGTATTACATTCCTTACATCTTTGGCATCGTTGGGTATCTTCTGTCAGTAATATCGTACTTTCTGTACGTCCCCGAATCGTTGAATAATTGGACTACTGTTGTTGGTATGATGATAATATCATCCGGGTATCTCTTATTACTAACCAATAAGATCTACGGACTCGTAATGAAAAAAACCATATACGACCAAAAGAAAAACGACAACATTAATCAAGAAGAGATACAAAAAAAGCAGTCGTTGAATGCCATCCTCAAGTCTATTGGGTTCGCCCTTGTATTCTCATTCTTCTGTCTCATTCATGTAGCTCCCCAGTTTACCTTCCATCTTCGTTTCTATGATATGTTTGCGGCCGTTGGCTACTTCTTAGCATTGTTATCGTCTGTCAAGATAGTGCCTTACTGGATCGCATGTATCCCACTCGTCGCATACTATGTTATAGCCGGCGGGATCAAACTAGTTGAACCGGGCATCATAGAAAAGATCCAACTTATCGGCAGGTTGGTGTTGGCTATGTACTACGGTATCGGCATTTTTGCCAATGTCCAATAGTTCGCCCCTTTTTCAATGGTATATCTATATGATGAGAATCGCCGAATAAAATGTGTAGATGTTCATCATCTTTTTTGTCGCTCTCACGGATTAAAGTATCCGTGGGCAAAATGAAGCCTCCATACGATGAAATACCGGTTTGTAGCCACTTCTTGTCTACAGGGGTACAATATCCCGAGCCAGTCTGTACCCATGCATTGATGACTTTGGGTAGCTCGCAATGGATGTATGAACCAACATCTAGTAATTGAGAGGCACGCTTTTGGAATTTGTATGCTTTGTGAAATGCCATGGGATCCGTGCTTTTATTGTGTTCTATGGAGAAATCAGATGCGATCCCATATGATGGCATATAAGCACCAGGGTACTTAGTAAGGTGCCGAGCATAAAATATATCTTCTGCTTCATGTGCGTCCCGTTTGAAGTTATCTGCTATGTGTTTCATCCATTTGGGGCACCTTAACGAGAATCCGCCATTACCAACAACGACATTCGGATCGCTACATACTTTCCACGACCATGGCGCGCCAATATAGTCATATTCCATATATCTCAAAATATTGTTCTTCAGAATACCAGCATCTGTTTGAAAGATCAACGTGCGTTCACACGTCATATCCGACCAAAAATCAGGACACGTAAGGAGGTCATTATATTGCGAAAGTGTCAAATTTCCTTTCACAGGGGCTCTTATTCTTACGTTGGTTGTGTTTGGATTCACGATGCGTTCGACAAAATCGTAATTTTCCTCAGAAGACACGATAGTCAAAGCTGCGTAAGGAAGCATCGATGACACGTTCCGTAACACCCCCGCGAGGTTCTTATGCGGCCTAGGCTCAACGATGACACATTCAAGACAAGCATCTTGGGGTGACGGATGGACATCAAAGCAATCACGCCATGGGAATGCCAAAAAGTGTTCGTAAACTTTGTCGCCCATTCTAATAAACACTATGACAGATAATATGGGGGATTTGGCACGCTTGTTGAAGAAACAATGCCTCATACATATGTATTTACAATCCAATAGTGCATACATCTACAACATAGTACATAACATGATGACAGTACCGAACATAGTCATTGGGGGCATCCTTAGCATCGCAATCTTCAGTTCATCAAGCACAGAATGGAGGATTGTCAAAGGCGTCCTTGCCATTTCATCTACTATCCTCACTTCCTTATCAAAACACGTATGTGCCGGTGAGAAGTCGCAACTTCATTGCAACGTTGTACGCCAGTATATGGCGCTTATTCAAGAACTTAACATATTTTTGCATACGAGTAATAACAATACGCATGAAGCAAACATCAAGTTCGTAGATCATATGAGAGAACAACTGAACAAGTTATACGATCTCCAACCAAAAGCCAATAGTATAGTTGTAGCTCGTTTCGAGAAGAAGTACAAAAAAAGCATGGAGGAAGCACTCTATTCCGAATTTGAGGATTTGGTCATGAAAAATGCCACGTACGCAGAACATCGCCTTTCACGCTTCAAACAAAAACCATCAACCGAAACTGAAGGATCGCCTTAGGTGTGTGTTTTGAGATGGCGGGCAGAACCGTTTAAGTAGCTCCTTGATGCTATCGCGTTGGTCGGGACTGGGATGGAGTGTTCGGTTCATAAAATCGATGATCTCTGAAGGAAAAGACGACGGCATGATGTATTCGGCTTTCAAGATAGCGTCTGTGATATCCTTTTCGGTTGCATGGTAAAAAGGAGACACACCCGCCAAACATTCGTAAGTCAATACTCCCAGCGCCCATATGTCCAGTTTATCGCTGTACAATTCCTTTTTTCCTGATATGATCTCGGGTGCCATGTATTCCAGAGTTCCCACAAATGATTGTGGCCGTTCTGCGTAGTTGTTAATAGAGAACCCAAAGTCGCAGAGACGGATGTTCCCGAAGTTGTCGACCAAGATGTTTTCGGGTTTGATGTCACGATGAATTATGTGAAGGCCGTGCAGATGGTCAAGTGCATGGAGGAGAGGCACCAGGACTCGTTGCTTGAATATATGCACAGGCATCTTACTGTTATACTTTTCCCGTATGTATCGTAAAAGGTCGCCATGCCGAGCGTACTCTAATACAAAATAGAAAGCTGTGTCATCCTCGAAGCTGGCATAGAACGTCAGTATGTTCGGATGACGAAGGGTTGAATGGATATGTACTTCCCGCCGTATTCGCCGCTCGGCTTCGGGGTAGAGACGTTCACGCAAACATACTTTGAGAACGCACCGGGTATGCGATGGTATATGAAGCACCTCAAAGACAGTGGAAGCACATCCATGACCTATGGCGCGTATGAACTGAAAATCCGACAATGACAAGTGCGTTTGCATGAGTAATGGGCAGTTTATACCATATATTACTTTGGAAAATGTCTCGGTATTTTTGGCCTTCGGTTGAATACACGTATTGCCCATACTTTTCAGCAACGAAGTTGTTTCTCAAATTCAGCCTTTGACATTATCAGGATTTGCAGCTCACGTGCCTTTTGAACCTTACTGCTTTCTTCCGTTGGATCCGCAGCAACCAACAAACTGGTCTTCTTGCTCACGCTCCCACTGATTTTGCCACCATGCTTCTCAACTATAGCCTCCCATTCTTTGTTACGGAAACCTGTGAACACTATCGTTTGCCCCCTAAAATCGCGCTCCGAAGCACATTCAGCGCGTTCCGTGTTTATGGCGTGATGGCATGACACACCGATCTCATCCATAAACGTAAAGAAGGATGGAAGCTGCTTCACGAAAGCTTGCGCAGTAACAGCACCTATTCCATCCACCTTCTGCAGGTCATCAACCGTGACCGACTGTCTTTCCCGAATTTGGGGGAAAGTAGAAGTGATGAGAGCAATCTTCTTCTTTCCGAGACCTCGACCGAAAAGGTTGCTTGCAACCATGAGATCTTCGCAAGGGGCTTCTTTCGCTTGTTGAAGAGCATTGACGATCTTTTTGGCGGACGTTTCTTTGAAGCCATCGATTTTCAAGAGGTCGGCCTCCGAAATGCGAAGCAGCTTTGGGATCGTATCGTAACCATTATTATACAATTTGGACAAAGTCCCGGCAGCTACATGTTTGATATCCAACGACGCACAGAAGTGCTCCATTTGCCTCAGAGCGACTTGTGATGATTCACCCTTCACCATAATATCCACGTGTGTATCATTCCACTTGTATTCTAGATCGGTGGGGAAGCTCGGAATTCCAGTAGCGGCAGGCGTGATAACCTTTAATATATGAGGGATGACGTCTCCGGAACGAATGATCACGATACGAGATCCCGTTCCGATTATGTGCTTTTCGATGAACTGTGCATTGAACCCGGTTGCTTTGGATATTTTCACACCTGCGATCACCACTGTATTAAAGTGAACCAGAGGTTTTAGATACCCATCTTTACTTGCATTCCATTCCACTTTTGTAACCACAACTTCTGCTTCCTCATGGGTCAGTATGCTTTTGAAAGCAAAGCCAAACGCGGGATTCTTTCCTGTGATTGATTTGTGAACGCCATCATGCACACAGACGATCCCGTCAATATCATACACGGATTCGTGGCGACGACGGACGAGAAGAGACGACAACTCATCTGTGGTCAATGTAATATCGTTGAACCGTTTGTGGAAAGGCACGAGAAACCCTTTGCTCGTGAGATAATCGAATGCATCCGACAACTTCATTTGAGGAGATAGAACATCATATGCGACAAAGTCAATCAATTGTGCGACTGATGGTTCTGGTACTTTTGAATGCATCACACCAGCTACAACATTGCGGGCGTTCGCACCCACATCACTTATTGTTGCCCAGTTTTCCTTCGATATGATCAGCTCTCCACGAATGGCAAGCGGCGCACCAAGACGCGGGAGTGTCAGGTGCGGAATTAGGTGTGTGATGTCTTGTCCATGCACCCCATCCCCCCTGGAGAACAACCGCATCTTGCCCTGTTTGTCATACACCAACAATGCCGAGTTGCCATCTAGCTTGTCTGATACGATGTACTCGCCGACATATTTTGCTTTCCACTTTTGCAATGCCTTCTCATCATCCCGTATCTTATCCAACGACCCCATCCAAAACGGTAGCGGGACTTTGGCACCCGCAACGACCGGTGCCCCCACTTGTTTGAGAAAGGGGTGTTTAGGTGCCAACTTCCGCAACCGCGCTTTTAAGAGATCAAATAAGTCATCGGAAATGAGGGTGCCCGATGTGTTATAGTATGTATCGGACGCCCGTTCGAGTAAGTCGACAATCTCGCCAGCTGATAACTTGTCCACGTCCATGACGTTATTACCCTTTACAACGTTTATATCATATCCTTTCACTTTTTTGATGCCTACATAAAGACATCCGACAAGTCATTATTATATCTTATTCGTAATGGTTGACGGCAAATACACGATCGTAGTTGCATTGAAGGAAATAACGCACAAAAACGGCACCCCATATAACAATGTGGATCGCTTTTTGCGGATTGGTATGAAGACATACACCAAGTATCTAAATACGGATGACTTGTATGAATTCATCGTAATTGTTCCCAAAAACGAGCTTGCTACGATCAAAGCGAAATTAAACTCTCAATATCCGACCTTTCCGTGGAAGCTTATCACAGAAGATGTGTTGGTATCGAAAAAAGTGCCTACAGGATGGGCGAAGCAACAAGTTGCAAAGCTGGCAGTAGCATTGATCGTGGCCACAGAACATTACTTGATAGTTGACGACGATACCTACCTAACAAAGCCATTTGGATATGCGGACATGTTTCGCAATGGCAAGCTCATTATGAACAAGTGCCAGATCGATTTCCCGTTCTTCTTCTTATGGAGTGCACAAACATTAGGGGTGGACTTTGACGAGGTTCAATCCGCGCCATTTCATATGGCCATTACCCCAGAGATTTTTGTTACCGATGTTGTAAAAGATATTGTGAAACTGTTCGAAACCAAATACGGCACACATATGGTATGGCAGGAGCGTTTGGCCGAGCTCAAGTTTACGGAGTACTGTGTATATTGGACATACTTGCGAGACAAAGCGCTACATGATACTATGTATTATTGCGATGAAGACGGGTATTCTCTTTATGGTTACCCTACGTCCGGCCAGGAGCATGACCTAAAGGAGCAAGTGCGTAAATCATTTCAAGAAAACGATGGCCACTTCTTCTCTTTCGTTCAAAGCAGCCGGCCGTATACAGTATGCGAGGTGGAACAAGAAGTTCTATCATATTTGTAGATATGCCCCAGCCTAAAGACACGAAGTTGTATGCCAAAGTTAAAGCAGATGCAGACAAGAAATTCCTCGCTCCTACAAGCGCCTATAAGTCGGCGTGGATTGTAGCAGAGTACAAGAAGCGAGGCGGCATATATATGGATGACCATAAAAAGAAAGGGTTGACCCAGTGGTTCAAGGAGAAATGGGTGGATCTGGAAAGACCGTTGCCAAGTAAGCAGGGATACGCAGAGTGTGGACGACACGATGCCACCGCACGCGGGGTGTATCCTCTCTGCCGTCCGAGCAAGCGTGTGAACAAAAGCACTCCAAAGACTGTGAACGAAATAGACACGAAGAAGCTTCAACGTATTCATGCAGAAAAACAAAAAGTAAAATACAAAGGTCGTATTACTTTTTCGTAACGCGCTTTTTCTTTGCTCCGCCGGAACGTGAGGGAGCCACGCTTGCAACAAAGGCGGCAAGACCATTCAAGTTTTTCGACTGAGTGTACACAATGCACGGACCCTTAAACTTCATTCCCAAACCTTCGCCGAGTAAAGTCGAAGCCAAAGATTTCCCCAGGGTAGCGAGGGTATACGATTCCTTACGATTACATGCCAAAAACATACCATTATTGACAATCATTTCATCGCTTTCCGCCTTCAATTCATGGCGCTCGAACGCTCCGTAAGCGGCTACCCAAATATAACCAGTATTGTTGTTTGTGCATGTTGCGGAAGTCAATACGACTCCTTCTTCACTTCCGAATGGGAGTAAATTCATTAGTTTTAATGAGCCGCTTATTTTTATGTTTTCGGTGCTTGCCAAGAACGAGCCAGATGATAGCAAGTAGGTTTCACCGGGACCGATGGGTATCATTACAATGTCACCGGGCAGGGACGTACCTAATGCAACCGCCCCACTTTTTGTTCCACCCGTGTATTTTTGAAAGAGCACAGTTTCTCCTCCGAATGCCCTAGCAAACGAGCTCCATATATCGGCATTCATCGCAATCTCGCCTTTGGATACATCGCCTTTCAAGTAAACGAGAAAGCTCACATCAGAAATTATGCTGAGTCCCGCTGGTAAGTTGAACACGACATATTTAGATGATTGGTCGCCGACGAGTGTTGCTGATTGTGCAACCAGGTCATATGGTGTTGCATTGTCTCCTCCTTTTTGCCGAGTCCGACGAGGCATTCTATTCTATAAGTGGTATAAACTTAAAGAATTATCACAAAGTAGAAACGTGGACACATGATGCGAGACGATCAAAAAGGAGTCGGGGGTGTAAAAGAAGGCGTGGCGCGGGGGATCAGTCAAGCATGTGTATATGTATTGGAAGCACAAAAGTCGGCAGCACAAGTTGGTATTCCTTCCGTCAGAGCCGCAAACATAGGCTCATTGATCAAAGGTATGATGGAATCGGCAATAACTTCGGGTGTCATATTTGGCATGTATTTTAGTGCATATAATAGTTTCCATCCATCGGATCCATGGGCGGGACCGGCTGCAACTTTCATCACGTCGCTTGTGAAAATACCTATAAGCAACGGAATGCGACTCCGGCAAGTGGGACGTGCCCCGAATCTTATTGGAGCTACAAAAAAGATAGTAAAAATGCAAGGTTTACGTGGGTTGTACAATGGCTACACCCTTTCCGTTATTGAAGACATGATTGAGTTTGACATGCGCATACGTCTCTATAACGGTTTAAAGCAGCAGATGGGTTATGACAAAAAGAACAACATCGTTGCAGGCATAGGCCTAGGTGCGATTGCTGGAATGGTTGCGTCATACATAACGTCTCCATTTGACATGATTCGGGCGAATATGACGGTTCAACAAAAGCCGTCCTTACAATGCATCCGCGAAATATTCAATCGTAACGGTGTGCTCGGTTTTTATCAAGGTGCGCACTTGCGTATGTTGTCCAACGGAGCAAAGTATGCATTGTTCTTTATGATTTTCGAATGCTTGTAATTTAAGGACGTGGTACGATATGGTGGCTAACATGGAAAAGTACAAATACAAATATGCTGTTATCGGCCTATTCAGCTATGGATACATACGTTCCATGCTGAAATTATGGGATGCTGATGTACGAGTGACACACGATAACCAAATGAAGCCGATGCTGCTTGGAGACAAGATCGCGGCATTTACTGGGTCTCTTTTTCTGACACCTTTCCTTGCACCTTTTTGGGTCATCAACGATGTGAACCGTATTGATTTATACTTTCGTGGCGGATCTATATCGGAGTACGGTTTACAGAGAAAACCTTCCACAATATTGCAACATATAAAGGCCTAGTAGAACTCATCACCTCGTGGAATCATGCTTGGACGGTTGAGGAATAACAGAAGCCCAAGCAAAAACGAGAAAACCATGGTCGTTAACGTTGATGATAGCCATTGGAACGACTCAAAGTTTAGATAGTAAATATGCCCGAGCAGATATCCTCCAATATTAGCGAGTGGATCTATGATCCATCGCGCTCGCCATCCTACTGCATATTCAAATGCCTCGCATGCGAATGAAAGAGCAAGGATTTGTGCCCAATAACCTGGAAGAACGAGACCGATTGTGAAATATATGAGAACATGACCTATACTCCAACCATCCAGCTTCACATTTTCACACTTATTTTTCTTAGGATTATGTGATACATAGGGAATTGCACATGACATCCAAAAGGGTGTAGGGAATGTCAACTTGCCCATTGGATGGAAGTCTTTGGTACGTATGAACCTATTATATATCCACCATGGTATACACCACAATGCCAACAAAATAAGGAGAATATTTACACCGTACAACGACATCATTCTACCTGTTGGTGTGAATATTATTTATAAAGTGTCCGAACGTACGGACAGTGGGACAAGGTCGTGACACGTACCTACGTGGTGGTCGGCGGATTGCATCAAACCAAACCCACGAACTATAGTATGGATCATCTATACATGTTTTGTACCTTAGTACCGAATGATCTTTCATGACCACTTGGAATTTTGGAGGGACAGACCAACTACCAAACTGCTCGCGGTTCAAAAACATCACACGTGGTGGTTGAGATAGGATCATGAAATCTTCGTACTTTATCCAATATGTATCATTCAAAGCAATATACATCACATTGTCAGCTCCTCTTTTCTCAATTTCCCTATTTAGGTCTGCTTTGAAGTCAGCAAACACATCCATACTAGCTCACCACTTTGAGTACAAACAATTACTCTCCTTATATCTTATTTAAATCTATTGAGATGGTAATGAGCACCAAGTCACACAAACCACTTGCCAGATCACAACAACATGTTTCTATTAAGACAGTTCTATCTAGTCTGATAAACATACAAGAACATCAAAAAAAGATAGAGAGTTTGAGAAAACGGTGGCATGCAACAAGCATTGCGGAGGAAGATTTCATCACAGCGTTTAACTGGTCTGAGTTGTTTGATATGTCGGACGTTCCAAAGCAAGCCCAAGAATATGTCAATAGTTGTCAACGAACACGTCCTCTTTACAAGTTCAGGAAGGAACTCGCCCGGTACATCACAAAAGAAGTTTGTAAGAATCCGGTGACATGTGACTCTTATGGTTCGGAAAAAGCCTCATCCGATATTGACGTTACCATAGATGGTCATATATGGCATATCCGCCAAGGTCTCATAACCTATATCGCAATTACTAAGTTTTTAGAGGGCATATTTAAGGGCGTTCCTTTCTTTCAAGACGAAAAAGGAAAGTTAAGCCTCCGCAAAGTATTCCACTTCTTTGATATTAACTTTTATCTTTCCAACTTTGCTATCATGAAACATGAGGATCTTCCCGACAATAAGCTTTCTTCGTATTTCCTATCTACTGCATATACGACATCTGACCAAGACTATAAAAATCAGTTTTATTACGCCTTCGTAGATATTGTCAACAAGCATAATGAAATAAGCGGGAGTGTTGAAGACACCTATTTGAACAAAGTTAATACCATTAGTATTATGTTGTCAAATGGGATTGGAACCACAAGCGAGCAAAATCACTTAATAGACTTGCTTTCCGTGATCAGTCTATATGAAGATGAATGTTATCACACACAAGGCGCCTTTTTCCATGTGGTGATGATGATACAACGCAAAAAGGTATTTGATGACATAAGCGAGAACAAGGAAGTTTTCAAGAGGATGATGCAAGCGAGCGCTCTTGAGAATTTGGCATTTGCATATACGCACTTTTCAGTAGAACCGAAAAGAATCAAATATCTCATGAGATGCAATGACGCGATCAAACGTCTCGAAGAGACCGGGTTCTATTCTGCGCAAGAAATTGTTATCAAGCCGATCGCCATTGAAAAAATAAAGACCGTTACACCTTTGTTCAAGATGATCCGTACATACATAGACCAATTTTTGCGAAAAGAGTGATATTTATCATTGGGTGGTCATGAGATCGTGAGACGCCTTTGACACCATGTCTATGATGTTTGCACCCTCTTCAACCGAAACATCTGGATCCGAAAGTATATCCATTGCCTTTGTGTATAAGAACCGTGCCGAACGGAGGGCATTCAGTTCAAGGGGATCAGATGGTGAGGCGGCAATACCAGAGTGCACCGTATGGTTCTTGTATATAATTAAACCTTTACAGTTTGTTACACGGTACGTCCACATTTTGTTCTCTCATTAACATTATAGTGGAAATCTTTAAGCCAATTATGAATCCCATTCCACTTGGTATCTTATTGGCATTCCTTGTGGGACTTTCGCCTATCGCGCACAAAATGGCATTTGCTTCGTTATCACCAAACACGGTTCTTTTAGTGTGTACTACCATTTATTTCATCTGCATCCTGGCTTATACCACATATCATAGGAAGACACTTACGCTAGAGCTGCATCGGTTTACTTTTAAAACCGTTGCTTGTCTTTTTGTCATCTCTGTGGTAAGCAGCTTTTTGGTCTACATCATGTACGTACAAGCCATCCAAAAACACCAAACGTATACCATCAGCGCCCTGATGTCCATGGCTCCGTTGTTCACCGCGATTATGGCTTTCTTTGTACTCAAAGAAAAGATAACTTTATATGGAGTGTTGGGAATCATATTAATAATATGTGGTGTAGCTCTAATGGCTTTCAATAACCGAAAAATTAGTCAAGTGGGATAGGTAATGTTCGGCTTCTAAGGCTGCCATGCACCCCGATCCTGCTGCGGTAATGGCTTGCCGCCACATGCGGTCTTGAACGTCACCGGCTGCGAAAATGCCCGGAACATTTGTTCTTGTACTGTTTGGTTGCGTGATGATGTAGCCATCTTTATCTGTGTCAACGAGCTCTTTCACAAAGGCCGAGGCCGGGACATGTCCGATCGCATAGAAAAGGCCGTTCACATGTAGTTGCTCCTCCGCACCGCTCTCCACATCACGAAGCTTCACTTCGCGTAAGAGACTGTCCCCAGACGCACCCACAACTTCCATATTCCATTTAACCTCAATCCGGGGATGCTCCAAAGCTCGCGTTTGCATAATCTTACTTGCATTAAACTCTTTGCGTCTATGGATTATATACACTTTAGAAGCATACTTTGTTAGAAACAATGCTTCTTCCATTGCAGAGTCGCCTCCTCCGATCACGGCAATCGGTTTGTTTTTGAAAATTGGTGCAGCACCGTCACAAACCGCACATGCTGAGATGCCTGCGTTCCAAAAGGTATCACTACCTTCAAAAGAAAGATTCTTAGCATAAGCACCTGTCGCTATGATCACAGTTTTCGCTGTGACTTTTCGGATGCCCGACAGTACTTCAAAAACAGTGATGCCATCATGCAACGTTGGCAGAATTGTATTGACTGTCTCTGATATGATCTCCGTACCAAACTCGGTGCTTTGAGCTTTGAACCTTTCACAAAGTGCAGAGCCGAGGATACCGCCGGGAAAACCAGGAAAGTTCTCTACGATGGACGTGGTCGTCAACTGGCCTCCGGGGGCAATATCGTTTGCCATCCAGCCCTCGAACAAAACCGTCTTGAGGTTTGCTCGAGACGTGTAGATGGCCGCCGTATGTGCGGCGGGTCCCGAGCCGACGATGCACACATCGTAGAGATCCATGGTTACAATATAATTTCGACTTATGATATCGTTAAGTAGTTTTGCCTAGATTGGGGGAGATGAAAAATGCGTTTGTTTTTATTGCTACAATGTATCCAATTGATGTATACAGGGGGTACACATTGAATGGATACATCGTTTACACATATCATTATAAATTTGATGAATATCAACGATACATATTATGTACGTCTCACTCAAGTACATCACACCGACGATTATACCAACGAGTGTACGGAAATATACCCGAAATGGAATAGAGACAATTATCACGTTTTCTATAATTCCGCTATATGGTACTCGCGCCTTCTTAATGACTTGGGATTCAAGAAGTTTCGTGGCATCGTTTTAGATACCGTATGTCCAGGCATCTTGCGAGTTAGTAAGTCAGACGAGAACGTTCAAGAATGGTTCAATGATGACTTTTACTCATACGTAAAAATGAAATTGTTTAGCTATTTTGAAGATGACTCTATTGAGTTCGACATTGAAGCTGAATTAAATGCTATTGATGAGTTTAAGGATGATATATACTCAATTTTACAACAATGTGATATAATTAATGTACATCAATCCATCCCGGAGTCAACAAAAGAAGAAAATACCTGTCAGGGTATCATTCACGAGATCGGCTCATCATACGGTATATCTATACCTAAAATGGAGAAGACGAAAGATGGTAAATATGTGATGACAAAGAAAGAATGCATTGCCCTTGTTATATATGGATTATATCACCATATAGCGGAATGGATTGAGGGCATTCCTAAGCAATCAAAAGAACCCGTCGAACGAGAGGTGTGTGAGTTTTCAGGCAACTTATACTTTACCAAAAATACCTTTTCTATAAACGAGATTAGGTACCTTATTTTGGAATTATGTGGAAATAATTCTGACAAAGTACATGCACTAAGGAAAACACAATGCTATAAACAATTTATGGAAAAGCATGCCGCAACTCTCATTCAAGGCTTGACTTCTATGGATGAGAAACATTACTCTTATTTAGACGATCAAAACAGTGATGATAACCTTTCACATACCAATTATTATTTGATAGCTAATTATCCTTGGTTAGATGATGGTAGGGCAACAACAGAGCAACATAAAGAGCCAAATGTGTATATCTATAAGAACATTATCACATCGTCAGTATTGACACGTAAGGGCGACATTAAGACGCTTGCGGAATACCAAAAGATATCCGATGTCAATATGGTAACGGACATTGGAACGTATATCCTTGAGAGGATCGGTCAAGTTTCGGAAATCGATGCTGATCATATAGTGAGCGATATTACCAAGTGTCTCAACATAATGTCGGTCATGTACAAAAACATCCCTGAGTTCAAGCATATTGAGAAAGAGCTCCCGTCAAAACAGCGTATACTGACATCATACTATGTAGATCATTTCAAAGACGAAAATGCAGAAACAGCAGCTTCGATGGTCATTGAGAAGGTGAATGGATACTTGAGTACCTATATGACAACGAGCGAAATAAACACCAATCAAATAAGCACCGATCTTGTTGATCTTGGAGTGCACAAACTCCGGAAAGCACGAGGGAATGTTTACAAGATTAAAGATCCTAATAAGTCGGAGCTACAACAGTTCATGTCCTTGGCACAAACGTACAAGCTCTCTAATGCCAAGAAGTAAATACAAAAAGGAGGTTGGCGTACCGGGTGCTGCCCCCGGGCTCGAGCGTTATAAGCACCCGCGACTTAACTGTTATCTTATACGCCACCTTCTTTATACAAAAAAGACTTATAATAGGCAATTCGCCTACATATGCTAGGTTATTAACCTTTAAATACTTTTAGCAATTTAAGGCCGGTTGTCAAAATTATTATACTTCATCTATTAGACATGAGCCAAACAATAGGTATTTTGTTACTACTATGGGTTGTGTCTATTACTCTCACACTTACTACGAAGCACATCTACTTTTTATTAGTTCCCTACATTGTTTTCATTTTCAACGAGATCATGTATTATTACCTTGGTGTAAGTATTTTTCCAAGTAAAGATATTACAGCTCATTTCTACGATCTTTCGATGCTTCCAACATACTTTGGGATGGTTCAAAGAAACTACTCTGAAGGTTATTACCCAGATGGTGATTATACCATAAGTCCAGATAAAGCAGAACAAAATAAGTTTGATAAGATCCTAGAATTACTAGGAGCACGACCGGGTGATATTATACTTGATATGGGATGTGGAACTGGAACATTTGGCTCATACTGTAAATCAAAGAATATCCAAGTCATTGGAATGACCTTATCAGAAGCTCAAAGAAGTATATGTGCATCTCAAGGCTTGGAAACATATGTAATGGATTTTACAGTTTTTCATCCACGGTTTGTGAATAAAGTAGATCACGTCGTTATTTTAGGTTCATCCGAACACATTGAGGGGGGACCGTTACATAAAGATACATCATTCAAGAACAAATACAGTAAAATGATGAAAGTTCTTGATTATTGTAAAAAGTATATGAGGTCGGACTTGCGTCCACATCGCGTTTTCTATTCCGCGCTTCACATGAATGATAACGAGTTCAATAAAAAATGGCAATCTTATGTTTTACAAAGAGCATATGGAGGTACATTTATGCATAATAGTCCTCGTTGGAGTATACAACATGCAGGAGAGTCATTGGGATATGAGACACGGCTTATACGTGACTCTACGAAAGAATACTACTTGGCTACGGTACTTGACCCATCTCATTTTGGGAATCCTTCATGCTGGTATTCACCTTTAATGGTTGGATTATTGATGTTTACTTTAGTATATCCCTTTTCCATCTACATGTATATATATGCCGTATGTGGGTTATGGATGTGGATGTTTGATGGAAAGCTACACTTTTGCCACAACAAAAACTACACATTACAAGAAGAATCTAAACGCCCATGCTCGCTTGTATGGTATGTGGGCGAAATTAATCGGTCTGTATAAAGCGTATGTTCATACAAGTGTCCTTCTTGAGTGAAGTGGGCACAAAATTATAAAGGATGATTCGGTAAAGCCATTCTGGTGCAAAAGGCGGGCAATAAATCTGTAAACCCCGTCATCTGTCAACGCTTCGGTTGCAAATCGGATACTTGGCGGCATAAAGTCGGTAGAGGACTCTTCGTCGATGTCAACGAGACAACTCTCTTGGATAATCCTTCTGGCTTCATCCATCCGGGTTGTGTCGCGGAAATAGATGTGATACGTTGTCATTATGGTTGCCGATTTAAGATCAAATATACACTAAGCCTTAAATGCTCGGAAAATACAACTTACATAAAAGACTCGGAGAAGGCGGGTATTCCACTGTGTACAAGTGTACGGATGACATAGGTATCCGTTATGCATGTAAGGTTCTACCTAAAGACAAAAACAAAAGGCACAGGATAACCCAAGAAATCTACATCATGCGGTCTTTGGAATATAGTCCCAAAATAGTCAGGTTTGTGGATGCTGGGGAAGACGCTGATGCCTTCTATATTGTCCAAGAGTGGTGCCGTGGAGGGTCTGTCCAAGAATACATCAAGCAACACCCTTATTATAGCGAGAACATGGTTGCGAGTATTGTCAGAGGTACGCTCCGAGGATTGTGCCACATGCATGGGAAAGGCATCATCCATGCCGACATCAAAGCCGGAAACATTATGTTGGGCGACACTAGTGAGGATGCCGATGTTAAAATAGGTGATATGGGCACTGCAATCATTACAAACAAAGATATGATTGAAGTTGATAACCTAGTAGGTACTGCTTGGTTTATGGCACCGGAGAACTTGCAATACAAGTATCATTTGGCTTCTGATATATGGAGCTTAGGCGTCATGACCTATCAACTTCTATGTGGTCGGCTACCATTTAATGATCATCAAAATCCGTTGAACCCTAGCATATCTCGAATATGGCACGGGATACTTTTAGAACATCCGAAGGTTACCGGCGACGTATGGGACAATGTTGGAAGCGAGGCCAAGGATTTTGTATTGGCGTGTTTACATAAAGACCTACATAAACGACCAACCGCACTTGCGGCTCTTTGCCACCCATGGCTTACCAAAACAGATTGTACCGATCGCTTGAAAGGGAAGGCACTAGAATGTAAACCATTTGTTTACGATGAACATGCAATGACTTTCTATCATTAATAGCCATTGTACAACTTCCAAACAGTATATTGGTCACCACACCACCGACGGATTAACCAAAGGCATATTCGCCGTAAATCCTTCACCGTACTTCGCACGTCATGTAGCACATTAAAGACCTCGCTCAACTCCATCTCTACGGGACTGGCGCTACGGCTTTGCATAATGTGTAAGAGTACCTAAGCCCCAATGAAACACGTATTTCTCTGGTCTCTTCTTTTGGAGAAGCGCCTCGGTCTTGGGCATAGGCTTCTTGAATCGTATCTGATAGTGATGCAACGCGATCTCCCACCCACAAGGAAGAAACCACGGTTCTTTTATTTGTTTTTCAGTTATACCGGAATTTATCGGTATATTTCCGAGTAACAAGTCCGCATGAAATTCGACGACCTTGTGGATGATGTGATCACGAAGCACGAACAAGTCAACCACCCCCTTGGTATATTCGTAAATGAGTTCCGGTATTTGCACTAAGCTCCCGATGCCGAACTGTGCATGCACGAGGTCTCGAAGCGTTTCCGCGGTTTGCCCCGAAGATAATACGTACAACCCTAATATCCGTTTATATTCGGATATAGCCCAATCAAGATCGGCCTTATCATTCCGGTATATCGCAATCTGTAATCGCGCTTCACATATAGTAAGTTGCCAGTTATTTGTCCAACCTAATTTCTTCTTCAAGTTGGGTATGATTATTTTGTCTAAAAACGAATTAAATTCAGCTTCATATTTTGTGTCCCATTTACCGTAACAATGCTTTATTATCTCTGCCGCCCTTGCCATGCTACAACCTCCCCATCCACATTCGAGGGGCGCATTGGTTCCTTCAAATATGCGACACTTTTCACTCCATGATCGTAAGATGTTTATCGCATTTTTTATGTACTCTTCTTTTTTTGTACAACAGAACATGACGGCTTGCTGAACAGCTTGTTCTGAGTCCTTCGTGAACTCTACGTGTCCAACTCCTGCACCATAGGGTCCGATGTTAACATGCTCCAAAGGACGAGGAATGTAGTTTATGGGCGTATCTATTGACAAGCGGTCAATCACTTGCTTTAACTGATTGTTATTATCTTTAGGCATTTTACTGAGACGCTCCACACACGCTTTATTTAACAAAGCACACGGATGAGCATAACCGCTCATATATATTATTGATATTTTTATTGATCTAAACATAATATAAAAGAAATGAAACCAGGTAGGTGTCTAGTTGAAAGGTTGTATGCAGTTAAATTCTCGTGACAAATGCGGTTGTCATGTGGGAAGCGATTACTTGGGCAGAAGGGAACACAGAAGAGTAACACTTGTATGCGGCTGGGTTGGATTTCTCACAAAATATGCGTATTTCTTTTACGTCTCCAGAATGGCCTCTTAGGATAAAGTCTCGTACATTTGTCAATAGACGCTTGCATAGCCCTCGACCTTGATCAGCCACACATACTTCATGAATTTCACAAGTCTTATAGATGTCGTTAAAATGAACAAGACATGATGCCGCAACAGAACCATGCTTTTCTGCCAAAATAACGAAAAGTTCCCATCGTTTCTTTAATGTTTCAAGGTGTAGCCATGGTGATGAGCGATTGCGAAATTTAACGCCTCTCACAACGAGTCCTCGTTTTGTACGCTTCGCTTGTGGACTTCGCGAACTGTTTCCCAAACTACGAGAAGATGCTTCAACATCAGCATGAAGATACCCGACTATCCTTGCTACAAATTCATCCTCTGTCTCTTCACCAGGAAAACATATAGTCGTGTTCACGTAAAGGTCTTCAAGCAATTCTTCGAGGTCGGGTGCACTTGTGACGGATTTATGGTTGACACTCTTATAATTGACAAATACCATGTACAGTCGCTCTACATTTATTCACTACTTTTTTGATTAAAATCGGATTGAATATAGTTTGGCAATTAGAATATATGTTTATTTTCCTATACATTTGAAGCCCTTCCCCCAATTTCGGGCATATCTTCCCCCCCCCGCATTATTTTACTCACGAGCACAATTTACTCACCAGTCACAAAATATGTATATAAAGCTATAATTTTCTTACTATTTATCATAACGTGCTCACTTACTCACAAAATGAGTCTTTCTTGCTCACTTTGTTCATATACCACATCACGAAGGTATAATCTTGATCGCCACACCAAAACTGTTCACAAAAGAGATTTGCCAATTGTTGATCCAAATTTGCAGAATGTTGATCCAAATTTGCCAAATGTTGACCCAAATTTGCAGAATGTTGATCCAAATTTGCAGAATGTTGATCCAAATTTGCCAGATGTTAACCCAAATTTGCCGAATGTTAACTCTACTCTTTGTGAAGCATGTGGCAAGACTTTTTTAAACAAATATACGCTGAAACGACATAAAGAAAGAAATAGTTGTAAAGGAAGTGACGTATCGTTCCAGTGTCAGTATTGTAAAGATGTGTTTTCTTCATCATCGAGTAAATCACATCATGTAAAGATTTGTAAGAAGAGAGAACATGATAATCAAGGAAGTAATGACGCTATTCAAGCACCAACAACAAGCATTGTCGGCAATAATAACAATATCATTACGAATACAAACACCCAAGTAAACATACAACAAAATCAGCATATAACTCTCAACTTTCCGGATGGGATGGAAGACCCTAATTTTGCCTTTCTAAAAGACCATATAACGATGGGACGCTTTGAAAAACTAATCGGACATTCCAAGCCGGAAATCAGCTTCTCGCGATACGCGGGGGCGATAATGGAACGACCAGAGAATAGGTTTATCTACAAATCCAGCCCTAATACAAAACATTGTAAGGTACACATGGATGATAAATGGGAGTTTGTCCTTGACGAGGATGCATTCCCAATTCTCACGTTTCATATGTCATGTGCTGCTTTAGAGGATACACATCAATACAAGAAAATGTCTAAGCGCCCAAAGATAGACATTGTATCATTATTACGGTATTTAGATGATATAAATACAGAAAATGAGGACAATCCAAACTATAGACTTGCAATAGAAAGATTGAAACTCAAGATCATTAATCTGTCACAAAGCCACAAAATCCCTCAATCCGACTTGTCGTTAGATAATGATAAAAATAACAGAATATTGATTTAAGAGCATGTCAATGTTCCTAGGGAGGAAGGTCCGATTGCGTCTAATTTGAGGTTCGCATAATGAGATACAGCGGATAGTAGCTGCCATTTCACACCTATACGGACAGCTCGTATCCCCACTTTCTCTACATATGGAAAGCACTCGACCACGTCGTCAGATCGCATTATTGACTTATGGATGATAGAGTCCGTAGTTGCCGAAATAGCATTTATGAAGTATGTTGTATTCAAGTGCATACGTGTCCCACTAGTCCCGCTGCCAAAAAACGCCAACTCCACAGTAAACACTGGCTCCACCGGAGTTTCAGACCAAGCAAGAGTAACGGCTATATCAAGAAGGTTGTTGGAAACAACGGGTGTGGGAAGCGCCCGCATCGCTCGTAAGCATTGCATATTACCCATTCGTTGCAAAGAGACGTCTTGTACCAACAGTTTTGATGTTGTGGTCTGGCCATTAACATCTAATGAATTGATATTGGATAGAGGTGTATTTGTGAAGTTAATTGTTCCGTTGTTTAGCGATGATATAAAATCCGATGCGTGCGTTGTACTTTGGACAACCAAAGATGAGATCGCCTCTGTTTGATAACTCCTGCCGGTGACTCTCATATCGCCATGAATATCAAGGGTATACGCCGGTTGAGACGTTCCAATACCAACGTTGTTCCCATTGATGCTTAACTGCGGGGCATTGCTCCCTATCCAAAAAGTAGGAGCCGGAGTGGCACCAAAGACACCCAACTTGAAACCATGAGTGTTACTGTTGTTATTAGTATAAAGTGTGATTGATGCATCATTTGTATTTGTTCCAAATTTTGCGACGTCGTCAATATTACTTCCATGCACATAAAAGAATGAGTTGTCAAGGTCAAAGCCAACACTTCTCATTCACAATATATCAAAACGTTAGACCTTTAAGGTATGTGAATCTTTATATCATGAAACGCGTTTACGAATATGGCCATTTAATATGTTTTTATAGTACAAGCCTGCTATGTCATACTTGTACTCTTTGTACGATACTATAAACATCAAGAACTCTAAAGTGGGTGTGGGTACCACTGTACCGACTGAGCTTCTCCATGTGGAAGGTACTGTGTATCTTGACCGCATTTACAACAGGAACAGTAACATTGACATGAGCCTTTCTACTCTGTCAAATGTGAAAGTGCTCCAAACTGGTTCGCTGGCACCTCTACCAGGGGAAACCCGGATTAACGTTTCCAATACAACATTTAGTAACATCAACAATCTACTAGTTAATGGTGACGCTGTCATTGATGGTACTATAACCACATCCAATCTGCGTGTGATTGGTGACTTCACTACTCTAAACACGATCACGAGCAACACGGAGCAGTTGACCGTAACAAACCTCGGAACCGGTCCCGCCCTTCGCGTCAATCAGTCGGGGGTTGGCAGCCAGTATTCCGTGGCAGAGTTCTATGATAACGAGTCAGGCATTGCCTTAAAGATCGCAGACACAGGTCTCATAGGTATTGGTACCGATACTCCTACCACACAGCTACACGTATATGATGGTTCTAGCAATGTTGTTGCCACGCTCGCTGCCGCTTCTACGAACGCTGCCCAAGTCCGTATGAGTAATGCAAGCGGTATCACCATTATCGGACCCTCCAGCAACGGTACAGTTGACTTCGCCACGACGGCGGATCAACCCCTAGTATTTGGAACCAGTAATGTCGAGAGGATGCGAGTCATGCAAGGCGGAAATATAGGTGTGGGCACCACAGATGCACTGTATGCCCTTGATGTCCGTGGAACTTCTGTTGGCTTCTTTTCACCCGTATATGTGAAGAATGGCTCAATGAATCTCATTACCACATCTATCGGTAATGTATCATTTACAACCACCGGCAGCCATTCAATGGGTGTCCGCCTAACTTGGACAAATGTTATTTCTAGTAGCCTACAAGTGTTCCGTACTACGGTGAAGTTCCATATTGCATCGGATAGTGAGGTAGCCTATAGGACATTTGATACTTTCATCAATCCAAAGAATGATGCTGTCAACAACTTCCCATCTCAGCTCGTATACGCTAATGACGTCAATATGATATTCACTAACTTTACAAATCTATCACATACTGCGTCCCGTTACGACAACAACTCGGTAGACCTCGTTATTTCGTGGTCTATGGCCGCACAGCCAGCGCTTGCAAATCTGCAGCTGGAGATCTTCGCAAACGATTCTCTTGGTGACTTTACATTCCAATCACTTTCAACTTAACTTTGTAACATGCAAAGTCTTGCACTTAGTGCACACGTGGTTGCGCCATTTCTTTTGAATCCTGTAGCGATGTACGCACACATTGCCACAGTCACATGCTATTTTGAAGTTCTTCTTCTCACCACGCCACACAGTGTTCAGTCGCTTCCCATCACATCCAATCGACTGAGCTGCTTTCACCCATTCGGGACCGTGACCCGCTTCATGGCCAACCAATGCATGGGCAATCTCGTGGAGGATGGTGTTTTTGATGTCACCTAAGCTGACACTTTCGTCCTCCACGTAGTAACGTGACAAGCATATGCGCTTACTATCATAAATACAACAGCCACAGCACCGTTTGGCCTTGTTAAAGGCAAAGTTCCATCCGCTGTAGCTAATTCCGAATTTATCCATCAACTCATAAGCTTGTAATCGCGTGTGTGTAAGGCGATCCATCTTAACTTTTTGTGGCGTCGACTAAACCGGTCGTTCCTTAAATAGCCGGGAGCAGCCCATTCATCTTACATAAATATAGAACGCACTTTACACGGACTTGAAAAAGTTATACTCCGCCAACATTCCAATATGGCACCTCACAGCCCTGCTACACACTCGTCTCTTGTCACCGGTACGATATTGAAACCGTCCATTCTGGTAGGTCATCACAACATCGGGATATTCGTACACTTTTCCGTATGTAAGATCAAACTCGTATAGTGTGATAGGTGACGTCTCCCAATACAATTGAACGGCGGGATTGCAAGTACCGGATAGTGCGTTGATGGTATTCCGTATATATTCCACGGTACTCTCCACAGAGGGTTGCAACAACAATTGGATGGATCCATAGAGGTTAAACGGCATCACGAAATCCATTGTGTGGAAAGAAGTCACCTCGAGTATTAGTGGCTGCATAAGTTGCGTGGTTAACTTCACACTGAAGGGGAGATAGCGTTGGAGCACGAACGATGAGGGCACCACAGGCGCGAACACCGTCCTTGCAAGATGGTGCCATATATGCCATACATCGTGTCCGCGGAGAGCCTGGTGAATCTTGATATAGCGAGCAATGGATGGTACGCCCCGCAAGAAGGTGAAGAGCTCTTGACCGCGATCCTTGAGTACCAATGCTTCATTGCTCCGCTGCCAACATTCCTTGGAAAGCACGCTAAACTGAACCAACACCACAAAAGGCAGGCAGAAGAACGGGATATCCAAAAGGGTAGCCATGTTGTGGATCGGTAATGAAGTGAGATTGCGATGTTGATATATAACGCCCAAGATGTTCGGGAATATCGTATTTCTTCGTACGAAGTTCTTACGGTATTTAGGTACATTCATTTTCATACTTAACATCCGAGTGTGTGTCTACCTATGTGATCTGCCAAGATGTTGCCTATAGTACGCGGTGGTGGTTCCTTCGCTTGTGAACGTACACGTGCAATGGGTACTGCTGCTGAGCAGCGGTTCTTCGACATCTGCAAAAAAAGAAAGTACGTGATAAGGCCTGCCACACAAAAAGAAAACATCGTGAGCCACTTCGACTTTATTGTCCAAGGAAAGCGGGTGGAGGTGAAGTCCATGAAAGCCCCTCGCCGTGGTCAAGCTCCCGACCCTAACATCATCTATTTGGAGCTCCGGAATGTTGAAGGTGGAGACGGTTGGTTGTATGGGCGGGCAGACTTCATCGCCTTTGAGCAAGAGCGCGGGTTCCTCATTGTCAGTCGCAAGGAGTTGGTGCAGTTGGTTGACCGCATGCAAAGCCGGTGCCGCAGTGCTCGTACGAGTGGCTTGTTTTACACTATGTATTCCCGCGCAAACAGGCGTGACTTGGTCATGATATTGCCTCTTAGTGCTCTCGCTAAATTGGATAGTAGGTACCTCATGGTTTGACTATAGATATACAGCAGCCTGCCCAGATGATTGGACTATTATTTGCGCAACATCATCAGGTGGTTTTACAAGGATCACCCGAACAGAGTACATGTTCTCCCACATCGTGTTGCCTTGTGTCAACATCGCGTTAAGGGTAGATACAGCATTTGGGTCATGAGACACGGTATATATATTCACAGACGACAGAGATATTCCTTGCTCAAACGTACCCGCTTCACCTCTCCGACGGTATTGGATGAAGGTGTTTTCCCGTTGTACATAGTTTGGTAATAGTATGTATTGTCCCGGTTGTAACACATACTCTAAGCTCTGTTGGATAGGATGGGAAAGGATATACGTAGGAGCCGACCAATTCAATCGGTACGTATTATGGGCAGCGAAGCAGCGTATCGCGCAGCAATAGCCCATGACATCGGTCATGTCACCATACTGATCTCCTTTATACCCGGAATGCGGTAAGCCAAGGTTATGACCCAGCTCATGAACGTACACAGCTATCTCGGTGGGAATTTTACCGGAAATCCAAACCCGGCAACCATACGAGCTACAATTGGGTCCCATCAAGCCAAGACCACCAAAATTACAAGAGTCCCCTTGGGGCAGTACATAGATGCGATAGTAGAAGGATGCTAATGGAATTTTAAGGATTTGCTCCACATAAATGTCGGCATTATTTGCCCATTCGTCTGTATTGCAGCTCATCCCAATGTTGCATGGAAGATTGACTATAGAAGGTACCAAAAAGTTGGTCATATTAGCTTTGTTAAATGAACAGGTTGTTATCATGTTTTGCACTTGGTTTAAGATGGGAATCAGTGCTGGAGGGGTGGTCGCAGGGGGGAGGGTACAAACACTGAGAACCATTGTTACGGCTTTCATGGTTTGAGATAATACACATGGGACAACACTGAGCACAGACGACATAAACACGGACACACGTTTGAGGAACATACCTCCGCCACTCAGCAATAGGTATACCCTTAGGGGACATATAAAACCCAAAAGTCTTGTTGTTTATTATCCCCCCGCAAGTACTCAATGTGCTAAGCCTTCTGCCTCTTTTCTACCGGCTGCCCATCTTCCTCTGCTGCCCTCTTCTTGTTGTACGCCCGCTTCTGCTTCTCCTCGGGGATGGGGAGGCCAGCTGCTTCAAACTCCCGTCGCATCTCAGCGGGTGCCAACCGAGGGTTCACATTGGCACCTGGTGTGTGTATCATGTGGTAGAAGGCATCCTTCACAAAGGAGGTGGGCTCCATTAGGTGCTTCTTGGCAATGGCCTCCATCTTGGAGATGGTGAGAGCCGCATCTATCCCTTGAGCGGCTAATGTGTCTAAGTAGGTGAGCCAGGGCTTCATCTTGTGGAACCGCACCCTATAAGTGTTGGCCTCTGCCCCAAACAAGTCCTTCCATGGCACAGCCTTGTGGCTCTCGACTATGGCGCGATCAGACTCCACCCAGACCTTATATGCGAGGCTCATGTCACTCGGTTCTAAGATTTGGGGACGGCGCCCAACAGCAGCGGCTTCCACAGCTGCGGCAGGTGCTGGAGGCGGAGGCGGAGGGGGGAGGAGGCCAGCAGGCACAGAAGCTGCCAAGGTGGGATGGGCGGCCACCAAGTTGGTGAGAAGGTCACCTAAGCGAGTCAACATGGCATCTCGCTTTCCTAACTCCTGCTGGATCCAGATGGCAACACGAGGATCCCGTTGCTCCATCTCATACTGCCACTTGCGCCACTCGGTACGCTGGACTTCTTCTGCCGCATATTGGAGCCACAAAGGATGGCTGAACAGCGGATGGTTGGCATAGGCTGCAAACTGTGGGTACTTGGGTTGATGTACCACCGCATCTTGGATGAAGGCTTTGCGGAGCAGCCGCATAACCTCGCACACTGCTACAGCTGACGCATCCTGACCAGTCTTGGCATGGACTCGGGTGGCTAAGGTGCTCACTTCATCTAAATCCCGCAGGACTAAAGCCTTCAATTCCGACGGAATATCGCTATCGGGACCCTCCCACCAACAGAAGTACTCCTTGATCCCATCCCACCCTGTGGCTAACATGAGAGGGAAACTCTTGACGGCTGCTTTGAGATAGTCTATGGAACACACTTCCTTCGTACCCCACCCTTGGTAGAGGTTGACATCCTGGAAGGGTGCCCCTCTTTCTATGATGTCCGCTCCCGTTGTGAATCGGCTCAGGTGCGTAACGGCCGACTTGTCCCGCACATTGCCGGCGTCTAAGGCTCTGGTGGTGGAATCGTGGTGGGTGTGGTAACTCACCTCCTTCTTCCCCTGCTGTTCCGTAAAGATGAGGTGCATCTTCCGCCACTCGGGCTGGTAGCGAGTGTAGTCCGCGGGATCTAAGGTGTCTAAGAACTCTAAGTCCCGCTTCATGGTGGCCAGGATCGGCACGGTGCCGGTCATGTCCTGCCACTCCACACTCACCGCCAACGCCCCGACCGAGCATTCCTCCCGATTGGCGGCTCGGGCGAGGGTGAGCAGCTCCTCCTCGTTGTTGGTCACGTGCTTGCCCCCGCGGCGGCTAACCACGATCACGTCACAGGGTGCGGGTTTCACTGCCTCCAGTGTGTGAACTTGGAGCATGGCGTATTTGGCGGCCAGGATGTCTTGGCTGCGGCGACCCCAGCACTTCTGGACGCAGTAGCACACCAAGTCGCGCAACTGCAGGCGGGCTTTCGCCACAACCGTCTTCACTTGCGCCACGGTCTGCCCACCCCAGATGGCGGACAGCATCCGTTGACCTTCTTGCACACTGATGCGCTTGCTCCGTATGCGGCTGGTCTTGGCGTAGTCTTGGTCTCCGATCCGAGCTTCATTGCGGGCTTCAAAGAGCTGCTTCCGCAGCACCTCAATGTCCTCGAATCGTGACAGGTTGTGGGCGAATTCCTGGTACCCTTGCCACTTCGCAATACGCTCCAGAACAGCGATCACGTTGCGGTAGTGGTTGAACACCGACTCCTCTTCGCTGATCTTTATTTTGTCGCCTTTGGCCATCCTCTGTTGGAAGGTCTCTCGTTTTGTCTCCGTGTAGAAGTCTAAGAAGGTTCGAGCTTTGCCCACCGAGCTCATCCCATAGTCGCCATCTTGGTTAGTGTCGCACCAATCACACCAAAGCACGATGTCCCGCCGGTGACTCTTCATGAAGATGGCGTCCTCATAGAAGTTCACCCGCAGCGCCTCCATCTTGGATGTGATTATTTTGGTAAATGTCTCAGTCAAAGCGGCACCCCGGCCAGAGCGTTCGCTCTCGACCTCTTGGTACCACCGGCAGAACTTGGCTGCGTCCATGCTGAAGATGCTGGTGTGCAGCGGATTGGCTCTGTCAGTACCCTTGGCGGATGTGGGCTCGGTGAGCCACAGCGCCGCCCCGACCTCCTTGAAGATCGCCCACTTCTTGGCAATGTACGCCATGAGGATATGTTGTTGTTGTGTATATGTGTGTCTGTGTGTTGCCATTTTGACTATGTTTGACTCAACTTTTGCAAGGAGGAACTTGCAACGTTTGCAAAACGCAAAACGGTTTTATAGTAGTGTGTTTATCATTTTCGTATGATATTCTTGACCGACTACGGATATATTCCGACACACTGTCTTATTCGTCTTCTATAACCGGCGACTCTGACACCCGTGTTACTATATACCCTTGCCATGGAAAGCAGAAGCCCGATATCAACAAGTGATCCCTGCACTTGAGCCATTCGCTATCAGCTAATAAGCTGAAAGCAGTATTAAATCAAGCTAGCGAAGCGAACTAGCCATTCGCTACCATCTGATAAGCTGAAAGCAGTATTAAGTCAAGCTAGCGAAGCGAAGTCGCCATTCGCTACCATCTGATAAGCTGAAAGCAGTATTAAGTCAAGCTAGCGAAGCAAACTAGCCTTTCGCTATCAGCTAATAAGCTATTGGCAGTATTAAGTCAAGCTAGCGAAGCGAACTAGCCATTCGCTACGATCTAATACGCTAACAGCAGCATTAAGCCAAGCTAGCACAGCAAATTAGCCATTCGCTACCACATACACTAGCAACTAACCCCAAATCACCCCCTAACCAAGCATTATAACACACTAGCCCTTGCAAACTGAACCCCGGGTCTGCCGCTTGGGTGGTGCAGCTGCTAGGGTGAGTGCAGCCGCCTGAGCCTCTGCTGTGGCCACAATTCTAGCAGCCTCTTCCTTAGCCTTCTCCACAAGCATAGCGGCCTCTTCCTTAGCCCTCTTTCGGGCAGCAACAAGGATCTCCCTCCCTTCTGCTGCCAGCTGTTGCTCTGCTGCCTGACGGGCTTCCACTGCCCACATGCCTTGGGCTTCTGCTGCTGCTGTAAACCCAGCCCGCTCTGCTTCCCATTGATTATCTATGGCCTCCTTGATTGCTGCTGCTTCCATCTTGACTTTTGCTAGCAAACGTGCCTTCACTGCCTCTGCTTCTGCTTTGGCTGCCTCTGTTGTTGCTTCTTGGATCCCCATCCATGCCAACCTCTGAGCAGCTGCCTCTGCAGCCTTCTCCTGTTCCCACTCCCTCTCCACCATCTCCTTCACTTTTGCTATCTTCTGCTTCATACTTTTGTACTTCTGCTTGGCTTGCTGTAACTTCTTCTCTGTCTCCTGCAGCTGCATGGTCTTGTCTGTAACGTCCTTCTTTGCCAACCGCACCATCTCCCTGCAGCGAGCCTTGGTGCGCTCCTCATCTGCTGCTTCTGCTTTGTGTGACTCCATCTGCTTTGTAACCTCGGCTGCTGCTGCTTTGACCTCACCCAGCTGCCCAGTGGCATCAACCAGCTGCTGCAGTTTTGCAGACAGCTCTGCTGTCACTGCTGTCAGGGTGAGGTTTTTCTGTTGCTGCTGCACCTCCAATGCCTCCAGCTGCTCTGTAACTTTTGCAACTTCTTCTTCAATCCCCTGGTACTGCTGCTTCTGCTGCTGAAGGTGACTGAGCTGCTGCTGTAATGCTGCTGTGGCTATCTTCTTTGCTGCTATTTCGGCATCCAGCATGTCCCGCTGCTTCTCCACCCCCTGACACTCTCCAACAGCTGGGCTAGGTGATCAGATGCACCTGCATTACAACAATGAAAGGTACAGCCAGTCAGTTTCTTTTCATATCCAGAATGCCTCCTGAGTTTGCAGTACCCTTTTGCACAATGGCAAAATGTAACAGCAGCATCTGATGATCAATGATTGGTTTCACTCACCACCACCAACAGCTTGCCGCTTGCGTGGGGGCTCTTCTGCTGCAGCAGCCTCCTCTCTCTGCCTACCGACACCCTTGCTGCCTGCAATGAACAAATCTCAAATTCAGTCGACACTTCAACATACAGTTGGGAGTTGTTTTGGCTGCATTTACATACCTTCAGCAGCGTCTTCTGCGGCCAGCTCAGCAGCGTCTTCTGCGGCCAGCTCAGCAGCGTCTTCTGCTCCCAGCTCAGCAGCTTCCATGAATTCCAGGTCTGTAGCCAAGAAAGTACATTATTGCCAGTCTTCAACGTTTCCTGAACAAAGATCAACATTGTATACCTTGCTGATCGGGCTCTACAGCTTCAACAGCTTCATCTTCCTTCTCACTGCTGCTCTTCTCTTCCTCCTCACTGCTGCTCTCATCCTCTGCTGTAAGGGGGGCAGATATCTTGGGATCTGCAATAAAATAACTGTTAGCACTAGAGCCATTTATAACCTATGCCATTTTGCCTTAGCCTTACCATAACACCATGACCAATCATTGTCTTCTGGATCCATTGTCTCTATCCTGCTGACCAGGCCTCCTCTCTGTACAACACGATTGCAGTTGGAAGTTGTCTTCGCCACGGCCATGCTGCTGTCACTGTATGCTTACGTATCCCTGGAACTGAAGGAATTTCCAGAGCGTTCTTGCCTCCCCGTATTTATCGCTGAGAAACTTCACTGGCTTCGATCGAAGCCACATAGGGACTACGTAGTTGCCAATCTTATAGCTTTTGCAGAGTCTCAGAGCCATGATCTCAGCTTCTTTGAATCCTCCATCTTGTATCATGTAATCAACAGCTGCAGAGCAATCTATGCCATCAATTGTGGTATCCATTGCGAATCGAGCTAGGCTGTAACCACGCGATGCAAGCGGATAAGCAAGGAAAGGACGAGTTGAAGCCCCGGAGCAGTGTTATATCATACTCGGCTTTAACCTAGTTCATTCCAGCTTTGTTCGAGAAGAGCTAGGCTGGTATCACTAGCACTAGTTACGAAAAGCAATACACCCAAGCTTAGAGCAGCTGGCCGGCAGAAGGCAAAAGACTACGCCACAATTTAAGTCGTTATACTTATGTAACATACAATGTCAGCGACCTTACTTGTCGTTCGAGACTCCAAGTCAGTCAGTTCAGAGTTTTACATACTGTGTTAGACCTGAGTGCTTCATATAGATTGCCGTCACATACCCATGTATGACATAATAGCTGCTGCAAGACATCCCAAGAAGTTTGAACAACATTGGATACATAGCAGCAATTAGGTATACTAAATAGCTTCACCACAACGTTATCACCGGGCTGGAGCAAACCGCCATACAAGATGACATAACAGCTGCTGCTCAAGCCATCCCTATGAGTATTAACATCCACCACCTAAGATGCATTGAGTTATATTTAGATATACAAAATGACTTCACCATCATACAAGATGGCATAACAACAGCTATTGACAAAGTCTCTATAGCAACATCTAACTATTCAATCTAAGTATTCAATCAATCGTTACCGTCCTCCCCCACCATCCCAGCATGCCAGCTCAATCTTGACCAAGCAATGAGCCATCCCTGGAAGCCTCAACACATAACAAAATCAGCTGCTGCTGAACGTGCATTGGCGTTCATCCAGCTGATTAAGGTGCAGCATGACCCGGCACAACAGGAGGGGGCACAGCAGGCGCATCAGGCTCTGGAGCTGCAGGAGCCACAGGAGCAGCTGCTGGTGCTGGTGCTGGTGCATCGGGAATCTCTGGAACCTCTGTCAGCATGAACATACCGTTCTGCATGCGGTTGAATGCAGTAGTGATCCCCCAGTCGATGATATGGCGTGAGAGGATCAGCAAGATGTCATTGAACACCTCCAGAATCATGTCTCCTGGGACGAGGTGGACAGGAATCATCACAGGAGAATTCTTCATCTGCAAACCATACAGTGTAACAAGTTGTTTAGCATAACACATTAGCCATTATATAGTTAGAGAGTGTTGCCAGATTTTTTATTTACCTTGATTGCAACCCCTCCAACTGTCTTCATAAACCCGTCGATGCGAACAGGGCTGCCAGGATAGCGATCTTCTGCCGCATAAAATCCGGCCACAACATTAGCCAGAATGATGAAGCTGAAGGTTGACCATGCTCCCAACTGCATATAGGCATTCATAGCCATAACAGCTGCTGCGTCCACGTTCTGAGGTCTGTTCAGCATAATGGCGGCTGCATCTATTGTGACCGGAATGAGCACCCAAAATTGGGAGACAATGGTTTTGACGATTCCCCATATGACGGTCAGCGCGTTCTTGGTGATCTGAATGGTATCCTGCACTGCCCGCTTCAGAGATCGAGCGCCGTTGAACACCACTACACACACATACTCAATGCAGAAGAAATACCATACACCCCATACGCTTTCTTTCATATGCAGCATGGCAAGAGTGAAGAGCAGTAAAGTATCTATCAGGTGCAGAATCGTAATGAGAGCCATAATATCGTCCGAGTTGTTTTCGGCTACTAAACTAAGCCGCCCGTCTGACTATACGAACGACTCTACGAAATCTTAATAAGTCTTGGCGCATAGAGAGCGGGCACGGCCTTAAGTAGAACAAACAATGGCTTCGCGTAAAATGGCCTAACTGTCAGAATCACCGGTTACGGAGCAAATCGAGGGTTCAAACTCCAGCAACTTGTTTTTACCTTTCTTGCCATAAAGACAAGGGAATACACACATAATCCATAAGGAATAGCATTAACATGCCTCCCCGGCTTCAAAGGCCTCGAGCAATGCGTCCAAATACTCAGAAGTTATGTCCCAATCGAACATGTCTGGCTGCTGCCTGGGAGCAATGAATGGGGAATCTATGATGATGTGAGAGGCTGGCTGCTCTACTGGGATGGAGATGTTATCATATTGAGGCGCTGGGGACTGTTTCTGTGGTGGATTTGAGATGTCCTCATAGTAAGGCACTTGGGTCTGCTGCTGCATTTGGATTGCGATGGGCTGCTGTGGTGTGATTGTGATGTCCTCATAGTGAGGCGCCAATATCTGCTGCTGCACTGGGATAGAGATGTCCTCATAGTGAGGCGCTTGGATCTGCTGCTGCACTGGGATAGAGATGTCCTCATAGTGAGGCACTTGGATCTGCTGCTGCACTGCAATAGAGATGTCCTCATAGCAAGGCGCCGATACCTGCTGCTGCACTGGGATAGAGAGGAGATGGCTCTCAAAGGTAGGTGCCAAAGTCTGCTGCTGGGTTGGTAACAGCTGTATGTCCTCATAGCGAGGCACCAATGTCTGCTGCTGCGGTGGGATCATTAGCTGCTGCTGAGTAGGGAAGAGTTGTTGTTGTATTTGGGAATGCTGCTGAAGAGGCTTGGGAGAGGCTGCCTGCACAACACCACCATGAAAAAAGGCATAAGCAAAACAAGCCAGGACCCTCAGCCTTGTCAGCAGCAAGTTGGCTAGCTTGCCCACCTGTGAAGCAGAGAAGAGCAGTTGCTGATGGCTCTCATTTAGGAGCCAAGTGACATTATCCAGAGGTAAGAACTCCAGTGCTGTCTTGCGGCCAGTTTTCTTTATCTCTGGAGGCACTTGGTTCCACATGTTTTTCACCCACTCTGACATAAATTCGGTGCTTCCTCCAGCTGTTTTGAGAAAACCCATGAAGATCACCATGTCGAGGCATAAGCTGTATACACGATTGTAGTGGAGTTGACTGGATCTTTGGCAAGCTGGGCTGAGAATGTGGGTCAATACCCGTACATACTCCTGTCAAGACATCGAACACAACAGCGTAAGAGAATGCCTGATGCTAGGAAGAGTAGCGATAGCAGTAGAAGTCATTAGGCTGCTTGAATTGTATGGGCTTACCTCTCCTTTGTATTGCACCACATAGTACTTGCCGCGGATACCCAGGTTGATGATGGAGGGTGATGTAATCATGTAAGGCAAGATCACGATCATGGAGATGATCCGACAAAGCTTCTCCAGGAACTCTGGGACAGAGTAATGCTTTGCTTTAATAGAGCTCATCATACTCGATGCCAACTCTCGAGCAGTCTGCGTTAAGGAGTCCATGATGATCACATTGGAGCGGCAAATGCTGCATGGAGGATCCATACGTTGTGTATTTATTGTAAGAATGATCAGGAAGCGGCTTGCACGCGGTCAGTCTACGAATATGTTGCCAAATTCCGCGGCCAGACAGTCCATCTTCGGGTGACCTTCGGGTGACCCCCAGCGGACATCCTTCTGCGTCCAGTAGCTAAAAGTAAGAGTTTCTCTGCAAGCAACACAACTCTGTACGGACTTCAGCTTATCACAACACTTGATAGACAGCATGGCTTTCTATTCTTCTGCTTATCCTAGGTTCATCGACTCTGTGGCCAGTCTTCAGACCAGTGGACAGCTCTCTGTCCGGTCTATGTTCATGTCTGCATGTGATGCATCCAGAGTCATTCATCCCTTCATGAGCACCCCTCTGAATCTAGGCTCCCACTTCCGTCACGGTCATATGAAGCCTGAGAAGCTCTCCAACCGCCCCGAATTGACCTTCGACGAATATGGCAAGGCAGCCGCGATCTGTGGCGAGGAATACTTGGAGAGCTTATGTGCTTCCACTGGCGCCGTGAACATTGGTGTCTATGAAGGCAACCTAGTCCTCAAGTACAAGTGGCAGGTCAGCAACATCGACTAATTAGCGGCTATGTTCGTTCAAACCTCGCCTCGGTTATGCCTCGCTGATTTCTGTGCCATTTTGCTTCCAGGGTATTGTCCTCAGTCGTCATGATGAATATCGGGATGTTGCAACTGTGATTGACATCACAGACACAGCAGATTATGGACGTCTCTCTGACACAGCAAGTGACCTCATCCTCCTGTTGGCCAACATGGTTTACAAGTTCCATTTGCCCCTCAGGGATGTACGGGAATGGTTGATTTACAGCACACCTGCACAACAGCAGAACAGCAGCAGCACCTACAGCACAGTCCCTGTGTGCGACGTTGATTGGTACCTCCCCCAGAGCATGGAGTGGCAGCTGGTGGCCGGTGGTGTAACAGAGCTCCTGGAGGAGACAGCAGAGGCACAGGTGGTAGAGATGTATGAGGCAGCAATCAATGCTCTTATCAACCGCTTCCCCACTTGTCCCGCTATTGAGACCAGCAGCAGTCTGCTCAACTTTGGTATGTATTTGGATGAGATAGAGGAGATATGCTCTATGCTGGAGTCTCCCAAGGTGGGAGAGCCCCTCACCCCTCTGGGGTTCTCCACTGCTGCTGATAGCATCTACCCAGTGTTCAAGCTGAAAGAGGTTGTGCCAATGCCAGAGTCTCCCTTTGTTGAGGAGAACCTGCCTGCTGATGTCAAGTCCTTCCTGGATAGTTTGTTTCAGAGCTGAAGGGCTTATCTATGGCTTGTTATGTGCCTTATTCGTGTAAATACCTTATCAAAATAGCAAGTTGTTATCTGGAGATTCGTATGAAGTCAGTGACTATGTAGTTGTTATGTTGGGGTCTTATAGCAATACAGAGTAATAGGCCTTGAGCAGGTTGTTGATACTGAAATGCCTATCAGCGCTGAGCAGCTCGAAAATCGGCTAAGTCCACTGACTGCAGGCCACTAGTCGCGAGTAGTTACCGACTTAGCATATTCCCAATTCACTGGATCTAGATACTTTTTTCAGTAACAATGGTCTCAATACTAGTTTCCGTATCCAGAAATTCAGCCCGAGACTCTGGAGCATTTCTGAATTTCTGAGCCCAAGATTCACGGTGCATTCAAGCCCCGCGACTTTCCCCCCCAATTTCTGGGCGCCCCCGCGGAGAAACTGTTACCATTTCTCGGTATCCACAGGATTTCTGATAGGCATTTGGGTATCGCGGACACCCTGTTACTTGTTTTCATAACCCACTCGCTATACTAAACCTACTATCGCGTACATTCCTCTTAGGCTCTCGGGTATCGCGGACACGATGTTACTGGTTTTCATAACACATTCGTTGTACCTAACACCATACCTATAACTCGTTATGTTAAACCCGTATCATCGGGAGATGTCCTTTTCATCCCCGCACCAACTTAGCCGCAGCCACGTTCAATGTTCGTACTACCTTCGCAATATGAAATAGCATATTGGACATTATGAGAATTCCCTATATAAATTGTATAATGCCACCCTGTTATCCTAAGGTAAGTTGGGTGTCCGGGTTACCAGATAAAGTAAGACGATCCACCATATCGCTAAGCAAAGCAAGGTAAGTGAATCACTAGCGAATCAAGGTAAGCTAATCGCTAGCGAAGTAAGGTAAGCAAATCGAGGTAAGCTAATCGCTAGCAAATTAAGGTAAGTGAATTGAGCTAAGCGAATCGCTAGCGAATCATGGTAAGTGAATTGAGGTAAGCGAATCGCTAGCGAATCAAGGTAAGCTGGAAACTGGAATAAATCATTCTCACAGATCCTGAATCCAAATTTTCCATCAATATCATAGTATACATGACATACGCCAAATCCGCGCTTTTGAATACGCTGACATCCAAAAACAAAGCCCGTCGCCATGGTGGTGCGTCTAAGCAGATTTCACTGTCATCCTTATGGAAAGAGAAAAGTGGCTTCATGCTTCAAGTATTCAGCCTCTTGATAATTCAGCTCGGCATCACTTTCCTGGTAATGTATCAGCTAAGTGCCCTCCCCCAGTTCACCCAGCTCGTAGATAAGTACGAACTTGCCTTCTTTCTCGCAACATTCATCGGCCTTCTTCTGCTCATCATTATCCTCGCATTTGTCCCCATGCCCATATATTTAAAACTGATTATCTTCACGCTGTTCTCGTCAATCCTTGGCATGGTCTTCGCTATAACTAAACGCTTCGTATCTGAAGATCTCGTCAAAGTAGCTCTCATAGGCACGATCGCAGTTTTCGTAGTCATGTTTTCGTTCGGCCTTATCACACGTCTTATCGGTTGGGATCTAGGATGGCTCAGTGGCTTCTTACTAACCGCTCTACTGATTGTTTTACTTTGGGGGATCGTGCTCATGTTCATGGACGCCTCTAAAACCATGCAACGGATCAAAGCAGTAGTCGTCATATTGCTTTTCAGCATTTTCATCATATACGATACTAACCAAATTCTACAGCGTAACTATATGGGCGACTTCGTCACGGCTGCACTTGATTACTTCTTAGACGTCATCAATATATTTGTTAATATACTTGCAAGTGGAGACTCGTAATTCCAACATAAGAAAAACACATGTTTACATTACACAGATACTAGATAGTACATTTAGTAATCCGTCACGCGCTCCAAGTTTTCTAACAAACTCCCGCTCCCGTTCCCACTGACACCTCCTGATTGCAAAAGTACAAAGCATACATAAATTCCAATAAAAACATGTTTGCACTTCAACTGCTCAACATATATCTAAACAAGCTCTCTCTCATCCAATAGAACAACATCAACTCCCACTTCACTAAACATGTCCATAGACACTCTAAATTCCTCTCCCCATCGTGGATGCGAAAAATCTGGTGGCATGCTCACCACCCCTATAATACCAGACTGAATCAACGCCCGCGCGCAACCACTGCACGGGAACATTGTAACAACAGCGATAGCACCTTCCACCGCTACACCATGACGGCATGCGTTGTACAGCGCATTGGTTTCACTATGAACCACATAGTAGTGTTTCGAAGGGTATCGCCACCGTTCATCTGTTTCCTTCATTTTTCTAGGAATACCGTTGTAACCACAACTTAGTATTTGCAAGCTATTGGGAGCTAAAAGGATGCATCCAACCTTCTTGTTCGGGTCTTTGGAAAACATATCCGCTTGTATCTTCGCCAGCTTCATAAACTTAACCGCCTTCTCCCGCAAAATCATAATGGCTGTTGAGGTAAATAATTACATAAACTTTAATATAAGAAACGCATGGTCACACCACCAGAACCAGACGAGCTTGAGGAACCTGTGTCTTCATCCCCTAATGATGATGAGCATTCCGAGTCTGATAAACCATCAAATGAAGAAATTTCACAAATAAATAAAAAATCAAAACCTAAAGTTTCTTTCAAAGTTCCAATTGCAAAGTTGATCCAACAAAGCGAACAAAAGTATAAAAATGCTCGTAAAGAGTTTTTGCCCCCAGATCGTCCTCTTGACTTGTATTCAGATACTACATTCTCAATAAAACCAGAAAAGATTCCTCTAGTCGTGGAAACTCTAACAAAACTAACAACAAAAATAGACAATATTACAAAAACCGCAAAACTGGATCCGACAAAGGTTGACGACTATATTTCAAATATAAAGAATGACATCAAAACTATTCAAGACCATATAATGCCAAGGAGAAGAAAAGTAATATAATGTGTGGAAAATAAATAAGACTATATTTAAATTAAGATGAAGAAGGAAACCGAAATTGAAGATGTGACTAAATCTATATTGAGTCCTCATTCAAAAGCATCATTGGAAAGAATATTTGCTTATCAAAGAAGGTTTCCCAAACATGAACGAATACTATTGCGTGAAATCAACGCCCTTTTTGTGAAATCCGCTAAATCAGATAGTTCATACTTCGAGAAGTATATTACAAACAATATTGATTATAGTATTTTCAAAAATGCAGTAACTAGTTTTCTTAAAAAAGGAATCAATAATATTGAAAAACCTATTAGTGATAAAAATGCTAGACTAATAGATTGTATTTATAAGAGTTACGATTTACAAAACACTGTTAAATTAAGTATCAAAAATAAATCATCATTGTCCGAATTCTTTCAGCACATATCTATTTACGTTGCAGGACTTCCGGCCTCAGAACTTGTACCACAATATAATAATAAGTCACACATATCTAATTTACCACGGTGCGTGCCACAGCCAAAGACACCTATAGAACAGGTTACACAACCCGATGTAACAGTGACACATCCTCCTAATAAAAAGCTTGATACACAAACTGATGTAACAGTGACACATCCTCCTAATAAAAAGCATGATACACAAACTGATGTAACAGTGATACATCCTCCTAATAAAAAGCATGATACACAAACTGATGCGACACTTGCACTCACTACTAACAAGAAACCGGTGAGGAAAGTTGCAAATATAATCACAAAGGCTACAAAACGGTCACGAGTCGAAGACGACGTTGCACTTGACACAAATTCAAAAAAAGCTAAGGTTTACGTTGATATTCCCGATAAACATAAGCAAAAACATAAACGAAAAACAACCTCCAAAAAAGCACGTAAACGTATAATAGATGAACAACGAACATCTTATTCGTCACAAACAGATTCTCCACCAGAAGATGAAGCTACAACGGAGTCCCGAACAGAAGCACCTCTAGTTACTCATCCAGACGTTTCTCGCAATGAAGAATATGTCAACATTGATGAACCCGATGCTGAAGAAGTTAATGTTCACGAGGAAAGCGAACCCATAATTGACGATAACGATATTCCTACACCAAAGAACTTTAAATCTACTGATAATGATGCTATGTATCCGAGGAGGTTTAAGGCAAGCCCTATGAGAGAACCTTTAATTCGGAGGGAACTTCCTGATATTGTCGATTTTTTAAAAGGTGTGAACTTTGGATTGGATGTATACCATAACAATCTCATAGATAAAGAGCCAAATATATCTACTATTTTTCGAAAAAACCTTAAAAGTGATATCGCACTCCTCGACAAACAACTATCACTTCCCGTCAATGAAAGAACTATTCCCAAGGGTACGTATGATAAATATCAGAAGCTACACAAAGCTCTCACTAACAAACGGTACGTTTAACAAAATGCCAATACCAAGGTAACTACCTGATACAGTATCATATTGATCCGTGAATTCGTACACACGCCCTTGATACTTATCCTTTATCTCGTCCCAAAATTGCTGAACACCAGGACATACACTACTCACAATATCATGGAACACTATAATTTTGCTCATACCCGATAACGTGTCAAAGTCATCCTTCACCCCTTGGTATGTATGGTCTCCGTCTATCAATAATAAGTATATTTCCATAGAAGGATACTTTTGCTTCAAGTCATATGATGTACCATGTACAAATTCGCACTCATCGCGTTCCATAATGTACTTATGTAGTATACCATCAAACGGGGTTTTACTGCAATCCACTGTTTTTCCAATGTCAGCGATATCCACAGCATAACTCTTTATCTCAGTATTTCTTTTGCGCAAGAACTCATGGGTGAATATGAATGTTCCTCCTGCCGCAACTCCAATCTCTACATAGGTCTTTATAGGGTATGTTCTAATAAAATCGATGTACTTGGCAAATTGGTTTGGGTACTGCCATAATCCTAATCCTTTTCCACAATAAGCATGTAATTCAGTTGGAAATTCGTTGTATTGCCAACCTTTATATGGAAAAAGTCCACACTCTTTGACTTTATCTTCTAAATCAGCTACGTTAATGTCAAACATTATGTTTTCAAGTACATTCATTTTATACACACGCTATAAAAATAAAATACCTGAACCTATTTAACAAAGATCCTTTTAGAATGTTGGGAAGCTGATGTTATCAAGGGAAATCCACGTGTTGTTTCCGACAGCCACAGAAACAGATCCATCTGTTAATACACGGACTTCACCGAATGCGGATGTTGCCGAACAAACGAATATATGGTGATACACGGGGCGAAATCCGACTGGAAGTATGAATGCAGATACTCCTGCGTTCACGGTTCCGCTCCTCATCATACCTCGGAGAAATACTCTTCCAAAAACGTCCTTATAATATGCTGGTGGTGCGAACCCATTATCATAAGAAACCCATGAGTTTTGTAATGGCGCTGTTGTCCATGAAGGAGTGGCAAACGGTCCATTAATAGTTCCTCCAACGGTTAGGTTTCTGTTTGCATCCAATGTCATGGCAACAGCGCCATTGATATACCATAAAAACTGGCACCCATTCGGGACTGAAAAGTAAATTGTTCCTCCATTTATTCCTATAGTGTATGCGTGTGCAGTCGCCGAACCTGGAGATAACACGATCCTGTCGTTCGAAACCCCTGATGTTCCAATACCAGGTGCGCCTTGAGTGCCTACAGGGAAAAGTAAGCGCGAAGCACCAATAAATGAATTTACATCAAGTGTATATTGTGGATTATTCGTACCAATACCCACATTACCACCTGTAAAGTAGATGTTGGGGGATGAGGTAGTCCATTGGGAGCTGCTTGGAAGTCCGGTCAATCCCGCTCCATTACCTACAAAAGATGTAGCTCGTACAGTCCCTAACACGTCAAGTTTATGTGTTGCTGACGCAGTGGTTCCGACACCTACATTTCCGGTTGTGTAAGATATGTCATTACCCGTAGTTGTCCATTGAGATGATGATATTCCCGTTAATTGCGCTCCATTTCCGATAAACGCCGTAGCTTTAACTGTACCCGAAACATCCAATTTATAAGCTGGGACGGTTGACCCTATACCGATGTTTCCGACACTATCTATTCGCATTCGCTCTGCACCTTGGGTTTCAAAGGTAATAGACCCGGTTCTCTTGTTTGCTATGAAGAAGTTGCTTTGAGAAAAGACACCGATCTCAGAGTTAACGCTACCTTCATTGCTTGTAAAACTGAGTTGGGTGTAATCCGAGCCAACCAGCGTATTCTGAATGATGACTTTGGGGGATGCGCCAGCTACATGAACGCGATCACCGGGTGTTGTGGTACCTATGCCAATGTTTCCGCTTAATTGAATCAAAGGTGTCTGTGGGAATATGCCGCTGTTTACAGCCGATGTTCCAGTGGTCGAAGACTCAGTCACCGTAACTTTGGCAGTCGCACTTTGAAGCACCCGTATGACGCATGTGAAGTTGACGGAGCTCGCTGTACCAGCAACCCTTACTAAACGCAATGTTGTTGTCGTGCTATTTACGCAAATGTCGACTCCCCAATCTTGGGTACCACCAAACGCTCCCGATGTCGCCAAGGGGTTTAGTCTGTAGAATGTTGTGTTGACAGTTGTACCTGCCACAGGAACGATATAGGTTCTCGTCTCAGATGATCCCGTTTCGCTATGAATAACGTCCAGGTGAATCGTATATCCACCGTTGGTTGCGGATATGTCACATATGTTCGTGAATGCGTTCACTGTTGTAGCTAATGCTTTGTTATAGGAAGCAATCAACATGTTATCTGATACCACGACATTAGATGAGAACCTCGCTGTTCCGGTTACGTCAAGAGTGTATGATGGATCTACCGAGCTTCCCACACCGATCTTGGTTACCTTACTCGGAAAAACATAGTTCGAAGTATTCACTTGAATCTTCTCAAAAAGAACCATCTAATATATGCACCATACATTTCCTGGCTTAAAAAATTGACATAAAGTATCTACGATACTTATTGTCAAACAAACAAGAAATGTCGTATATTGAAGTATTTGCAGGCGCAGGTGGTATGTCTGTGGGTTTGGAGAAGGCGGGATGGACACCGATATTGCTCGTGGACAACGATAAGAAGTGCATTGATACTTTGAAACTCAATAATGCTCTATTTCCAAACTGTGAAATTAGGTGTGAAGATGTAACCAAGTTGTCACTGGTAGAATACAAAGGACGATTTGACTTGCTTGTAGGCGGCGTACCGTGTCAGAGTTTTAGCCAAGCAGGCAAGCGGAAAGGTTTGGCCGATGCTCGCGGGAACCTATTTAACGACTTCATTCGCCTGGTGGATGAATCCGAGCCAAACGCTTTTTTGATAGAAAACGTGGAAGGCTTGACCACACACGATAACGGAGAAACGTTTAGGGGAATTGTCGACCGTCTCAAGCGTACAAGTACCAACGGTATTGAGTACAAAATAACCCACAAATTGCTTAATGCCAATGACTATGGCGTTGCTCAAAAGCGGAAGCGTGTGTTTATTGTTGGGATACGGACGGATCTTCCCGATGACGAATTCACATTTCCCCAACCCTTACCTCGTAAACCTGTGCTACGAGATGCCTTGCAAGATGTACCCGTATCTCCGGGTGTGAGGTACCCTGCTGCTAAAGTTGCTGTGATGGAGCACGTGCCACCAGGTGGGTGTTGGGTGGATCTTCCCGAAGACGTGAAAGTTTCTTATATGAAGAATTCGCTCCACAGCGGAGGTGGCAAGCGTGGCATCGCCCGTCGTATTGCTTGGGATGAGCCATGCCTAACACTCACTACAAGCCCATGCCAAAAGCAGACTGAGCGATGCCATCCAGACGAAGCCCGACCTTTTACGGTTCGCGAATACGCGCGTATCCAATCCTTTCCAGACAGCTACAAATTTGCAGGATCCGTCGCAAGTCAATATAAGCAGATAGGCAATGCAGTTGCTTGTGAGGTGGCATACCATGTTGGAAAAGAGCTTCTCAAGGTTATTCATTCACCATCGCCTTCCCCATGAATTCTGCTGCCAGGTCATCTATAGACGGCTCCTTAATCCACAGGGTGCGAACAGCAGCCATCACGTCATCGAAAATGTTGTACCCATACACCATGGTCAACAGTTGGTCACCAGTGGCAACGGTGACGCCGGTGGTTTTGTCCGAAACCATCTTTCCTTTCTTATCGTTGATGATTCCAAGTACAGCAGTATAACCACCCGCTTGTTGCTTTTGCAATTTACTCATCACGGCCGACTTTGATGAGGAGTTCATGGTATTGATTTTGTTTTTCAGTTCGATGATGATCTTCTTCTCTTCGTTCTTGATGTCACAGCCCGTCGTGTCGCCGACCCCCAAATTCTCCCAACCAGGCGCATCCCCCAGGATCCGCTGCCAGAAATCGCCCAAATGATGCGAAATGCTCCTTTTCAAATTTACAATGGTGTTCACTTCATCAATAGAAAGCGGAATATTCCGGCGCCGCAGCTCCATCTCCAATATCACGCACATAAGCGGATCGTCGTCATGACATACATACGGGGTGTTGACGATCTTCTCCCGCAACCAATCGATGTGTTTTGTCAGGTCTACCATTTTCGCAAGCCATGCGAGGGAGCCCATCCACTGGTCATTTTTTCCATTTTGATCGGTAAAAAGCGACATTTTGCAAATGGGGGTCAAAAATACACGGTATCCCGTGTACGGGTGCTATTATTATAGATTGTATACCTGTCCATATATAGGTTTTTCACTATTCGATAGAGATCCCCCAAATTAACAAACACCTCCTCTGCGTTATCGTCTATGATAGGCCGTTGGAACACCTCCTTCAATCGTTCTTTTAAGCTTTCACAAACAACAATCGCTGGCATATTGAGTTAACTGAAATCCCACTCCACTCCTTAAGTTTATGGTGTTTTACATTTTACGCAAAAGTTGGATATAGTCTTTTTTATTGTTTACAGGCATCGCTTTCTGCCCTAATACACGTTGTATAGTTGCTATCATCTTATTCAAATCGTTCTTACATTGTTTGAGGTAACAATCTATCAATTCACTCATACCAGTAGAATTGATCACTTCCTTTTTATGCTCTTCAAGCTTTTTGATGTACTCTTGATAACTCATTTTGTTATTGGCTACTTTGGCCAACAGTCCGTCGATGTACTTTATGGATTTTTCTTTTTGCTTAACCACAGCCGTGTATTCTTGCTTGCATTTAGTTTGCTGGCACTTTTTCATTATATTTGTTGTTGGCGTGGGCATATATGTTCTAATAGGAAATAACAAAAAGAAGGCCAAAACGTATGTCTTGGCGGGTGGCATGAAGCAGATTAGGAGTACATGAAGGGTGGCAACGGGATGTTATGGACTTGGAGGTCGTTCACAAACCGAGTGTCGTACATGAGATAGTGAGAGCCGAAGAAGCTGTGGAGCTCATTTAACCGGGTGATTTTGATATCGGGGGTCGGGGCAGCGTGGTACGCCCGAATCATCTGGTTGAATTGCTGGCGCACGACGGCCATGGACGGGACATCCGTCACCGGTGCCGCGACTGGGGCACGGCAGAGGGGGCAAGTACGCGCCTTTTGGAGCCATGTTGTGATGCATGTGGGATGAAAAGCATGCCGACAAGGCAGATCATGGCAATCGGACGCGGACGCAAGAATTTCAAAGCAGATAGCGCACTCCATTGTGACGGTTCATATTATATACCACCCCCTACACCATGATCATTTTTTTGGGAATTGCAACATTTCAGTCACATTTTTGCAAGGTACATAAGGGTTTGGCGTCAGATGGATACGTTACAATCACATTGACAATGTGTTCCAACCCGGATTACGATCTGGAGGCGTACGAACGGAGCTTGGATGATTTCGTCACGAAGGAATTTGAAACTCCAACAATTGATGAAGCCGTCAAGCTTCTTCCCGTTTTCAACGACCTCCTCCAAAAGCAATCATTAGAGCATTTGGAACTTCACCGTTTGCTTGCTAAACACAAGCTTTCAAAGTACCGGAAAAATTCATTCCTTATCCAATCACTATGCCTCCTGGTGGAAAGTCAACTCCTTACTTTTGCACAAGAGGAACACCTTCGGAACTTGCTAAAGATCAAACGTGGTAAATCACATTCTGGTATATTATCTATTACCGTTTTTACCTCACCATACCCTTCGTATGTGGATGGCAACGGTGTAATGCGGGAACAACGATTCACATGCAATTGGAATTGTCATTATTGCCCGAATGAACCAGGACAACCGCGATCGTATCTTAAAGGAGAGCCCGGTGTTCTTCGTGCAAATAGATATGGTTTTGACGCGTGCAAACAAATGTGGGGGCGCCTCCTGTCCTTGTATAGCATAGGACACAAAACACGCGGTGCAAAGCTCGAAGTATTGATTTTAGGAGGCACATTTACATCGTATCCAGTTCCATACAGAGAACAATTCATAAGGGACTTGTACTATGCCGCCAACACTTTTCACGATAAGATCAAGCGCCCTCGTTTGGAGCTACGCGAAGAAATCAACATCAACAAAGACGCAGAGTGTCGGATCATCGGCTTGACAGTCGAATTCCGTCCAGACTGTATCACTCGTCAGGAGCTGCTTAGATTGCGGTCGTATGGGTGCACACGAGTCCAACTTGGTGTCCAACATATAGACGACGACATTCTCAAAGCGATCAATCGCCAATGTACTACGGAAAGGTACAAGAAGAGCCTCAAACTTCTCAAAGATGTGGGTTATAAGGTCGACATCCATATCATGGCAAATCTTCCTTTTTCATCTCCCGAACGTGACAGAGTGATGATGATAGATCGTCTTCTTGGATTGAAGCAACCAATTACATGTGAGCGCCGAGGCGATGTGGAATGGGAGGAGTACAAGATAAGCGAGCCGGACTTGAGTGCCGATCAGTGGAAGCTATATCCATGTGAAACCGTACCGTACACAGAGATTGAAAAATGGTACAGAGAAGGATCATACGTCCCATATCCAAAAGAAGACTTGTACCGCTTGTTGTACGACACGAAAAAAGCGATGTATCCTTGGATACGTTGTAATAGGATAATACGCGATATTCCAAAAGGCTACATTATAGCATCAAGCGATGATCCAAATACCGGGCAGATTCTTCTTGATGATCTTCGCGCAAAGGGCGATATATGTATGTGTATCCGTTGTCGCGAGGTAAAAGAAAAAGAATGGGATGGTAAGTATACATTAAGGGTGCGTCATTATCATGCATCTGATGGTGATGAATACTTCGCAAGCGCCGAGTCCGAAGATGCTCTCACTCTATATGGATTCCTACGATTGCGTTTGCGTTCAACGCACGGTGCTGAGGTTGCTGATGCCATTTTCCCCGAACTCGAAGGGTGTGCTTTGATACGGGAGCTTCATGTGTATGGTAATATGAATCCGGTTGGGAATCACGGGGATGGTACTAATACCCAACACAAAGGCATCGGCAAAGCCCTCTTGACATTAGCCGAAAGCATTGCAAATGACAAAGGATATAAGGCGCTCGCGGTCATTGCTGGCATCGGTGTCCAACGTTATTATGAAAAGTACGGATATCATAACGATTCCGAAGGTCAAGGTGACTATATGATCAAATATGTTTAATGATTTTTTATACTTTGTATGTAAGCATATTGTATGAGGTTGCCGATAAGTCCACTCCTTCGCCAAGCGGTAGCAACTTCAAGCCAAGTCTCACCATTAGCATCAACAACAACTAAGAAAACCCAATTTGATCTTTTGTCTATAAAACGATTAAACGACCTAAACAATGGGGAAGGAAAGTTTATTTATACACAATATGGTGAAGCGAACTCAGCAAATGCCTTAGGCGTTATACGCACAGACCTTCCAAAAGGATTTGATATGAATAAAGGGTACATCATAATGAAACAAATAGGGTATGATGAAGATAATGTGTTTATCGTTATTGATACTCAAGGTATAGCATACAATTTCTTCGATATTTTCACGTGGTATACCCATGAAGATGTACCCGTTACAGATGATGTTCTAAAAGGCTCCTTTTCATATAACGATTCAAAACGTGTTGCGGAAATGCTGAATAAATATCAACTTGCAACCTTCCTTGCAAATGCTCCAACTTTACAAAACATAAGTACGATCCATTTTAATGCTAATCAAAATCCTTCTATCCAGGTTGATTTATATAAACCACGTTCCGTTTTTACGGGAGGAAGGGCATCCATCAAAATTGGAAGTAAGACGTACAAATTATACATTAAAAAGGACAAGACATATGTACCACTTCAATCCTTACTGAAAAATATGTAATATGTAATGCAATTTGCGGTAATGTACCTTTTTATACAAATAAAAATACCCTTATTTTTTTCTTTTTGGGATAGGTACCCCCCCTCCCCCCTCACAAATTAACCAAGAGCATATATGCGATAACTCGTGTTTTTACCGTTAAATAATATATTGATATAAGTGTATTACTCACTAAATAACCAAATGCCGGTAAAACATACTTGCGAAATTTGCCAATATGAAACTGATCGTAAATCCAACTATACTCGTCACTTAAAAATACACCATAACAATGATGATACCGATAAGTATAATGGCACTGATTGTTTGTATTGTTACCAGAGCTTTTGCAACAAGTATGTATGTAGACGACATATGGAGCAAAGATGTAAACATCGACCTCCAGCTCAAAATGTAGGCCTTATTCCTCCTGATGTAACCCATTCTCCTCCTGAAGTAACCCATTCTCCTCCTGAAGTAACCCATTCTCCTCCTGAAGTAACCCATTCTCCTCCTGAAGTAACCCATTCTCCTCCTGAAGTAACCCATTCTCCTCCCGAAGTAACCGAGGTAATACGCGGGCAAAACATGTGCTTGAAATGCAAGAAATGCTTTACACAAAGCTACAATCTGAAGAGACACTTTCCTAAATGCAAAGGAGTATCGGAATCACTTCAATGTTGTAAATGTTATCAGTTATGTCAGTCGAAGCAACATAAGTATAAGCATATGAAAAAGTGTGAAGGATTGAAAGTACATTCTATTGTACCTATACCTGGTACATCTGACGTCCAAGTACTATCAACACCGATAACAAATACCAACACCACTAATAATATAAATAATATTCAAGCTCATAATGTTCAAAATGCACAAGTGATGTATAACACCCATGTATACATAAACAATTATGGCTTCGAGGACTTATCGTACATTACTAAAGAAATGTTGGACAAAAGGTTGAAGGAAGTTGGTGGTACAGGTGTTGCAAAACTAATCATTGACGCACATTTCAATCCAAATAAGCCTGAAAACCATAATATCAGGATTAATAGCAAAAAAAGCAAGACGGTACGGGTGAAACAAAATGAGCATTGGGGAATCCGCGCAAATTCGGATATATTGGATACATTGATGCGACGCTATACCGATATGTTGAAGTCAAGGTTATGGGAGGATAATTTTGCAGAAACATTAAAGTACAGCGAGGATTACGACCAAATACAAAGCGATCTCCGAAACATAGACAAAGATCTAAACACACAAAAATACTATGCTATTATACACAAAATTCTAGCAGCGATGGAGGAGTTGGAATTGCATTACGCACGTAAGATGGCCGCAATCCAGTAAATCAAATAACGATACAAAGTGTCGGATCATATCCGGCTTCATCATATTTATCATATCCATATTGATTGCTCATAACAGTAGTGTCTCCTATCTTTTTAGTGGTTGAATAATGATCGTGACCATAAAACCAATACTTTATGGTTTCATTATATTCTTTTATCAGCTCGGAAAGATCGGATGCAAAAGCCGATTTTAGTTCAGATCCGGCATGTTTCGGGTGTCCCAGGCTCATCAAAGGGGCATGATGAGTCAAAACAACCACCTGCATACCCTTCAACCATGCTTCACATACCTGTTGTTTAATCCATGACACATTTCTATAGTATACTTCATTACATTCTCCAATTCCCCACTTTTGAATCCGCATAAAATCTGAAATGCAACTTCGAATGTTCCAAGCTTCACTCGTATCTATCTCCGACCACAATGTTGTACCTATGAATCGGATGTCACCACAATCATATAATGATTTTTCCATGAACGATACTTTGTGTTCGCCAATGCATGCATTAACCTCTGAACAAACCTTTTGAATCTCGTTCACAGTAGCCTCTATTGTTTTTCCGTATGCCTCGTGATTTCCCATAACGAGAAGAGTTTGTTGCTTGCATCTTTGAGCACAGTCCATCAGAAAACTCTTGAATGAAGCATCGCGTGGACATCCGATGTCACCGCACAGACAAATGATGTCCGGATCAGGTTCCGATACCGGAAAGAACGCGTCAATACCCGGGTATTCATTCATCTTCTCAAGATGCACATCGGATATAAGCTTTATTGTGATCATTTTCATTTAAATGTAATAATAACCTTATATATGTATCGAATACATAACAAGTTAATACATGCAATCAACCTCTATTACTGATCTGCCACATGAGATGATCCGGTATATATATGACATGCTACGCCCCAAAGAAAAACTATGTTTTCATCTTGCCATGCCAAAGCAATACAATCTTTTGTCAAAAGAAGATACGTACTTAGCATTGATAGATTCCAAAGAGTATCAGGGGTACCTCAAACTCATGACAAAAGAACAATTTATGGCCTCTCGTGTTTTCAATTTCATGCTATCTTTCTTACATGATCCCGTCGTTTGTGATGTTATTCAACAATTCGGTATTAACGTATGTGATATTGCGTAAAAAAATACGTTTTCTACTTTAGTAAGAGACATACGTAATACGCTACGGTCGAACAATGTAGAGGCATTCAATGTGATCGTCAAATCGGAACAAGTACAATCATATTTCATCAATAAATACGAAGCTACCAATTTAATAAGATTATGGGATATTATCATGGAATGTGCCTCAGTCGACTGTTGGAATATATTATTTGAAAATGATGTGATATATAATTATCTTTGTGATCCAGAAAATTTAATCAATAATACCCTGTCAAATATTGTTTTTGGTGGCAATGAACCACTTCTCAAACATTTTGTTGATAATGTGTCAACCCATCCGTTTTACGCACATTGTGTGTCAAGCTTTATAGAAAAAACCTTGATACATATATCACTGAGCGAAAAAATTAAACTGATACTCAAGTATATTTATGTTAGTCCATCAACGCTTTGTGTACTTATTTCACACCATATTACCAATGCCAACTTCAAAGTGGCCGAAATATACATGAACCATCTCAAGGGAACTAACTAAAATTCAAAAAAATGAATGCCAAAGTTATTACGGAATCCATGAGTCCTGAGAAATGAATAGATATACGTTCAATTGTGGTTCTATACTTGCATCTATATGCGTTGCAATTGCGGTTGGCATATTATATGCAGTGAGAGTGCTGATGTACAATGAATTCATCTTCATCCTTATCCTTAGCCTTGCAGTCATGGGATCTTCATGTATCTCACTGTGTATGTCTGTCTACATTGATTTGAGCAACAACACACGCAGTGCAATAATTGCCCCAATTTCAGCGCCTCCAACACAACATTCGATCACTGTCATTACACCCCAACAACACGATCAATTGATTAGCGTACCGTTGGATCAGAATGAAATGTTGTGTCTTGGCAAGGCAAGTGACGAGTTTGTCATCATCATCAACCCTTGTTATGAGTAAAAACCCAACAGACATTCCAAAAACATGTCATCTGTTTTACATAAGAAAGACACAATTACTTGGATAATATCCCAATTTTCCCTATCGACGTCCGGCTTTATAACGGAAAATATCTTATGGATATCACTGTCTTGTACTTCTTGGAGTTTATGAGGATCCGAATACAACGAATACATACCGGTTGTGGGCGACTTTATTGATTTCGTAGTGATAAGCTTTTGGGGTGTCCGCATACGTGTTTGGGTGACCATCCTTTCTTGTCTTATGCTGGCAGGCAGATGTGCTGTCGCCGACCTTTGCGGAGGTGGCGCCATCGCGGTTGTGGCCTTGAAGTGGGAACGACTTGCTGTACCTTTCGTGACAGGGGCACCAATAGTCGCACCACCACCGCCATCTATTTGCAAATCATCTTTGCTCAACGCTTTCGTTTCCACCAGCTCAGTGTACAATCTCACCTTTTCTTCATACGCTTTCTTGTTGTTCCTTGTACAAAGCAGTATTCTCGTATTCAGTTCGCTATTAAATCCCGGTACTATCACACTCACCCGTTGTGGCGTTTTGCCTTCAAAATGTTTCAGGAACCCACGAATATCTTCGGCAGCGGAGATCCCGTTTGCATTCGCAAGTAAAGTATTAAAATCACCGCCTACTCTGAGTACATGCATGATCTGGCTAATAAATGTAGCTGCATCAAAAGACGGTAGGATCAAGTTTGTGTGGAAAAATTCGGAGAAGGCTTTGAGGATGTCTTGGGCACGGGCGACAGAAACAGCATCCGAGTCCAACTCTGCATACAAAGCACGTATATGTTCCACGTTTCGGTCACTGACATCCGTACTACGAAGGACATCCGCAACACTGAAATAATACATTATAAATGACCATTCTACCATGCATTCATAAATGTAGATGTTATGAATGCTCCTATGAACTGAATGGTTGATGATGGGGTTTGCAAGCTTCCTGTAAAGCGCCAAAGCCGCCTCAAAATCCTTGGAGTTCGCACTTAAATCTGCTTGAATTATCTGTATGCCTCTTACGTAATCTGTAAGGCGATCATACATTGCCCGAACTGCATGGCGAATCTCAGTTTTCATACTTTGTTCAAACTTCGCGGTGTCTACTGGCAGGTTATAGAAGCAAAGACGCCGTCTGCTTGGGGAATGCAGTGATACAGTGCGAATAGCGTGCACATCGAGCGCCCGGCACAAGGCAAATGACATCCTATCGTTAGTTATAAACACGCTGTTCTTGCGGATTTTGCATGAAATGATTTGTAGTTGGTCACCGATCCGCTTGAGATCAAAGAGCATGCCTGCTAAAATGGTACGGGCTTCCCCGCTGGTGTGAACGCTACTGAGAAACCCTCGGTCGATGTTGTAAATCTCATGCAGAACGTCTAAAAGGTCACCAAGAACGTCTCGCTTACGTTTTTTCCCTTTTTGCTCACCACCAGCTCCGCTGTCATCTGCGAGCGCCTCCAATATTTTTTTATATAAAGTAAGTTTGCGGTTTGTTTGAGACGTATATTTTGCAACATAGTCCCGTAGATTAATGACATTCTCTATGGTCTTCTTCCCGAACTTGAAAGAATATCGCATTTCAATACCATTTATAGTAACATTTTCCAACATGAATACATTCTCATTCTTTTTAGCTACAATGTTCAACCCAGGATCGGCTGAATTTGTTACGCAATTGTCGGACTCCACAACATTCGTACCTCTGTCATATAAAGTAGTTCCATCAAATAAGATACGTCCTTTACTCCGACTCCCTTTCATCTTCACATCACATAGAACGGATTGATTGATAGCATTAACATCTGTCATGAAATTGATGTCTTTCAAAGAATCGTGGATCACAGTGCCCAACCATATCTTGAATGGCTCGCCAGCCAAGTCTTCCGTAGGCAATGTAATCTCATACGAGTTTTGCGATATCCTGGAGTTTATAGATTGGAGAACTGGGAATTCATACATGCCAATATGCTTCAGTATCTCGTCCTCTATATCACTTTCCCTGGTGAAAGAACCCACTGCATGCGCTTTAACCCATGATTCATAGAACTTATTTGTTTTAATGTCCCTAAAATCATGCTTTGTGTCATTATAAGACAGTATCTGTATGAGGGACATATCTTTCTAACAACATAGCATATAAATAACGTATCAAGCCTACGAATACTTATAGAACTCAATTATGTCATGATTAGATGGATCTACAAAGGCCAATTGCTCACATTCATCTTTGTGAAAGATATCTTTATACACGAAATATGGCAATATGAAAACAGCCAGGTAAGCCGAATACGTGGCAATGAAGATCTTATCATGATGTGGCATCGGAATTCTTTGTTTCATATAGACCTTATTCTCACTGTCGAACACATCTTTCGTTAACGTGGCTCTTTGGACGTGTTTCAACTTCCGCACTAAGCCATACGAGAACGCACCAAGACAGTACCGTATCCACATTTACACCCCCTTTGCATCTTGTCTTTATAACATAAAGTATATAAACAGAGGAAAGTTGGCATATATAGGAAAATGACAAAAATCTGTTTTGTAACTGCTATCACCGGCAACTATGAAATGACGGCGAAATCTGTCTGTCCCCAAACCGTGATTGCGGATTTCATTGTATACACGGATTGCCCAGATACTTTGCAGTTGTGCCCCAACAGTCCTTGGAAGGTTTGTGATATTCGACCATATTGTACAGGAATCGCAGATAACAACTGCAATACTGATGCAGAGAACGACCCGAATCTCCGCAACGCATTGTGCAATAATCGGCATTCTTTCAATACAGCCAAAATCGTAAAAATGAACTTACATCGCCTTCCGGAACTGAGTAAATACGACATTGTTATATGGATGGATGCGACACTTGAACTCGTTTACCCACGCACGGCGGAGATCTGCAGGGACTTCATCGTGGCGGGAAGGAATATTGTTCTTTTTGAACATGAATGGCGTCGCGGATCGCTGGCGGCCGAAGTAAATGCCTCTGACTGGCAAAGATACACAAGTACGTTCTACTTCAATCAAGCGCAACCATTCCAAGATGTTCGTGGTCAATATGCACATTATTTGAAAGAAGGATTCGACGAGTCTTGGATTAAAAAGACAACTTGTGACCCTCGTGAACATCTTGGTGTCTGGATAACCTGCTTCATTGCATGGGATATGAGAAAACAAGAAACCCACGATTTTTTGAATCTTTGGTGGCTTCACAACCTTACATACACAACACAAGATCAGATAAGCTTCCCATACGTCTGTTGGAAACAACGCGTGATCCCTACGACTCTTCCGGATCGATCCATCGACGGTACTTTGATATATGGACGAGGACACGAACGTACTCTCTTTTACATAAAACACAATCATGGTTTGTGAAACACCAAAACATGTTTGGCGCCGCAAGCAAGCGAATGAAAGGTGATGTTTACATCATCATGAAGAAGGGTGTCCGAAGCGCATCTCCGGCCAAGTACATATGATGGATGGGCACCACAAGCGTCGACCCATCGGTCTCTTCTTCGAGGAACATCGTGATCGGTGCCCCGCTTTCCGAGAGAAAGCGCACTTGGAAGATCCGCTTGACAAAGCCATGATCCCGGGGAGCCTCAAGCACCAACTCAGCCCCCTGGAGAACGAAGTTGAAATATTGGGGCGTATCATGGGTAGCCATGGTGGCCACGCGGATCACCTGGGGATACGACGCGGTTGCAAAGAACTGAGCACAAGCCATTTTGACAAGGAATCGGGTAAACAATGTCCACTTCTTTTCATCATTTTTTTCAACAGATGTGTCATTTCACTACATATCAAGCAATCAATTCTCCTTCGGCTTTCATTTTCATCCTGTCTAAATCCTCCATGGCTGCCAGAATGCGATGGATGGCGGCGTAATAGTCTTGGGGGTTTTTCCGTTTGTCAATACTTGAAATATCTCTTTGTATTTGTTCAAAGTCACTTTCATACCGAAGCGACTTTTGAAAGTCTTTTTCATAGAGGCGTGATACCAACATGTCTTTGTATTTCATCATCATAAAATCCAGTACCTCGTCATTTGAACGTATACGCCACTCATTGTCTTGCTTTACACACATTGTTTTGTATTTCCGACTGTTAATTCTTACGTTATGGTTTTCTGGCTTATCCGGATGAAAGTGAACGTCAGTTACCAAGTTTCCTATCCCCTTTCCATGTAGCTCTTTTAGACGCCGATCCAACAACTCAGCTGTTATATGTGAAAGGTCTTCCGACCCAAAGTTATTTATATGGAAATGTATATTGTTATTGTTATTATTATTTACAAGGTTATGGGCGTTTTGAACAGTATTGGCGTTTATAACATTATGGGCATTTTGTATATGAGTATTATTGATTGGTACTAAAGTTTGATTGTTATCTTCGGAAGGAACAATTTCTCGTGATTCTGAATATTTACATGTCTTGATATGTTTTGACCTTGCTTGCCGTGTCTCAAACATCCTGTTGCATTGTGGACATTGCAACTTGTTTCCAGTACATTTTAACATATGCCTATGTAAATTGTCCTTTCGGGTAAAGACTTTTTCACACTTGTCACAAGCGAAAAAAGTATGGGGTACATGGTTGACATTTTGAGGAAGTTGGTTGACAATTTGAGGAAGTTGGTTGACAATTTGAGGGAGTTGGTTGACAATTTGAGGGAGTTGGTTGACATTTTGAGTAACTGGGCTGACATTTTGAGTAAGTTCATATTCTACATTTTGTTCGCTTTTATGTCGAGAATTGATGTGGCGCTTCAAATTAAATGATTTATTAGTGCTATACTCGCAAAACGAGCAAGTGAGCCGGGAGCTCATTTTGTCTATTTATTACCATACATAATATCTTTATATAAT